TTAAAAACGCTGAGTTTGTTAGTTATGATTTTGACACGCTACGTCAAAGCATGGTTAATTACATGCAAACAAACTATGCGGAGGAATTCAACGATTATATTCAAAGCAGCGAATTTATCGCGTTGTTGGACTTAGTAGCTTACGTTGGACAAAACTTAGCGTTCCGCATGGACCTAAACGCTAGAGAAAATATTTTAGATACGGCAGAAAAGCGCGAAAGTGTGCTACGTATTGCACGTATGCTGTCTTATAAACCAAAGCGTGTTCGTCCTGCTCAAGGATTTTTAAAGGTTACAAGCGCAGTAACAACAGAACAATTGTTAGACAGTACAGGCGTAAACTTATCTAACAAAGTAGTGCAATGGGGAGCAGATCCTAGCGAGTTAGAATACGAACGTTTTGTACGTATTATGAACGCAGCATTTACCGATGTAAACAAGTTTGGCACGCCTGTTAAACGTGCAGTAAGCGAAACAGATTCTAACATATTCGAAGTATATCGCTTAAACAACCCTGCAACATTTGCTAACATGCCTATTAGTGTTACGGCAGACGGTATTAATTTAAACTTCGATTTATTACCAATTGATATTGATGCAAAGGGAGTATTAACGCAAACAGAACCAAGTTATGATAACGGCTTTACTGTTATGTATCGCAACGACGGCCGCGGCGTCGGCAGCACCAGAACGGGATTCTTCTTGTTAGCCAAGCAAGGCTATATTGCATCCACAACAGAAACTATTCTAAATCCTGTTGCAAACGCAGTGATTGATATTCCTAATTCCGGCAACGTAAGTGAAGAAGACTTTTATGTTCAAACAGTTGATGCAGCAGGCACAGTTATTAAATCATGGGACCGTATTAGCAATTTAGATTTTAGCAATATTGTTATTAATGAATTTGGTTCCGCAAACAAAGACATTTATGAAGTAATTTATAGTGACAATGACGTAACAAGTATTAAGTTTGGTGACGGCACATTTAGCAACCCTCCTACTGGTAATATTCGTGTTTGGTATCGCTTGGCAGAAAATCGTTTTGTTAGAGTTAAAGCAGGCGAAATTGCCGGGGTTAATTTTGACATACAGTATACAAACAGCGATAATCAAATCAACACATTGTCTTTAACTTTAGAGTTACAGGACAATATGATTACTGGCTTGCCTGGCGAAAGTATTGACGAGATCAAACAGAACGCACCCGAAGCGTTTTACAGTAAAAATAGAATGGTAACTGCCGATGACTATAACGGCTTTTTACCAACGTTAAACAATGACGTGCTAGTACTAAAAGCAGAAAACAGAACGTTTAGTGGACACAGTAGATATGTAGATTTAAAAGACCCGACAGGCAAAAGCCGTCCATTGGTCGAGTTTGCCGATGACGGGTTTTTATACAGAGATGAAAGCGTTAAGAATACTTTTGTCCCCGACAATGCAGCAAGAAGAACAGTTGATTTGTTAGACGAATATGTTGAGCGACAGTTAGGCGACCTGGGCTTGTTAAATTTTTATTATGGTCGTTTAAACTTAACTAATGTAGCAGGTGGCACCGGCGAGCCGGGCAACGGCGAATATGGACTGTTCCCGGTAGTTAACTCGACTAAAACAATTTATTACTCTACGTTAAGTTCTGTATTATCTGCAAGTGACATTATCAATTCACTGACAGTCGCCAGCATTAATACTGCTAATCCATATGACAATTTTGATACAACCGGGGGCTTGTTACAAATTGGTAACGAATTGTTGACTTACCAGTCGATTACAGGAAACACATTCATCGGCATTCAACGAGCACAATTTGGAACAACTGCGCAAACTTATGCCGCAGGAACACAAGTATATAAAGTAAGTGACTATCGTTGGAGAGTGGCTTACAAGGATGCTACCAGTAGCAACGGATACATAAGCGAATCTAATGCCAACGTTACTCCGCAAAAGCTAGGTTACACTACCGGCGGCGTATTACGTTCTGTTCGTCCTGGCACTATGATTAAGTTCCAAAATACAACAGGATCGGCACAGTGGGTAACTGTTTTAGATATCAAAGGCGATGGTTTAGGTATAGAAGACGACAACTATGAATACACAGGCTTGTTATCAAATGGCGCAGGTCCAGTAGAAATTAATAAAAGCGTTACAACGATAGATCGCATACAAACAATCATCCCTCCATTTGTTAGAGTGTTTGATGATATTGCCCGCGAACAAATATTAGAAAAATTAGAAAACAACGAATCGTTTGCGTTAAAGTTCGACAGTAATACTCCGAAATGGACAATTATTAATGACGAAGTATTTTTAGAAACTCCATACGACAGTAGAACAGATGCAAGTGCATGGTTAGTTAATTGCAAACGAGAAGCAACTGGCTGGACTATTACAACCAGACAGTTAGACTATATCTTTGGCAGCGAAGAACTTATTCGTTTTTACAATATTAATTTTGCACCATCTTTTAATCCAAACATTAAGTCTGTTAGCAAAGACAATATATCTTTGTTAACATTAGGCAACAGCGGCAAGTTAGAAGAATTTGGTAGTTATAAAATTAGCGGTTACTATGTATATGACGATGGCTATACTGACAACAGTAAAGTAAAAGTTACTCCGTTGGACGCCGACAATGACTTTTTACCCGACAACCCTGAGCATTTTGTTAATGCAGTCGATGGTAATGAATTGGCGTTGATAAATTACAATGAAGGCGATTTTACTTATGTTGTACCGGCAGCGACTAATACAACAGAGCCTGTATTAATGACGGTTCCGGGACGCATGGGCATGGCGTTTAAATGGAAGCATTTAGTCGATATTGATCAAACACTTAATCCTAGTTTAACTAACATTATCGACGTTTATGTTTTAACCAAAAGTTACAATGACGAATACACAGCATGGAAGAAAAAGAATTCGAAGAGTATTGTTGTTCCACTTCCGCAAACTAGCGAAGAATTACGCAATAGCTTTGCAAGTTTGTTAAGTTATAAAATGATGACAGACGAAGTTATATTCCATCCTGTTAAATTTAAGCCACTGTTCGGAACACTAAGCGAACCAGAATTCCAAGCACAATTTAAAGTAGTCAAAAATGCCAAGAGCAAATTAACCGACAGTGAAATTAAATCAAAAGTAGTTAATGCAATTGATACTTATTTTACCCCAGGTAACTTTGGCTTTGGAGAGAATTTTTACTTTACAGAGTTAGCAGCTTACATTCACACAGTGTTAAATAAAGATTTAAGCAGTGTTGTAATTGTACCGGTTAGCCAATACAGCAAATTTGGAACGTTGTTCCAAATACAACCTGACAGAAATGAAGTTGTTACAAGTGTAGCAAGTGTAAACGACATTATCGTTATTAATGAAATTACAGATAGCAATATTAGGATCGGACGATGAGCAGACAAACTAAAAAACCAGCAGAGCAAATTGTAGCCAAGGTACAAAACGTAAATTTATTACCTAGCGTATTTGCCACGGAGCCTAACAAAAAAATGTTAGATTCGACGCTGGACGTTATGACCAGCAAAGGCCAATTATTACCTTTTAAAGAAACATTTGGCTTACGTTCTGCTAGTAACAAAACAAATAACTTTCTAGTAGACGAGTCAAATCAAGTTCGCAGAGAAAGCCAAGCTAACAATATGTTAGTATCTCGCGATGCCAATGACGAGTATATGGGCAAGGTAAGTTATTTAGATATTGAAAATTATTTTCAAATTAAAAACAATCCACTAGTAGACGGAACTGTATTAGATAAAAACATCAACATACTAGACTTACCAGTTAATCCTACTAAACTCACCGACTACAATTTGTTTTATTGGGTAGAAAACGATTTGCCTCCGTGCCGCATTCACGTGGATCCTAAAGACGACGGATCTGCAAAATTTTCTGTTACACAAAATATTATAACTAAACCTTTTGTTACTATTGTAGACGACTTAACCGGAAATAGTTTAAATTTACAAACAGGAATGATTGTTTACTTTACAGGAACACTGGCAGAGCCTACTTATTTGACTACTGATTTAGATGCCCCTGCATTATTTTATGTTTCCGGAGTAGGTGATTACATTAGTTTGACACGAACAACAAACGTTGATCATAGAATTCCCAACAGCTACTTAAAAAAGAGACTATGGGATAAGAGCGAATCTTCGTTAGAACCGCCTGCAATTTACTGGGACAGTGAGCAATGGGATTCTAGTTACATTAAAACTAGCGAACCAGAATATGTTACGCAAGAAAAATATACTTCTAATACAAACAATTGGCAAGCCATTGACCATTGGTATCATATTTCTGTTATTCGTGCAGTTGCAACATTTAACGGTATGCTAGTTGAACAAATTGCAACAGCAGCAAACAAAGCAAAACGTCCTATTATTAATTTCTATTCAGGAGTTAAGTTATACAATTGGCCTAACAATACAAAAGCAGAAGTTGCTGCATTACTTCCTTACGACATTACACGATACAATAATACAAATTTAACAAGCATTATCGATCCAGCAGGATATTCTCTTAAAGACGACGACTTGGTTGTATTCGAAAACAATCCAGGTGTTTATCAAGTAAGCAATTTATCTGCTAATGCGATCTTTACCTTACAACCGATTAGCATCGTAGCTAATGATGGTGTTATGATTATTTCTGCAAGCCCTGTGCAATTCTTTCGTTTAATTTATAAAAACAACAACTGGCAATTTGCACAAAATAAAACAGAACCGAACCAAACGCCATTGTTTGAATTTTACACTAGCAACAACGTTTCATTGCAAGCATATAACGAAACAGATTTTGCGGGCGGAGCTATACTCGGATTTAAAACAGGCACGACTTTCGACGACGTATTACAAAAATATGTAGAAGTTAGCAGTATTGATTTTGATTTAGTAAACGAAGCAAGTTCTAATACCGTAAGCCCTAATCAACTTAAGTTATACACAGATGTTGATATGACATGGAACTATACTAATTCTACTACGGGCGAAAAACAATATATTCGCGGACCGTATGGTTTTAGTTTCGAAGCAAATCAAAATATTTTTAGTTTTTATAAACAACGTTCGGGCTTAGACATTACCAAACAAGTGCAAGATTTAGAATATACAACATCGAGCGATGAAATTTGGTCCGCACCGATTAGTCCCGTATCAACGGCTATGGAAACTATTCACGTTTATTATGACGCACAAAACAAAACACAATTCTACACAGAAATAGAAGGTTTTGGATTAACTAGATTTTCTAGCAAAAAGAGTTTTAACACAGTAGAGCCATTACTTCCATTGGTCGCCGGTAAGAAAATAAAATTTGTTTGCCATAACTTACCCGTCGCATTTAGTTTATATAAAACAGAAGTAATCGATAACATAACAACTCCGCAATTACTTGCAGCTCCTTATTGTACAAATAATAATATCACAGACGGTATTATTGAATTAGATTTGACAAGTAGCATTAGTTTAGATGGCGGGACTAGTTATATAGACAATGAATTATCAATTGAAAATACCTTATTGCAATTTAGCTATGCTACAGCGGGTTCTACTAAATTGTATAAAACTGCTTTAGTAAAAAGCGAAAACAAATGGAGATTCTTGCAAAACTTACATTTGCGAGATAAAACAAATCCTATTTACAATGGATATGATTATGTAGTCGAGGATTACATATTACCCGACGGTTCGTTTAGTAATTTACAATCTGTTCGTGCAACTACTGCACTAACTAAAAAAGCAGCCGTTGGTGATAAAGTTTTAGTGGATAGCATCGTTGCCAATCCGGTGCAAAAGACAGCCCCTTTAAGTTTAACAGTAAACCCATTAAACGCTGCATTGTCTACTTTGAATTATTACAGTTTGTATCAACATGCTACAAATTTAAAGTCTAACGCTACTAATAGTAGAGAGTATATCGATTCTGAATCTATTTTACAATCGTCGTTATTAGGCGGCGGCACCTTGCTGAAACATTCGAGCCCTATTAGTAAGTTTGCAATAGTTGCAACGCAAATGCCTTATGACTTTGCAGACCTTGCAACTAAGCAAAGCAAACATTATGATAACTTTTTAAACAAGTTAAAGCTAGAATTGCAACATACTATCGAGTCTGTTGATTACACTACATTCTCGTCTGTAGAATTATTAAGCATTGCACTAGCAACTATTTTTAAAGGTTCTGCACCAAATTCATTCTGGGCACATAGCAATATGTTAGGCTGGGGAGAACAGTTAGACAACTATAGAACTACCACTCATGCAGTTACATCCAGTACATTGAACTTTGTTCTAACTGGTAATTTTGAACCAATTAGTCATCGTGCTGGTAAGGAATTTTTATTGCAACTAACACAAAACGGACGCTTTTTAGTTCGAGGCAATGACTATTCGCTAATAACAACCAGCGACGAATATACAAGTATTTTGTTCGATGCTTCGCTAATTGGAACAACTGTTGAAATAACACAATGGTATTCTAGATTCGAATCTCATGTTCCTGCTAGCTTGGCAAAGATTGGTCTAGTACCAGTGTATCGTCCTGAAATTTACTTAGACACAACATACAGCACCGCAGCTTACTTTTTGAATAGACACGACGGAACTAGATATTATTTAGAAGATGGTGTTGATGCAAACTTGTATCCTGTTGATTTAGTTGATCAACTATTATACGAATACGAAATAGCAGTATGGGCTAACATGTCTTACGATGTTAGAAATGCAGACTTTAGAGATGTTGTAGCAGCAGTACCGGGATATTTTAGAACTTTAGAAAAATCTTATAATCAAGCTCGTGCAAGCTATGTTGACCAAACACATGCGTGGCTAGTCGAAAATACAATTTACAGTACTGCCAATGATAACTACGATGCAGCCGACGGCTTTACTAAAATTTATCAATTAGGCAGCGGCGATGACGACACTACTATTGTAGGTTCGTGGAGATTAATTTACAAATTTGCGTTTGATACTGATCGTCCTCATACTCATCCGTGGGAAATGCTAGGATATACAATCAAGCCAACATGGTGGGATACGTATTACAGCTGGACTGATTCATCTAAACGACTAGCATTAGAGTTAGCTTTACGCACAGGCAGAACAAGTAGTCCTGCCGGACAAATATCTATCAACACAGCGTTTGCCCGTTGCAATAATAAAGAAATAACTGAGAACTTCCCCGTTGACGATGCAGGACAATTGTTAGCTCCGGATGACATTACTATGCAATGGTTAAATGTATATGAATTGCCAGATAGTACAACATGGCAATTAGGTGCGTTTGGACCTTACGAACAAGTATTTGCAAATACACACCGAGGTATTGCAGCACTAGCAACGGTTTACTTTTTGCGAGCACCTGTATTGTATGTTAATAAAACATGGGTGCCCGGACAACAAATTAAAAATGCATGGGGACAAAACATCGACAGAACTACTGGATTCTGGCAGCAAGGAACAATCGAGCACAATTATCACAAGTCTATCGTCGATAACCAAATGGTTTATACATCTGGTATGGAAAGTTTATTTGCGGAATTTTGCGTATTGAACAATAAATCTTTTGAACAAGAAGTTGTTGCAAAGTTTAACAATTTAACTGTTAACAAAGAGTTCTTGTTGCAAGGCTTTACAAATAAAGATAATGTTAGAATACAAAGTACTAGCATTAACAGCCAACGCCAAACTCTTTTTGTTCCGGAAGAAAGCTACGCAGTTAGAACAGTTAAACATTTCCCTCATAATGAATTGTTTTACAGTGCAGTTAGAATTGTTTATAACGGAACAGGTTATGAAGTTTATGGCTTTAACAGAGAAGCTACTTATTTTAATTTAAACCTACCAACGGCAAATAGTCCTACTATTGCAATAACTGTTGGCTCTACTGTAGTTAAACAAAAAACGAGATACGAAACTAATACTACAACTATGTCGTATGGTAGTTCATTTACTAGCAGATTTGATTTGTATGACTTCTTAATGGGTTATGGAAAATATTTAGAATCTGTTGGTTTTGTATTCGAGCAAGCAGAAGGCGGTGACATTCGCAATTGGCAATTAAGTGCCAAGCAGTTTATACAATGGAGTAATGATGTAATTGCTCCGGGGAATTATATTGACTTAAATCCAGCAGCAGACTATTTAGAGTTAGCTGCATCATACGGACAATTAGACAATTTAGAAGGCACTAACGAAAATGTCGGGCAATGCGTTGATAGAAATAACAAGCCATTGTTTAGTAAAGATTTACTAGTGTCGAGAAACAATGATACAATTGTTATCTCTACTAAAAATAAATCCAATCCTGTTTATGGTATTAAGCTAACATTCTCTGTTTACGAATCTGTAGTACATTTGGATAATACAAGTGCATTCGGCGATGTATACTTCTTACCAGAGCAAAGCACAGCTAAACGAAGTTTTGCGGTCGGCGGCAAAAAATCTCAAGCATGGACAGGTGCATATTTTGTACCGGGTTATATATTTGCAGGACAATACAATAACTTAATCCCTAACTTAGATACAATGACCGAACAAGGCAGAAACTTGTTAGATATCGAATCGGTAGTAGTAGACAGCCAAGTTGCAGCAGCAGTTAAAGATCAATTTGGATTAAGCAGAAACCCAGAGCTACGCCAATTGTTTTTAGATGAAAGCAATGAAACATTATTTAAGAACGCCATTACATATACAAAAGGAACTAGCCAAGTATTCGCAAGTTTAGAACCGTTAACTCATGGAGATAGTTCTAGTACTATTCCTTATGAGGAATACATGGTTCGTTTAGGCGAATTCGGTAATACTAAAAACATAGACTATTATGAGTTTGAATTAAAATCCGAAGACTTAAAGCGCGACCCGCAAGTTGCCCAAGTTGTTAAGTTCGTTGGCAACAATGAACCAGAAACCAACGACAAAATATTGTATGTAAAAGACAGCAGCAGCCGCTGGGTACACAAGCCACAGGGTAAAGAGTTGCGATTTGCAACACACTCGACTTCTTACAGTTTATTAAAAACAAGCGGTCCTATACTGCCAAGCGATACTGATTTAGCAGTAGACCGTTTGGAAGACATCGACAGTTTATTTGGCGATTTTGCACAGTTAGTTGCAATAGAGCATTACAATGAATCTAAAAGTTATAAACCATATGAACAAGTTAGATTTAATGGTCAAGTCTATCGTGCATTAACAACAGTTAGTCCGGGTACGTGGGCTAATAACAACGACAAATTTACAGCAATCAATGAGCCATATTTGCCTAACATTTATGTAGATAACTACTATCGTCCTAATCCAGACTTGTCGATGTCGGGTACTAGCACATTTACTCCGGGCACTTGGCAAGTTCTGCAAACAATCGACCGTAGTGTTGGTATTGTTGAAACTTGCCCGGGTCCGACTGATGTTAGCCGTGCAAGAATACAAACAAGCAAGCCGCATAGATTAGTAGCAGGCGAGTATGTAGTTATTGTCAATGCTAGCAGCAAGTCTACTGTTATTGACGGTATTTGGTTAGTTGCCGAAGTCGAAGATGATTATAAGTTTTATATCAACACTCGCATTACGGAAGTTATAACAACGGGTAAGATTTTTGCATTAAAGCCAGTTCGCTTTAAAAATACAAACGACTTAGATTTAGCTACAGCTACAGCTACTAAAGACTCGTTGGGTTATGCGTGGAAACAAAAAAACACGGACTTAGAATTGACTCCTAGCGGATATTCTAGAGCTTATCCTATTGCAATAGTAGACGATGGATTAAATTTAAATGATCCTGAAGCAACGTTCGATTACGGCAACTACAAAGTTTACAACGTTGATGGTACTATTAAGACTCTTGTAAAAGAAGAAAGTTTGCCGGTAAACATTGACGAGATAGATTACTTGTTAATTTATAATCACGAAACTGGAAAAACAGTTGCCCGTGTTGAATTGTTTGATCCTAAGAAGTTAGCCATTCCCGCAGTGTTTAAAAATGACATTGATGTTATCGGTCGCGTTGATCCTGCGAAATATAACAGAACTACTGACAAGTTTAAAAGCGTTTATACTAGTTTAAGTTGGTACGAAGAAATGATAGGTCGTCGTTGGTGGGATACTAGCACGGTTAGCTTTAGTGATTATGAAGCAGGCGATGATTTAACTAAAGCAAAGTACTGGGGAACAACTACTAATAGCCGCAGCCCGGACATTTACGAATGGACTAAGAGTCCGGTGCACCCATCGCAGTGGCAAAAGTTAGTTGATGCTAATCAACAAGCCTTTGGGCAAACAGCCAGCGGCACTGTATATGTTGATCGTTCTCTAAACTCCGACAACTATCACTGGGTCGAAGAGCAAGATTATACAAACGGCAATGTTTACTCTGTTTACTACTTCTGGGTAAAGAATAAAAATACCATAGCTAAAGAAAGCACAGGTTCTAGAGTTTATACTACTCGACAACTAAGCGGGTATATGTTAAATCCGACCGCTGCTGGTTTTGCATGGTGGGCACCCATCGGCAACGACGCTATCATACTAAAAGGAGTAGACGCATTACTAAACAATACTAGCACAGTTGTACAGATTAAGAAAAAATCTAAAGGCAACGAAAAGCACCAACAATGGGCATTTATCTCTGAGGGAAGCGAAGAGCCAATCCCAGAATGGATACACGTTCGTTTCCGCGATAGTATTAGTGCTCATTTGTATTACAAAACAGTCGGCAATTATTTGAGCTTTTCTACAACAGAATTGTTTAACCAAGGCGACATTGTCAAGTATAACGGCGACTTCTATGTATGTAGAATTAACATGCAAGTACCGAGCATTGCAGATCCTGCTCTAGATACTAACACATGGTTTAAACTGACTAATGTATTCGAACTAACAGGCTCGCTAATCGGAACGTGGGATAGTTATTTCTGGGACAACATTCCTTTAGATTATTCTACAGATAAGTTTTGGTTCTGGAAAGCTAAAAATGTTCCGGATAGTGACAACTTGCACAGATACAATAGACACGGTAATGATATTAGACCGCACGTACAAAGCTGGTTTGTTGATACATTAGAAGCGCGTCGCACGTTTATTAAACAGTTGAACGACACTATGCAGCACGTTGATATTACAACGTTATCTACATGGGGAACAACGAGACTAAATGATACAGCGTATGTTATTGCAGACGAACAGATTGATATTACAAAATTTTGGACTTATGCCGATTACATGGCCGAAGATTTTGTTGCAACACAATCCACTATAGTGCTGTCCGACGAAAGCGAATTATACAGCGCAGGTTTAGCAGCAGGCGATTATGCAAAAGTTAATACAGGCATACGAGATTATGTTATATACGAAAAGAAAACAGATCAAAGTTTTGCAGTTGTATATAGAACAAACGGTGCTATTGCATTTAATGCAGAGTTATACAGCCCGGCAGGACTAAGCACATGGGATACTATCGGCAACGATATGAACACATGGGACTCGGACTTAAATGCCGTATTTAATGCTATCGTAGACAGTTTACGTTATGAAATTTTCGTGGGCACAAACAATAACTACTATGCTAAGATGATTTGCGTTATGTTTAGATATGTATTGAGCGAACAAACAGCAGTCGATTGGTTAACAAAGTCGAGTACGATAGAACCGGTTAACTTAATCGGACAAAGTTTAACTAACAGCGAAACCTTAAGCAGAGACGATATTAGCACGTTAAGTAGCTTCTATTCTAGTGTTAAGTCTTACAGAGATAAGATTCGTGGCGGCACAATAACTAAATCTTCTAACGAGGATGTTGTTGTTGAAATGTCGGAAAGCATAACTGTCACAGTTACTGAATCGGGTATACCCGATTCATGGACTTTGGTTTAAGATTAAAACACTAGTTAAATATTATGTTAAATAAGTGTACAAGGAAATAAAATGCAAACGCAAGTAAATGTTAATATACAGGGTTTTGTTAAAATAACAGATTTGGAAACAAAGAAAGTTTTACGTGAAGTAGAAAATGCAGCAAATCCCGAAACAATGAGCTTAATCATAGCTTCTATGCTGCAAGGAAATAACAGCAAGTATCTGTATGAGTTGCATTTAGGAACCGGCGGAACAATTATTGATGAAACAGGTAATACAACATACAAAGACGTTAGTGAGAATTTATCGTTAGGAACGCTTGCAGATTTATACAATCCTGGATTTTACAAAGTAATAGATACACTAAGTCCGGACAATACAGATCCTACTAGCAATCATGTTACTATAACTCATTTAGATGGATTAACATATACTGACGTGGTTATCACTTGCACATTAACTGAAGAAGAACCGTTAAGTACGGGAGGCGAACTCGTTTTTAATGAAATCGGACTTAAGAGCCGCGGATCTAACGGCTCTAATACTGGTTATTTGTTAACACATGCAGTATTTGAGCCTGTTACTAAGAATACAAGTAGAGCAATACAAATTGAATATATTTTACGCATACGTTCGTAAAACGATAAATAATTAAAAGGAATTAAATGCAATGGCATATGATGTTACAAAAACAGACGGTACACGATTAACTATCGTAGCAGATAGAACAGTCGACGTTACTACCCCTATTAAATTAGTAGGTAAGAATTACGCAGGCTACGGCGAAATTATGGCTGAGAATTTGGTGCAGATGCTAGAGCATTTTAGTAGTCCAACTGCTCCGATTAACCCAATCGTAGGTCAACACTGGTGGAATAGCGTAGAAGAAGTATTATATGTTTATACAACTTCTGAATCATGGAGCCCGTTAGGCGGTAAAGATTTATTAGGCAGTTTACAAACCGGCTTTAAGATTGGCGTAATCCATGACAACGCCGGCGGCAGTCATCCTGCAATTCGTATTGTAGTAGGCGGTATCGACGTTGCGATTATTAGTTCTGACGCAGGTTCGTTTACTCCTGGTGGGGTAGATGTAGCGTTAGCAAGCAGATTCCCTGTTATCGGCCAGGGTATTAACATGAATGATGGACAAGATGGCGGCTCTGATTATAGTAACTTTAAGATCCGTGGCCGCACTATGGAGGCAGAATTTGCTGACATGGCTGAAATTTATCGCAGCGATGTTGAATTAGCCCCCGGTAACTTAGTTATACTAGGCGGAACAAAAGAAATTACAAAAACAAGCAAAGCCAATGATGATCAAATTTTTGGTGTTATTAGTACAGCCCCTGGCTTTTTATTAAACGCTAAAGAAAAGTTAAAAGAACATGCATATCCTGTTGCATTAAAAGGTCGCGTTCCTTGTTTAGTTGACGGTCCTGTAACTAAAGGACAGCGTATTGTTGCAAGCGATATTGCAGGGGTTGGTATGGCAATGTCTACTAATAATGTAGATACTCAAGCTATTATCGGTCGTGCAATTGGAACTAAAGATAGTGCTGGTATTGGTTTAGTTGAAGTGGCGGTTGGTAGCAAGTAATGACTATCTCTACTGGATCGAAAATTACCGCCGTTGATTATAACGGCTTGGTAGAAAATACTAATAAGATTTTTGCCGACAATTATTCGTCTAGCACGCCATCTACTGATCCGACAGAACAAGCTGCTAGAGCATTTGGATGGGGTAATGCAAATGCTACATTAGTTACAATGGGCACTAAAATTACTGCTAGTTTAGTTAACCAAGTAGTAGACAAACTAAACATTAGTGCAGAACATACCGGAAGCGAATACGTACTAGATCAAGTTATTCCCGGACAAAAAATTACAGCACAAATTTGGCAAGACATACAAACCGTTTTAAACGATGTTGCTCCTAATAAAAATACAGCAGCGATTGGACAAACGACAATATCACAATTAGGTTTTATTGAACATTCTGCTGGCTTTGGTCCGGCATTGACTTATACAGTTGCACTTACTTTTGACAGTTTTAATCAAGCTAGATACTTTTTTAATAGCGGAAGTACTATTAAGCTATCATTGGGCAAAGATGGCGGAAACGCAGCAGCTGACTCGTGGGGTAGCGTTTATACCCGTTTTGGAACTGTAAATTTTAGCTTATCTAATACATTATCTACAACTTACAACATTATTAGCGAGAATTTAGGCTTTGAAGATTTAACAACCGGCGATCAACTGTTACTAACATGTAATGGTTTGGGCGGCGGTGGCTATGGATATGGTAGTTATGGATATGGAAGTGGCGGCTATGGATATGGAAGTGGCGGCTATGGATATGGAAGTGGCGGCTATGGATATGGAAGTGGCGGCAGTAATAAACATATTAGGGTTTACGGCCGACTAACATCTTCGACTGGCGACTTCCATACAGGACCCGTAGTTATTACACTAACCGTTGCATTGACCTCTTCCGAAACTGATGTAACTGGAACACATACCCTATACGTCGATAGTAATAAAGCTACAAATAAAACAAATGGTGCAGAAACTTTTTCCATAGTAGGCCCAAACTATGCAGGCTCCGCAAGTATCTAAATTGTTATTTTGCTATATAAATAGTTAAAATAGCATTTAATACAATGGAGCTCTGGATGGATGATAAACTCAAAGCTGCCTTAGAGTTTAGCAATTACCGCTTAACTTTAAGCAATCAAAAACAAAATCTCAAGCAGCGAATGAACACTATGTTAACCGTAGGTTACATGAGTTCGCTTTTCACGGCAAAAATCGAATTACTCAATTTTGTCAAACAACTAATCGATCTCGGGGCAGAACGTTATATCATATTGGATGATAACGAAAACCCAGTACTTGTTTCCAACTTACAAGAGTTTCACGAAAAATTGTTTAGTGCATACACAGAAGCATTAAATGAATATTATGTAGAATCCGAAAAGTTAAAGAAACAACGCGACACTAGCGGATTGGTTGGAGTAAATGAAAAAGTTTGAACGCGGCATACTGTTAATCGCTTATAATAACGGTAAGATAGCTTATGAAAAACTAGCTGCAATCGCAGCCAAGTGCGTTAAGCTACACATGAAAAACAATCACGTTACGCTTTTAACTGATTATCCTACATTAAAAGCATTTGAACAGGTATATAACCAACATCAAATTGTTGAAATATTCGACCATATTATAGTCGAGGACATCGAACACGAACGTAATACTAGAACGCACAGAGACAGCCCGTGGGTTGAATTCTCAACGCAGTTTAACAATAAAAACAAGCATTCTATATTTGAAAAAAGTCCTTATAATAAAACACTAATGATCGACGTTGATTACTTAATTGGCAATGATACATTAGATGCTATATTTGATACTGACACAGAAGTTGCCATGTACAAGCATGCAATTAGTGTTAGAAATTATGAGCCTAGAATTTGGGAACAAAAGCTACACCCCGATGGAATCGATATGTGGTGGAGTACAGCAGTGTATTGGCGCAGCGACAGCGAAACTGCTAAATTGTTTTTTGACTTATGGGCGCATGTTAAAGAAAACTATTCTTATTACAAATGGTTGTATAAATTCCCCGGCAGCTTGTTTAGAACAGACTATGCAGTTAGCATTGCTGCACATATTTTAAACGGGCATACTACAGGAAACTTAATACACGAATTGCCGGGCAAGGTTATGCGATTTAGCGAACAAATTGATGACGTTATTGAATTTACTAGCATGAGTGATATTTTGTTTTTATGCCCCGATCCTAAAGAACTTTGGAAAAATATTGCCAGCAGAATAAAAAACGAAAACGTACACGTTATGAATAAAATGGCAATATTGCGCCACTACGACACTATTGAGAAATTTATATTATGAGCGAAGGTTATTTAATTGTTAATTGTAGTATGAAGAATTTAACGCAAGTTGAATTGTTAATTAAAAGTATTCGCTTGCACGATCCTTCTCGTCCTATTAGTATTATTGCACACGAAAAGAATTTGTCGTCTTATATTTTATACGTTGACAACGAAATATATATAGATAAGAAACGCAAAGGCGAATCGACACTTTACTTTGATTCGTTATTAGCAAGTCCTTATGAAAAAACCATTGCATTTGAACCCGATCAATTGCTAACAGAATTTAATCCAGCCGTTTGGGAAAATCTTCGTGGCATGAATTGCATTGTTATTCCAAAAACAAGATTTAATTTTGATAATACAGAATTAAAGCACGACAAGTTTACTAAAACCCTAGTTGAAAATAAAAGTTTTAACACCAACTCGTGCTTAAGTGCAATTTATTTTAATCGTGCAAAAGGCTGCGATTACGTATTTGGCCTAGCTGCACTAATTGCGGGACACTATAAGCAGCACGAATTTGTTGATTTTGCTGGCTCGTTGCCTAATAATGCTTTACCAAACTTCCCCGAAAATATTTGGCCAGCTTGGATCATGTCATTACTATCGAAAGTAGTCGAATTTAAAATAGCCAAATTTGATTTTATTAAATGTATTGACTTTAGCCCCAGGGATAATGATATTGCCAGCGCGAATTGGACAACAAAAAAATGGACAGAGTTTTTAACATACTGGGTAAACGATACGGGCAGCATTAAAGTTGAAAATTTTGTACAGCAGGGTTTGATTAAATATTCTACCTCCGCATGGCTAAATGAACAAACGCTAACTAATTTAAGAAAAAAGTATATTTAAATGTCAACTATAGAAATTGACGTACAGCAGTCAATATTAAAACGTAAACAAAAATCGAAAGATATATTTTACGTTGAATATAACAAACTGACTAATCGCGTATTAAAAGTTACTAAGGAGAATATCTCTCCTAGCAATACACAGCACGCGATTATGACCACGGAAACATGTTCCGCTATTACAAGTTTGTTTAATAGTTCTTTGGCCCTGCATGACTTAACTGTTAATTATAATACACATACAAACTTGGGCAAATTAGTAATCATCGAGCAGGTAAATCCCGAAGCTAATAATTTAACTATAGCAGAAAATAACAGTATAAATTTTATAGAAATATTCCCCGATACGGTTTGTAAGAGATTAGAAGTTACATTTGATCCTGAAAAATTTAAGCAAGCATTAACAGTAGATAATAATTTAGCACATAGACTAGAGCAGATGCCCGAATGGTTTGAAATTATTGCAGCAGACAAGTATGAAAAAAGTAAATTACTAGGGATGTTTGCATTTAATACTAAAGATCTGTTTACTAGCTTATCTACATCGGTATACGCACCATGGTTACCTGATACAGGAATACACGATATAGATTTTTTATATTCTAACCAATCTATTAATGTTTCTATTTTAACACAACTAGAGCCACATGTAAATGTACCGCACATAAAGCCAGCATTAGTTTACAAGCAAGACAATAATGTCTTAACAATACAAAACTTATACAAGCATTTGGGTATTTTTAATTTGGACAAGCACATTACGTTATTCATACACAGTGCAAACAATCCGGAAAAAATATTAGAAACTGTTAGGTTAAATACACACGAATTCGACAACTATGGACAAGTAGAGTGTATTTTGAATACAAGCCAGGCAGTAAATATTATTTCGGATTCGAGACACTTACATATAGAAAACGCAAATGCTAACACCTATTACCAATTTTGACATAGTATTCATTAGTTATGATGAACCAAATGCTGATAAAAACTTCGCAGATTTATTAGAAAAAGCACCGTGGGCAAAACGAGTGCATGGTGTGAAAGGATTTGACGCTGCACACAAAGCCGCTGCAAAGGTAGCAACTACTGATAGATTCATTACAGTCGATGCCGACAATATTGTTAGAGAAGAATTCTTTAGCATTGAACTAGACATGAGCAAAATTAGCAAGCACGATGTTATTAGTTGGGCAGGCAAGAATGTAATCAACGGTTTGGTATATGGCAATGGCGGCATTAAATTATGGCCCAAGCATGTAGTTGAGCAAATGCGAACTCACGAAGCAGCCGAAGACCCCAAAGCACAGGTTGACTTTTGCTGGGATATCTATTATTATCAAATGAATAACATTTATTGCGATGTTAGCAATAATGCTAGTGCGTATCAAGCATTTCGTGCAGGATTTAGAGAAGGTATTAAGTTGTTGTTAGAAGGCGGACAACCAGTCGATCCTAGATTACTTAAACAACGAGTGCATGATAGAAATTACAAGCGTATGTTAGTTTGGTCCAGCGTTGGCGCCGACGTAGAAAACGGATTATGGGCCATGTTCGGCACTAGACTGGGTGCATATATGTCTAACATAGCAAGGGCAGAGTTTGATTTTACCCTAGTTAGAGATTACGATTGGATCGACGGCTTTTGGGCAAACAGCATACAGCCGCAGTTTGCAGGCGCAGGCACCAAATGTAATGCAACAGGGTGGACATATGATGCTGATTTACTTAAGAAAAAGATTTTTACATTTGGCGAAACATTACGCGGGCAACTAGGATTAGAGTTAGCAGAGTTAGACAGTAATGGTTCTAAGATGTTTAAAGAAAGTTGGATCAATCCCCCGAGACTCGGTGCACTTGTAAAAGAATCCGAAGTGGATAACGGAATAAATTAATATATGACAGAACAAAGTAAACCTGAAGTAAAAGAAGAAGACGGCGCGTTACAAAAAACACGTAATCAAGACTTTTTAGATTACATGGATAGAACAATGTCCGGGATAGAATCGCATTTTGACAGTAAGAGTTTTTGCTCGGCTAAGTGGTTGCAAAGCACGACCAATTTACAAACAGGACAAACACATAGTTGCCACCATCCGGTGCAACATAAAATTCCTATCGAAGAAGTGCTGTCTAACCCTACGGCTATTCATAATACCAAGCACAAAAAAGAACAACGCAAATTAATGCTAGAAGGAAAACGTCCTAGCGAATGCCATTATTGCTGGAATATCGAAGACTTGCCGGGAAAGCATTTTAGCGACAGAACATATAAAACAACTGATTATATTTGGTCAGTTAACAACTTAAATGATATCGTAGATGCCGGACATAGCGGTGATATTATCCCTACATATTTAGAAGTTAGTTTTGAAAATACATGTAATTTTAAATGCATGTATTGTACCCCCGATGTTAGTAGTAAATGGATGGAAGAAGTTGAGCGATTCGGTCCGTATCCGACCGGGCAGGGCGATTTGAGTTATATTGCTAAAGTGGGGAAAACTCCGATCCCAGTAAGAGAAAATAATCCATACATTGATGCTTTTTGGAAATGGTGGCCGGATTTATATCCTAAACTTAAAGTGTTTAGAGTTACGGGTGGAGAACCATTGTTAAGCAAAAACATGTGGAGATTGTTTGATTACATTATCGAAAATCCTCGCGATGATTTGAGTTTCGCCATCAATACCAATATGCAACCGCCAGATGAATTATTGGACAGATTGATTGAAAAGATTAATTTATTAGACGGTAAGTTAAAAAACTTAACGATCTTTACTAGCTGCGAAGCTCATGGCGAACAAGCTAATTATATTAGGCACGGCATGAACTATGAAAAATGGTTAGCAAATTGCAGAAAGTTATTATCTAATACCAAAGTCGATTTAAACATCATGGTAACGTTTAATGGCCTTAGTGTGTTTTCGTTTAAAGACTTCTTAAAAGATGTATGGACATTACGAACAGAGTTTAACGAAGATGACGCTCACAATAGAATTCCTATTATGATTTCTTATTTGCGTTGGCCCGATCAACAAGGTATCAAACTTATTCCTAAAATATTTAAAGACAAACACTTTGCAGAAATAAAAGAGTATGTTATGAATAACATGCGTCAAACAAGTTCTAATAAAGCGGGTAGATTTTATTTAGAAGAATTGGATCAAATTAACCGACTTATAGAGTACAGTGAAAATACTTTTACTGAAGAAACAACGATTGAATTAAGAAAACATTTTTATAGATTTTTTAATGAATACGACAGACGCAAGGGATTGGATATTATTAAAACTTTTCCTGAGCTACACGAATATTGGGATTTTTGTAAAAGTCTGTCACGCAGACGCATTGGAGAATAAATGAAAAGAAATTACGTAGAGTACAAAGATAAATTTTTAAATCAAATTAGCCCGAGCTTTTGCGGCGCTAAATGGTACAATGCGACAGTGTGGCTCGGTAGTGGTACTACTGCAAGTTGCCATCACCCACCTGCACACAAAATCCCGCTAGAAGAAATCCAACGCAGCTACAAAGCATTGCACAATACTGAATATAAAAAGATGGTACGTAAGCAAATGCTTATTGGCGAGCGCCCAACAGAATGCGAATATTGTTGGAAAGTCGAAGACCTCGGCGCTGACAAAATTAGCGACCGAGTGTATAAGAGTATCATTTACTCTGACGAGGCAAATTTACAAGCAAAAGATTTGTTTAAAGAAACTGAAGATGTTGATCTTAAAACATTAGAAATCGCTTTCGATGCTAACTGTAATTTTGCATGTAGCTATTGTAATCCAAGTTTTAGCACTAAGTGGATGGAAGACATTAAAACAAACGGCCCTTACCAGAATATGGTTAGTGACGGTGCGGGAGCTTACCATCAAGATGGATCGTGGGCGCAACCATATGGTATTAAAAATCAAGGGAATCCGTATGTTGCAGCGTTTATGGAATGGTGGATAAACGATTTGCAACACAGCTTGCAGGAACTTAGAATCACCGGTGGCGAAGCAACAATGAGCCAGGACTTTTGGCGACTGATGGACTGGTGGGAAAAGAATCCCGAATGTACAGTCAATTTAGCAGTTAATAGTAACTTAGGCGCAAAAAAGCAATTAATTGAACGTTTGGCAGAAGTTAGTCATAAAATGAAAAACTTTCATTTATACACTAGTAATGAGTCTGTAGGAGCACATGCAGAGTATATTAGAGACGGACTTAAATGGGATACTTGGTTGGAAAATATCGAGTATATGCTTACACACGGCAACTTAAAAGGTTTGCACGTTATGATGACTCTAAATTCATTGAGCTTGTTTAGTATGATCGAGTTCATGGATAAGATGCTAGAACTTAGGCAAAAACATTGGTCCAAGATGAACAATCAAACAGCAGTTATGAGCTTTAACATACTTCGTTTCCCTAGCTTCATGAGCATAGTGACGTTGCCGCAATCTATTAGAAATGAGTATGCAGACAAATTAGAAGCATGGTTAACATCTAGACTAAGCGAAGTTAACAACCTAATACATGAACACGAAAAACAAGGTATCCAGCGTACGATTGCATATATTAGAGAAGTAGAAGTAGGGCATTATGGAACTAGTAGTATAGAATCGAGAGAACGCGATTTTAAAACATTTTATATGCAATATGATGTTCGTCGTAAGAAAAATTTTACACAAACGTTTCCCGAACTAGCTGAATGGTATAATGGTATTCCGGTGACTGAAATCGAATCGCTGCAAACATTAATCGAAGGCGACAGCACCAAAAACTGGAAGCATGTTTCGGAATTGCATTTGCGAGCCGCCAAGGAAGGCTGGGTACTCAATAAACAGCAGTCTAATCCGGGTTCCCAAGATTACAAACCTACTAAAAAGAGACTGTGGGATATTTAATGAAAAAGATAGCGGTTAATATAGTAGATGAAATAAATTTACACGAAGCGCATGACAATGTTATTAACTTCTTGTATTCTACTCGCGACGAATATTTTCGAGATTTAGAACAAAACAATATTAAGATCGACTATTATATTTGCCATCCGCATGTTAAAGAAATTTACACAGGTCCGTTGTTTGAGAATTCTACAATAACTTCTTCTGTATTAACAAACGAAGAAGTTATGTTTAATAACGTGCATAACGGAACTAATACAGAAATACTCGCCAGGCTTAAAAACTTATTTCGCGTCATGTATAGGTCTTATATTAATTCACAAGCAATTCATCAAAATACAACTAAGCATTTATATGACATGGTTATTAGCTATGACAAAAATCATAGCTTGATGTATTTTAAAACTAATAAAAAGAATTTTACACTAGAACAAGATTTTATGTTTATTAACATTATCGAACCTCGTTGGTTAAATGTTGATTATACATATTACACTTGTGCAACATCTACATTTTTTAAAATAGTAAACTTTTGGAGGTTTTTAAGTATAGTATCGGACCAAACATTTAATATATGGACGTGGTTAGATGGCAGGATAGATGCCGATCGTTTTATATTCCCAATGTGGTTAAGTAATCAAAATATTAAAGTTAGGAATATTCGTGGACTATAAAAAGAAAAGAATAGCGGTATGTTTATACGGACAACCGAGGACAGCGTTATATTGTGCTCCGTGGATTAAAGAATGGTTTAATGTTCCTGCGGGCGCAGAAATAAACGAATATAAGAAAAACTTTGACATGCACCCGGAGTTTATTTCTAAAGATCCGTGCCAAGTAGAAGTTGATTATTTCTTGCATATTAAGGACTATAACATTTACACTAATACCATTGGCGATATAGGCTCGGGACCCGACGACAGCCCTGTTAGAAAAGTAAGCCAGGAGTTTTTGGATGAATTAGTCAAGGTTTATAATCCTAAAAAATATCAAGTGTTGTCTCATGAAGAAGAATCATATTTAATACAAGGGCATAGAAATAGTTATAGCGCATTGTTTTATAGTATTAGTTCTGCAATGAGGCTAAAGCGAGAATATGAAATAGAAACCGGGATAACTTATGATTATTGTTTTGCACACAGATATGACGGTATCACTGGACCAGATATAAATTCGTTTAAAAAACGTATCACCGGCCCAGGATTTCCCCCGATGGCAGTGTTGGCACTGGGCGAAATGTTTCGTTGGAAATGGGAACAATGGCGGCTAGGACCAAACGATGTGTTTTTGGGCGGCGATAATTTAGCAATGGAAATGTTATTAGCAGATACTAGTAGAATTTATACATCCGATGATTTATTCATGTGTAACGACGATATTGGCGGCCCTAACGTAATATTAGGGCGCAGCTTTAGTAATTCGAATATTAAGTTAGAAACAGACCCGAATATTCATTGTGCTATTGTTAGACACAGTGCAGATTTAACAATTCCAGTTTTAGAAAGTTGGCAATATCATCAAAATTTCTGGTTAAGTAATCACAAATCAACATTATTATGAAAAGACAATTAATATGCAATGGCGATAGTTGGGTCTTCGGCAGCGAAATAGTAGATCCAGAATTAGCAAAACAATATCCTGTGGATGTGCATGTAGGAAATTATGATCATAAAAAAGAAAATGATCATTATAGACTACCTAGAATATTCCCCACAAAACTAGCCGACAAATTAAATGCAGATGCAATAAATTTAAGTTGGCCGGCAGACGACAACCAGAGCATTTGCAATAGAACAATAGAGTTTATAACAAAAAATTATATTAACACAGGTTTGGGAGTTGATCATTTATTTGTTGTAATAGGGTGGTCAAGCCCCGAGCGAGTTAGATTTTGGTACAAGGACGACGAACGCAATCAAAAGTTTATTATATGGCCGAGTTTAGAATGGTTTGACACACCAGCCCAGGAAAAGTTTTGGCGTTTATATGTTGCATATATGTGGAATAAAGAAGAATTTATTCCTAGGTATGTAGACACTGTTCTACGATTTCAAAACTTTTGCAACGAACACGGTATAAAGTTTGTTATGTTTAATGCATTTTATCAAGGACAGGGTAGTGGATGCAGTCATGCTATAGAACATGATTTTAATGTAGAACAAGAATTAACACAACTTGCAGTAGAAGGATATGATTATTCTATTAACAACGTTAGACAGCAAGGAGTTTCTTTTTCTGCCAAGCATGCATGGGCGACTGTAGATAAAGTTAGATACTATAATAAAGACGCAGAAAAGAATTCGTTTAGAACGTTTATAACAGATAACCTAGAAAAGCCTTTACAAGGCTGGCACCCGAGCGAACTCGGGCATTCTATATGGGCAGATGAATTGCTTAGATATATAAATGAAAACAATTTATTATGATTTCTCAGATTTATACAAACGGATGTTCTTGGACAGAAGGACATTTTTTACACGAAGACCCAGTTGTTAGCCAGTATGTAATTGACGCTGGATATAAAATACAACGCAATAAAGAAATTGATTTTTTAGAAATTGCTAATCCTAACGGACAAGGACTAGAGTATCCTTACAGATTTATATATGATAAATTTAATTGGGCAGGACATGTTGCAAAACATGTTGATGCTAAATTAATCAACGACGGCCTCGGCGCTGCCAGCAATAGCCGTATGATTAGAACAACTCTAGACTTTATCAATAATTCAAGCCAGGAAGATTTAGAATCTACATTAGTTATTTTACAATGGACTTTATTAGAACGCGACGAACTATTTTTAAATGACGGAGAATCTAATGCACAATGGGTTAGATTTAACCCAACCCAACGATTTAGTGATTTAGAACGATGTTTTGCTCCTGGGTTTGTTAATATAGTAGATAAATTTTGGGAATTACACACAGCTTATATACACAATTTTGAGCATAAATTAATGAAATATTTCCAGGACATTTATTTGATGCACAATTTATTAAAGGCTAAAAATATCAAGCACTATTTTTTTAATGCGTTTCCCATTGGCTTTGGCGCTCCGGAAACGTTTAATTTAGATTTTTCTAAATGGTTTGACATTTACGCAAAAGAAATAGAACCCACGGCATTAAATTGTTTCGATACTTTTAGTGAATTTGTTTACAATACACAATCAGAAACTAATCAAACTTTAATAATTTCCGACGGACATCCTAATGCACTAGGACATAAACTATGGGCGGATCATATTATTGCAGATATGACGGCAAAGAACATTATATGAATAAGCTGTGGATATATGGATGTAGCTTTAGCGAACCGTTTGGGTTTGAACAAACTGGTCCTGTTTTTGATGTAAATGGTTATAGAAATATCAAAGTGCCATACTGGGGCACTCACTTGGCCGAAAAATTAAATTTAACGTGTATAACGAGAAGTTTAGCAGGCGTGGGGTGGAACTATATTACTTTTCAAATCGAACAAGATGTAAGATCTTGGAGCAAAGACGATATAATTATAATAAGCCCTAGCTTTTTAAGTCGTGTGAATATTATGGAATTTACAAATGGTTCCACTAGAGATGAATTAATTGGGTTTTATAAATCATGGGATGAAATAGCCAAGTATAATAAAACTCGTTGGCGTAATACTATTTTAAATTATCAATACCTCGGATATAATGTTTATACATGGCTAGTCGAACATGTCGACGAATTGCCTCCTAAAACAATATTTGCCTCCGATAATGAAGCTAATTGGTATAATTGGATGACACGGCATTATGAATACTGGACAAGTTTGCCGGGTATTGTTTATCCCGACGGTGATTGGCACTTTAATGCACGAGGGCATGTTGCAGTAGCTGATAGAATGTACGAAGTAATATGCAAACAGCAGTGATAATAAGCGGCATCGTTAGGGAAATGGACAACGCTATTAACACGTGGTTCTTTCCCGGAGATTATTTTTTATTTGCACAAAAAGAATATCAAAGACCGAGAAGCGATATAGTCGAACACAATATTCTATCTAGTTTAACAAATCATCTTCATAAATTTCAGTCTATATCGTTAGTAAGTAGATTAGACAATATACATCCGACACTTAATATGGCATGGAAATGGAAAGTAGCATTTCATCATTTGCAACCTTATATTAAACAACATAATTACACCCAATTTATTATAACTCGACCGGACTTTTATTTTTTAAAGTATAAAGACTGGGATTTGATTTGCACAGAACCCGATACACTATATTCTACTTCGATAATGGTATTAGACTCTATGGGGATGAAATTTGTAAACGACAGTTGCATGGCATGCAATTATGCAGTGTTTGAAAAATTATCGAAATTTTACGACTATTATGCAGATAAAGCAGCAACTCTTAATATCCATGTTCATTTATCAAATTATTTAGAAAATAATAACATTACGGTCAATGACAAGTTGTTAGAATATTCGCATTCTTTCCCGCTGCGATCGAACACAAGAGAAATGTTCACAGGCGGAGTTTTAGATAATAAATACTCAGTTAATGATTTAATTACAAAAGGACAACAATGGAACAGTGGCGACCAAAACGATTAATAATATGCGGGGATAGTTTTAATATTGGCATTGGTTGTCAAGACTTAACAACGCAACCTTACGGAACGTTATTAGCTGATCATTATGGAATACCTTTGGTTAATTTAGCAAAAGGATCTAGCACTAATTTAAGTATATGGTTGCAAGTGGAATATGCAATTAGAGAATTAAAAGCAGGACCAGATGATCTAATACTAGTTAATGAAACTAGCTCGAATAGATTTAATTGGTTCCCGGATGACAAACCTCATTCTGGGCAAATTACTAATTTAGATGTTAATTATCACAAATACCCGCCTTACGGTGATTTTAGTTATCATCAAATACTACCAGAACATCCTATGCAAAACCATCCGGGATATACTGGTACTATGATAACCGAAAACATAGCAGGTGTGTTGGACTTTTTAGATAATTATTTGGCACGCGGTGATTATCAAATAGATCGCTATTATGATAGAATTGCACGAGAAAACCCAGCAAAGCTAAAGCTCATGGCAAATTTTTATGCAAGTATATATGATGAAAATATTTCTCAATTACAATCAAAAGCATTCATGAGTATGTCGAGCACTATGATTGCACGCTCGGGTGCAAAACATTTGATGTTATTAGCAAACCCAAATTGGTATCGAGAATTGATTGCCGATGAAAACTTAATGTATTTAAGTTGGGGCGAAATAACGTTGGAATATCCTGATAATATTCCAAGCGGTCATGCAGACGAACGTGGGCATGTTGTCGCTAAAGATATGATAGTTCATAAACTCAAACTTAACGGATGGATATAATGGAAATTAAACAAGTAAACAAACACTGGGGATACGAATTATGGATTGCAGATGGTAGTCAAACTCCATATGCAAGCAAACGTATATTGTTTAAAGCAGGCAACAGAACCAGCTTGCAAGTACATGAATACAAAATAGAAACTAATTATGTATTAAGTGGAGAAGGTGTACTGCATCGTAGTCGAGAGCCATTAGATATTAAAAAGTTTTTAGAAGACGGAATGACCGAACGTCAAGTAGAACAATATGAATATACTTTCGAACGTATTGATCTTAAACCCGGAGTAGTGTTTAATGTGCAACCTGGTTATGTACATCGTGTAATAGCAACTACTGATTTAGAGTTTATGGAAACAAGCACAACAGAATTAGATGATGTAATACGTTTACAAGACGATCAAGGTCGCACTCATGGAAGAATTAGCTACGAGCATGACTAATCATACTGTTATTATCCCAACAGCCGGCTTGGGCAGTAGAATGGGTAGTTACACGACTAATCTAAACAAAGCGCTTTTGCCGTATTTAGATGAGCCCGTTATTGCACATATTATTAAAAGTTTTCCCAAAGATACTAATTTTATTATTCCTGTTGGGTATTTAAAACAACAAGTAATGGACTTTTGTACGTTAGCATTTGCAGATAGAAATATTACTTTTGTAGAGATAGACGATTATACTAGCCCGGCAAGCGGAACAGCTTATACGCTTAAACAGTGCCAGCATTTAATATCTAGTTCATTTTGGTATGTACCCTGCGACACTTATTTTGCAGAATCTGTAATAGACAAAATTGGCATAGACGATTGTTATTTCGTTAAACAAGTAGCCGAGTCTGACTCGCATTTATACACTATGTTTAACGTTGCTCCTGATTTTAAAATAACCGACATAACATTTAAACAAACAGTAAGAGAAGATTGGTTAGCTTATACAGGCTTGGCATTTATAAATGACTATCGAGGATTTTTAGATCGTCTTAATCGATTAGAAAGTAATGAGTTTATTTTTATTATCGAACCGGGCTCCGACGTAGCAGAATTAAACACATGGCAGGACTTTGGCAATCCAGAAGAATATCAAACAGCACTGACTAAAAGCCAAAAGTTTGATTTTACTAAAAAAGATGAATTAACTTATATTACAAATAATCGCGTAGTCAAATGGTGGTTAGATCCTACAGTTGCGCAAAAGAAATATAAAAAATTTGCAACTAATATGCAAGTATTCCCTCCTAATTGCCAGCACAGCGGCAATTATATTGCATATGATTATTGGCCGGGCGCAACGCTGTATCAATATAATAATCCAGATAGGTTCGACGATTTTTTGGTATGGTTAGAAACTTCCGTATGGCAAGATTATGCCATCAATATAGAACAAGCAAGTTTGGAGTTTTATAAAGATAAAACATTAAGTAGAATTAAAAAGTTCGTTGACAAGTATCCGCATTTACCCGCTATTAAAACAGTAAATGGTCTAGCAGTTAAAGACTATACAGAATACCTCGATGCTATTGATTGGCAATATTTAAGTACGGTTAATCGACCGGGCTTTATGCACGGTGATTTACAATTTGATAATGTTATTATTGACGAACACGGCAATTTTAAACTAATTGACTGGCGACATGAATTTGCAGGATTAGTAGAGTATGGAGACATTTACTATGACTTGGCAAAAATGTCTGGCGGGTTTATAATTAACTATGCTAATATTAAAGGACATAATTTTGATGTTGAAGTAGATGATAACTTAAATGCAGTGTTAAGTATTCCTAATATTGACAATATAACCATTTATCAACGCAAGCTAAAGAAATATATACTAGATAATAATTTAGATTATAAAAAAGTACAAACACTAATACCTATTATATTTTGGAATATGGCACCGCTACACACGGCACCGTTTGATATATTTTTATGGTATTTAGGTCTTAAGCTATTTGCAGAATTAGAACAATGAAACAATATATAAGTTTAAGTCAATTCCCTGGAACAACAGGGAAATACTATTATTCTAAATTCTTTGAATACTATAATATTCCTGCACAATATACCCCTATGGCAGCGGATAACATAGCAGAAAGTATACAACACGCTAAACAGCAAAATATCGCTGGTATTAGCGTAAGCATGCCTTTTAAGAGTGCAGTTATTGAATTGTTAGACGAGCTAGACATCGCCCTAGCCGAGTATCCAAGTTGTAATACTATCGTGAATAGCAACGGAGTATTACGAGGATATAATGCAGACTTGGCAGGCGTTGAGTATAGTTGCAAACAAATTAAACAAGATGATGTAATTACTATACTGGGTATGGGCGCTATGGGATCTATGTTTGCAGAATACTTAACAAAGAACGGTTATACAAACTTAAACATATGTGCTAGAAAGCTAGACACTTGGAATAACAGATTTAAACAGTCCGATGTTATTATTAATTGTTCGGCACTGGGTACAAGTTCTAGCAATAGTCCTTTTTTACCGGGACAACTTGACCCCGGTACTAGACTAGTTATAGATTTAGCTATCAAGGATAACGAACTTAAAAACCAATGTGCGATACTAGGAGTTAAATACACGAGTGGAATTGAATTTTATAAACAACAATTCTTAAAACAATTTGAAATTTACACTGGCATTAAGCCCGATAGTGCAAAGTTCGATGAATTCGAAAGACAGCTACATGAAAAAATTTAAATTAGGCTTTGGCCCCATGAGTAGTAGAATTATTAAATCTATCGCCAAATACTCTAAAGAACACAATTATCCGCTGATGCTAATTGCAAGTCGCAATCAAGTTGATGCAACAACCGGATATGTTTGCACTAGTCAAGAACTAGTAGACTTGGTTGCAGAGTTTAAAACGGACAATTTACTTGTTTGCCGCGATCATTGCGGTCCGTACTTTGCAGACTTGGATAAGAATTTAGGACTAGAAGCCGCAATTGTTCGTTGTAAGCAAACTATTGCAGCAGACATTAGTGCAGGCTTTGATATTATACATATAGACGTTAGTCGTGTGCAAGATGATCCTTTGGGAGTAGCAGCACATTTAATGGATTATGCTATTAGTTTGAATCCTAATATTCGGTTTGAATTCGGCAGCGAAGATAACACGGGAATCGACATCGAGTCGAGTTTGTCTAGACTAGAAAGTCAATTTGAATTTTTAACAAAATACAAAGACCATGTGGTATTTTTTGTCACGCAAACAGGTAGTTTGACAAAAGCAGAACAAGCAGGCAAGTTTAGTACAGATAGAAATAAACAAGTAGCTGCACAAATACACGCCGCAGGATACTTGTTTAAGGAACACAACGCTGATTACTTTGATCAATATGCATTAGAACAACGAGTAGATGCAGGCATTGACAGTTTGAATATTGCCCCGCAATTAGGTAAGATACAAACGGAAATTACTAAAAAGTTTGCAAGCGAAACAGCCTGGGCAGAGTTTGCCGAGTATGTTTATGAACAAAAGTATTGGGCACGTTGGGTAGAAGATGCAGGTGCTGACCGTGAACAAGCCGTTGCAGTAAGTGCTCACTATTGTTTTAGCACTGTTGAATATATGAAAGTTATTACTAGCATAATTGATTTGCCTGCATTTGAAGCAGCAGTCGATCGTGCTATTGTCGAACTTATTGAGCTTTATAAGAAGTTTGATAAGGATGCTGAAGAAGCAGAGTTCCAAGCTAAATTACAACGCCGACTAGAAGAACTACGTCGCAGAGATCCTTTTATTTACAGATGAACATTTGGGGAATTAGTGCCAACAGTCATGATGCTGCAATAAGCGTTTGGCACGATAAAGAATTAAAATTTGCAGCACACAGCGAACGCTATTCGGGTATTAAAAACGATGGCGATTTGTGCGAGGGTCTTATAAAAGATGCCGAACAATTTGGTCGTCCTGATTTAATTGTTTGGTATGAAGATCCTGTTAAGAAAACTGCTAGACAGTTTTATGCAGGACAAGGCGACAAATCCGAAGAAAATGATGTACACGCATACTTACACAAGTACGGACTAACTGCACCTGTTGAGATCGGACAACATCATAAAAGCCATGCAGCAGCAGGATATTATACAAGTGGATTTACTGATGCTACTGTAGTTGTTATCGATAGTATTGGCGAATTTGAAACTCTAACTGTTTGGCAAGGACAAGGAAACGATTTGTCGCAAGTTTATTCGCAAGGATACCCCGACAGTGTTGGCCTTTGGTTTAGTGCTATGACACAACGTTGCGGCTTAAAGCCCAACGAAGAAGAATATATTCTAATGGGCATGGCTGCATATGGCGATCCCGAACGTTTAAAACAAGATATCTACACGGACTTCTTTGAAAAGATTGCAGGACCTGAAATTAAATTTAAACGCAACTTGCATAGAGGTTGCCCCGATTGGCGCATTGATTTGACTAAACAACAAGATGTATATGACATAGCAGCAGCAACGCAGCGAGTATATGAAGAATTGTTGCAAGGTATTAGCACGTGGGCAAGAGAAAAAATGCCTAGTAAAAATTTAGTACTCATGGGCGGCTGTGCGTTAAATTGTGTTGCCAACAGCAACATTACTGGCGACTGGGATAATGTTTGGATTATGCCAAACCCCGGTGATGCTGGATCTAGTGTAGGTGCAGTATGCGCTTACCATGGAGAACAAGTTAACTGGCCGGGCGCTTATATTGGCTATGACTTGGGCGATGACTATCCAGTGGAGGAACTAATAAATGAACTCAAAACTAACAAAATTGTGGGAGTGGCTAGCGGTAGAGCTGAGTTCGGCCCAAGAGCTCTTGGCCACCGCAGTTTATTGGCAGACCCCAGAGGACACGAAATCAAAGACACCGTCAACGCAATCAAGCGAAGACAAAAGTTTAGACCATTCGCCCCCGCAATCCTAGAAGAACATGTACACGAGTATTTTGAAATGCCAAAAGGCATAACTGCTAGTCCATTTATGCAGTTTGTTGCCAAATGTAAAAAACCTGACGAATTCCCTGCTATTATACACGCAGATGGAACTAGCAGAGTGCAAACGGTTAGCAAGAACGACAGTCCTGGATTTAGAGCATTACTAGAAGCATGGTATGCAGCAACCGGTTGCCCCATTCTACTTAATACTAGTTTAAACATCAAAGGTATGCCAATGGTTAATACGCTAGAAGATGCTAAAGACTTTTATGCAAAGTACAATGTCCGCGTTGTATCCTGATAAGAAATATTAAATACTAGCATAATGCTAGATGTATTTTTTCTTAGTTATAACGAACCATACGCCGATGAGAACTACGAACTTTTATTGAAAAAGGTTCCACATGCTCGTCGTGTAAATGGTATTCGAGGCTTTACAGAAGCACATCAAGAATGTGCCAAAAGAAGTTTTACCAATAACTTTTATGTTGTAGATTCTGATGCTATAATAGTTGATGACTTTACTTTTGACTTTACGCCCAGTAAACATTTAACTTGGTGGGGTATTCCGGAAGCAGAATGTTTGTGTTTATGGAATAGCCAAAATCCAATCAACGGATTAGTTTACGGACACGGCGGTGTTAAGTTATTGCCAAAAGCAAGTTTATTAACTAAAAATCCGGATACAATTGATTTTACAACCGGATTTGGATTAAGCATTAAAGTGTTCGATACTGTTAGCAACATAACAAAATTTAACTATGACGAGTTTAGCACTTGGCGTAGTGCGTTTCGCGAATGTGTTAAGCTAACAACGAACTTAACTAACGACGAACTTAAATATAAGTTAAATTATAATTTAGTAGAGTTAGAAAAGATACGAAATGAAAGTCGTGCAAGACTCGAAATATGGATGACTAAAGGTGCCAAGAAACCGTTTGGTAAGTATGCATTAAACGGTGCAATCGCTGGCAACCGATACGGAACTGAAAATGCAGCAGACCGAGAAGCATTGAAACAAATTAACAATTTAGACTGGATGAAAGATGAGTTTATTAAATTCTATAACAACTAAAAACATAGCAGTACCAAAACAAGACGAAGTTATTAAACTTAAAGACATGCCTGTTGTCTTTTTAAGCTACGACGAACCTAATGCAGATGAAAATTTTGAATATTTAAAGTCAAAACACCCTAATTATAAAAAAATTAAACGAGTGCATGGCGTTAAGGGATTTGATGCAGCACACAAAGAAGCCGCTCGTGTAGCAGATTCTGAACGCTTTTTTACTATAGATGCAGATTGTCGTGTCGACCGTGCTATATGGTCTAAAAGCATTAAACTAACCCCGGATATTGCACAAGCAACATTGAGTTGGAGCAGCAGAAACATTGTCAATGGCTTAGTATACGGCAACGGCGGAGTTAAGCTATGGTATTCCGAGCATGTTAAAAACATGCAAAGTCACGAAGCTGCTGATAAAGAAGATGGCAGAAACAATGTGGATTTTTGTTGGGACCCTGCTAACTATAAACAAATGAACAGCACATATGGCGTGGTGCATAACAACTCTACTGCCAAGCAAGCCTTTAGAGCAGGTTATCGCGAAGGCATTAAAATGGGCTTGGACCAAGGCAACTTGGTAGCAGTGGAAGATTTTAATCATAAAATGTATCCTGCTAACTATGCTCGTTGGTTGATTTGGATGACTGTTGGCCGCGATGTTGAAAACGGCGATTGGTCCATTTACGGAGCAAGATTAGCTGCTCGCATGTTATATATCGATCGTGTTGACCATACAACAATTGCAGATTACGATTGGTTTGATAAATTCTGGGAACAACAATGCCAAGAACTTAATCACGGCGAGTATTTGGAAAGTCATAGCCATAGAATTGCAAACGAACTTAGAACTCAACTTAATTTACCTTTAGTAGAATTAGATGCAGACCAAAGCACATGGTTTAAGCATGTGCATATCAGCCCGAGCAAAGGTCAAGGATGGCCGGAATTATTAAACCAAAGTGCATTGCCGTTATATGGATTTACTCTCCCAAAATTCTAATATCCCTGTATACTTTTTATACACAGATGAAAAGAACTTAAATGCAAATTGGAACAGACTATTAAAATTCGCCCCTGAAGCTGTGGCAGTTAGTAGCATTGGTTCTATATTCGAAAGCCACAAGCATATTGCAAAACAATGTGCCTCGGATAGATTTTATGTAGTCGATGCAGATTGTTGGATTGTTGATAGATTTAGTTTTGATAAAAAGATAGATTTAACACCGCGCAGTGTTGCAGTGTTTAGGGCAAAGAATCCGATCAATGGATTAGTTTACGGTCATGGCGGGATTAAATTGTTCAGCAAAGATTGTTTTGACGTGGAGCGTCTCAATCGTCCCGACATGACCACCACTCTTGCAGATAGTTATATTAAAGTTAATATACTAGCAAGCGAACACAGATTTAATTACACTCCGTATGCTACGTGGCGAACAGCGTTTAGAGAAGCTATAAAGTTAAGTGCTGGTATTAATAAAAACAACAACGATCAAGAAAGCCTCGATCGCCTTAACATGTGGCTTAACGCAGGTAATGAAGCAGAGTATGGATATTTTGCCATACAAGGTGCCCGCGCTGGCGAGCAGTATGCTAGAACAAAAAATGCAGACTTTACGTTGGTAAACGATTTTGATTGGCTACAAGAACAATTTAATACTTGGGTTGGAATTTAATGTTAGACGATAATTCTATTACCTGGTTATTTGGTATTGAAAAATACTTTCACTTTCAGCGTCAATTCGATCAAGAACTGTTTATTCGTTCGTTGATTAATTTAAAATACAGCGACCAAATAAACAAGCCATGGAAGTTGCGTGATTTAATAACTTTAGATTACTCGCTATATCCTACAGATAGCAGAGAACATCGCACTAATATATACACTAAGTTATGTGTCGAAAATAATATAACAACTCAAGAAGTAGTTTACTTGTTAAGTTCGATTTGGCCAACAGACGCATTGATTAGTAAGTTGCATCACATAGTAGCGTTAAACCAGGGAGAACTGTTAGCAACAGTATTTTCTAAAGGGCAAGTGTTTAGTAAAATATGGATGTCGGAAATACTTTCTAAGTTTGATTTAAAGTTCGATAGTATTTTATTAATCGGTGGCTGGCTAGCACATCATACTTTATATTTGAATGATGTTAAGTTTAATGAGCTTTACAGCATTGATCCCGATTCGAGCATAAACGAGTTGATTGAAATTGTTAACCCTGGTGCTATAGTTGTTAATAAACAAATAAACGAGTGCTTTGATTTTGCAAATAATATTACAATATATGGTAAAACAATACTACCAAGTTTAGTTATCAATACTTCTGCAGAGCATATGGACAACGCATGGTACGAAAAACTTGCACCCGGGACAAAAGTCTTTATTGAAAGCAATGATTATGATATACCCGAGCACATTAACTGGTGCACAAATTTAGAAAACTTTGCAGCTAAGTATCCTATGCAAACAGTTTATTATCGCGGAGAATTGGCACTTTCTAAATACAAGCGTTTTGCACTTTACGGAATAAAATAATGTATAACTATAGCGAAATAAAAACAGTGCATCTAGAAATGACCGAAGCATGCAATGCTTCTTGTCCTATGTGTGCGAGAAATCTAAACGGAGGCGAGGTTAGTCCTTTATTACACGGTGCAGAATTATCTATCGCAGATATCGAAAAAATATTCACAGTAGATTTTATTAAACAGTTGGATCGAATTTACATGTGCGGGAACTACGGCGACCCGGCGGTAGCAAGCGACACCCTCGAAGCTTTTGCGTACTTTAGAGAAAACAATCCTAAAATAAATCTAAGCATGCATACTAACGGCAGTATGAAAAAGCCAGAATGGTGGGCAGAACTTGCGGGAGTTATCGGCAAACGAGGTTATGTTATATTTGGCATCGACGGACTTGAGGATACTAATCATTTATATAGACAAGGAACTGTTTGGAAAAAGATTATGGAAAATGCCCGAGCGTTTATCGAAGCCGGCGGTAGAGCACGTTGGGATTATATCGTATTTGCACACAATGAACATCAAGTGGAGCAAGCCGAGCAATTGGCAAAGGATATGAACTTTGAAAAGTTTAATGTTAAAAAGTCAAACAGATTCTTTAGCAACACCCGCGGCGAAGTTAAACAAGAGCACCAAGCAGGTAATCGCAAAGGTGCTGCAACTACTTTACTTGCCATGCCCACCGATCCTAAATATCACAACCAAGCTATTAAAAAATTGAGTGACTTAACCAAAGGACAACAGTCCGATCCGTATCAGCTGATTACAACTGTAGCAGACTTAGAAGGTAAAGTTGGCAGTCAACGGTTTTCTTCGGACCCTGATAAGAAAAAGCCAATGGAAAAGTATTGGGACGAAGTCCCAATCAAATGTAAAGTAGCCGAAGAAAAAAGCATTTACATAACAGCAGAAGGATATTTGCAACCATGCTGCTGGACTGCTGGACAAATGTATGTGTGGTACTGGAAAGACCGTGGAGGACAAATTTGGAACGCTATAGATCAAGCAGGACTAGATACACTTGATTTAAAACAACATTCTCTAGAACAAGTTATAAGTGGTAAATTCATTCAAGAAGTCATTCCCGACAGTTGGAGCAAACCCAGCTGTGCAGAGGGAAAACTGGCAGTATGTGCCAAGACTTGCGGCACTAAATACGATGTATTTACAAGCCAATTTAAATGAATTTACAACAAATTAAAAAAATAGAACTAGAAATTTCTAGTAATTGCAATGCAGCTTGTCCGGGCTGTGCAAGAACACAATATCAAGGTGATTTTTCTGTAGAGAATATTACATTAGAGCAAATTAAAAATATCTTTCCTGATAGAGAATCTATTGTTGATAAGAATTTTAAATTGTGCGGGGTGTTAGGCGATCCAATTATCAACAAGGACTGTTTAGAAATCGTGCGTTATATTGTTGCCAATGACGGATACTGCCAACTTAGCACTAACGCTGGATTACGAGATGCTGAGTTCTGGACAGAACTTGGTGTGCTGTCTAAATATACCAATCGTGTTGATGTAAATTTTTGTATAGACGGTCACCGAGACACTAATCACATTTATCGTATTGGCACAGACTGGGCAGTTATTGAACGCAACCTAGAAGCATATTGTTCGGCAACTGAATATAAACCTGCAGGGACCTGGGTTTATATTGTATTCGATCATAACGAACACGAACTAGAAACGGCCCAGAAGCATGCCGAACGCTTGGGATTACAATTTGCAACAAGAACAGGTATGCGAAATAGCTTGCATAACTGGGTAAGCGACTTAAAAAGAAAAAACAAAGAAACTAAACAGGTAGAATATTCTACCCAAGTTATAACAACTAGCGGAGCAAAAGAGCATAGTAAAAAGGCAATTGTTGCCGAGCTAGATAATTTTATTAAACTGGCAGAAGAAAAGAAAAATAGAAAAGCTCCGCCGCCAAATATTACTTTTATGCTAACTGAAGAAGATGCATACGAACAGAAGAAACAAGAAATAGTTTCATCCATTAAATGCAAATTATATCACGAACGAGAACTGTTTATTGCTAGCAACATGACTGTATGGCCGTGCTGCTTCTTATGGGACAATATGTTCAGACGTAAAGAACAAATTGTCGATAAGCTAGGTATATTTGACGAAGAATGGAATAGTTTAAAAAAACATTCTATAGACGAGATATTAGAGCACCCGTGGTTTGATCATTTACTTCGTGCTTCCTGGGACCCGGATCACCCGCTACATTTTAATAGATGTATTAGAACATGTGCTTACAATAAGGCATATCAAAACGAATTTAATTATAAGGATAAGAAATAATGCAAAAGCTACCAAGTAAAACTTTTTGTATTTTACCGTGGGTGCATTTAAGCACTCGCCCAAACGGACATATGCGTGTATGCTGTACGGCAAATGCCAGCAGTGTAGGTCCCACTAACGACAAGGAGCATGGTGGCGAAGTCGGAGTTCTAAAACAAGAAGATGGCAAACCGGCTAACTTAAACGTTACGGACTTTCTAAGTAGTTGGAATAATACTTACATGAAAAACACTCGCTTGAAAATGTTGGCAGGCGAAGAACCTCCGAGTTGTACCAAATGCTATAAAGAAGAACGCGAAGGGCATAAAAGCAAACGTCAATGGGAAACAGCGTATTGGAGCCAACGAGTTGATTTAAACAAGCTATTAGCAGACACAGACACTGATGGAAGTGTTCCTCCGCAAATTACGTATATCGACATGCGTTTTGGTACTAAGTGCAACTTGGCTTGTGTTATGTGCAGCCCGCATGACAGTAGTTTATGGATTCCTGAATGGAATAAAATTTATCCAAATATCTCCAACCCGGTGCTTAAAGAAACAATGGGCTGGGATAAAAATGAACAAGCTACAAATGGCGCAAGTTACAACTGGCATAAAAACAATCCAGAGTTTTGGACGCAGTTATGGGAACAGATTCCTAACATGAAGCAACTTTATTTTGCAGGCGGCGAGCCGTTGATTATCGACGAACACTATGAAATTTTGGAGCAGTGTATTAAACAAGGCTATGCCAAAGATATGGAAATACGTTATAACAGCAATGGCGTAGAATGGCGTGAAGACTTGTTTGAACTTTGGAGCCATTTTAAGCTAGTACGTTTCCATTATAGCGTAGACGCAGTAGGCGAACGAAACGATTACATTCGTTATCCGAGCAAATGGGACCGCAACTTAGAAGCATTTAAGCAGTTGGATGAATTGACAGGCGATAACGTAGAAGTTACAATAGCATGTGCAGTGCAGGCTTTAAACATTTATTATATTCCCGAGTTCTTAAAGTGGAAGTTAGAACACGGATTTAAAAAGGTTAACATGTGGCCATTTGGCGCAGGTGGCATCAACTATCATTTTGTGTACCATCCACCGCATTTAAACGTTAAAGTATTGCCAATGTGGTTTAAAGACGAAATTGAACGCAAGTACGAAGAATTTATACCATGGTGGCAAGCCAACTGGCAAAAAGGTGTGCCCGAATGGCATAAAGGAAAAGTCACGCAAGAAATGTTCGATTCTGCGGATTACGGTATTAGCAGATTACGTGGCATGATTAAGTTTGCCAAGAGCGAAGACTGGAGTAATAGATTGCCGGAGATGAAGCAATATTTAGAAGCATTAGATGCACATCGAGGAACAAACTTTTACGAAACATTCCCTGAAATGAAGGATATATTTAAAGATGTTTGAACGAAACACTAATGTAGGTTTTGATTTTAATTGGAGCAGAGTTCCTGACTCTAATATAACTAAAAGAAACATAACCGTTATACATGACTTTTTGCAAGAAAATAAAAAGAATGTAGATTGGAATAATATTTACAATATAAATGGTATTCCTATTTACTTGAATCGAGAGGAAGAAAACATAGCAATAACATTAAGTGGCGGTGCAGACAGCTCGATGTTATTATTTTTGCTATGCAGTTTGATAGAAGACTTAAAAATAAATCCAACTATTCATGCGATTACAATGGTTAGATTTTGGCGAGATAGAATTTATATAGAAGATTTAGTTGCAAACGTTATTGGCTTTATAAATTCTAGATTCCCTAATATAAAAATAAAATCTCATTTTGGATTCATTCCTACCGCGTTAGAAACTACTCCTTTAGAAAATTTAAATTTTAGACTAGATCCTGCATGGTCGGGGAGAAAACCTGACGATTTAAAGGGCCGATTTGCTGATGTTTATGCCGTAGGCGATTATTCTGATTATGTATGCAGCAGAAATAATATCGGTTATTCTTATACAGGAACAACTACTAACCCCGAGCACCATATTGCATTGGCTCCTGAATTTAGAAATGTTAAGGAAATAGATCCCAACAGATACAGCTATCAATTTTTTAAGAAAATAGGAAAAAATACTTTTTCAATGGGTCCATTTGAATATATACAAAAAAACTGGGTTATGGCGCAGTACGAAAACTTCGGGTTAGAAGATTATATGATGATGACTCGTAGCTGCGAAGGCGGAAAACATAATATGGATTTAACTTTCGGCCCCGGTAAATGGACGGCCGAAGGAAGCAAATATGTCTGCGGTCGTTGTTTTTTCTGCAATGAAAGATCATGGGCATTAGATTCGAAAATGCCGTTTTTAATTAAGAAATAACATGACTAATCCGATTACTTGCTATTATACATTAGGCGGCATAAACTATAAAAATGGCTTTGTTACAAGCTGCCCGCAACAAAGCGACCAGCTTTACATTATGAAAGAAGGGCAATCTATTAAGCCCAGTGATATCATTAATTCCGAGGGCTTTAAAAAGCACAGAAAAGAAATGATGTCCGGACAATGGAGCGCAGGTTGTCATTTATGTAAAGAAATTGAAGTAAATGGCGCCGGGCATAGTATGAGAAAGGATTACCCTGCAACAACGTTACACTATAATGAAGAAACTGGAGAAATTGATTTTGCTGGCGTAAAGCATTTAGAGTTGCGTTTTAGTAACGCATGCAATTTTGCATGTTTGCATTGTAGCGATGTGTATAGTAGCGGCTGGATGAGTAAATTAAAATACTACGAACCAGACAAAGATGACTTTAGATTTCAGTTGATTCAATTAACCAAAAAGATGCATCGTGTTGGCGCAGAAGATAAACTATCTATTGACATTGATATAGAAAGCATGGAAGTTATTGTTAATGACTTAATTGCAAACTTTCCTAACTTAGAAAAAATCGACTTCGCCGGTGGAGAAGTATTATATCAAAAGCAATTCTTGCCATGCTTAGAGTTATTAGCAACACATCCTAATGCAAAAAACATAGGAATAGTATTTCATTCTAACTTTAATGCTCGCGCAGACCTTCATAGATTATACAATGCATTAAAGAATTTTAAATGCACTCCGGAATTGCCAGAATCTATAACGACGACAATTATGTTAAGTTTAGATTCCGGCAAGAATATTTACGACTACTTCAGAACTGGTCAATGGGAAGTTCTTAAACAAAATTTGAGTGAGTTCAATTCATATGATATCGACAATAAAATAAAATTAACAATTGTATGTACTACAAGCGCTTACCAAATTATGGACATTGAAAACATTTTTAGTTCTTTCTTAGAATTAGACGTGAATGAGATTAGCTCTAGTATCGTATATACACCTAAATACTTAAATCCATCATTGATGATGTTAAATTTTAAAGACAGTGTGCTAGCGGATTTGGAATCTACAAAGAAAATAATAGCCAATGCAAATTTTGAAAGATATAAAAATATTGCCGTAACGTCAAAAAAACGTTCGTGGCATCCGGTTGCAAAAACATTTAAAGATATAATTTCGGCACAAGACGCAATAGAAAATATTAAAACATATATTACTAATACTGTTCTACCAGACACAGAATATATGGTTATGTCGTTAGAGCATTATATAGGCAAAACAGACAAGATCTGGAAACAAGAATTTAATGAAAGATTTGTTAAGTACAAATACATAGACGGAAAGATTATAAGGAACGAACATGATTGATTTTAGTGCAAGCAACGATTTATACAAGAATATACCAGAGTCGTACGGGAACATTCGACTATTCCGTTTCGACGGATTAGATCTACCATTTAATCCCGATTGGAAGAACATTGGTATTAACTTAAGTGGCGGCGCCGACAGTAGTTGTTTGCTAATGTTGTTATGCAAAATTATAGAAGAAACTAAATCTGATTGCCGGGTACATGTAATCCAACATCATCGTTGCTGGAATATTCGTCCGTGGCAAGGCCCAGTTGCATTAGAAGTTTTTAACAAATTTAAAGAATTATTCCCCGCTATAGAATTCATTCGCTATAAAAATTTCATCCCTGTTGAATTAGAATGGGGCGTACTTGGTCCTATTACAACAGATGCAAAAGGCCGTCCTCGATCCGGCGATCAAATCATTGTAGATTCGTTTAACGAATATGTAATGTACAACGAAAATATTGATGCTATGTATAATGGTACTAGCAGAAACCCTGATGTAGATTTGCCTCATAAAATGATGAATAGAGAAAAGTCTGCAGAACAAGGCGAGGTTCGTGACTTAATCTTTAAGAAAGTAAAGGGCTTAGTAATACTTCCTTTTAAGTTCGTTCGTAAGGATTGGATTGTAGCACAATTTTATCGTCAAGGACGTGCAGACTTGTATAATACAACACGTAGTTGCGAAGGCAATGTAGGGCATGCAACTAGTGCAGAATTGATCCCGACATTAGAAGATTACAAACCTGGTATGTATGTTCCGTTGTGTAAAGAATGTTTTTGGTGCTTAGAGAGAGACTGGGCAGATAGCAAATTAGAAGAAACATTAGCGAAACTAAATGACTAATACCTTTTGCCCTATTCCGTGGAACTTTCAAGCTATTCGCGCAAACGGTGACGTTCGTATTTGCTGTCAAGCCAACGTGACTAAGAACCAAGGTGTTATACGTAAACTAGATGGTACGGCTTACAATGCAGGTCGTGATGATTTAGTGGAAGCCCGCAATGCCGAGCTTATGAAAATAGTTCGTAAGAATATGCTAGCAGGCGAATGGAGTGATGAATGTGGGCGCTGTAAAAGCGAAGAAGAAAACGGCCTAGTAAGTCGTCGCAGTTATGAAAACCAACAGTGGATTATGAACGTTAGTGCGGTTGCATCGGCAACTCAAGAAGATGGAACCATTGCAGTAGAAGATTTTCCTGTACATTATTATGATTTACGATTTGGTAATTTTTGCAACTTAAAGTGCAGAATGTGTGGCCCTACTGATAGTAATGCATGGTACGACGATTGGATAGAATTAACAGGTACAAGCGAGTTTAAAGATACTAGCGGGATCATACAAATAACCAAAACCGACAAAGGATATAGTGTGCCGCAATTCGATTGGTGCAATCATGAACCGTTTTGGGAACACTTAGAAAAGAATATGCATAATATAGAGCATGTATATTTTGCAGGTGGCGAACCAATGTTGATAGAACGTCATTATGACTTTTTAGAACGTTGCGTAATTAGCGGTGCCGCCAAGAAGATGGTAATCGAATACAATACAAACATGAGCACGTTGCCAACTAGAGTGTTAAATCTATGGGCAAAGTTTAAACAAGTTCGTATTGGTGCAAGTGTCGATGGCATGGAAGCAGTATTAGAATATCAACGAAATCCTGCTAAATGGGATAAAGTGCTTGGAAACTTATATAAAGTTGATGCACTACCAAACAATGTTATTAGTTGGTTGGCTTTTACAGTTACGGCATATAATGTATTGCATATGATTGACTTTATGAAGTGGAAACTAACTGAAAGCAATTTTAATCGTATTAATTCTAGCACACGCAGACCTATAATAACTTATCATGTTGCACATCATCCTAAACATTTAAACATTCGCGTATTACCTGCAGAATTTAAACAAGAAGTCGCGCACAGGTACGCAGAATTTTTACTTTGGATAGAACAAAGTTCTTTTAACGAGCACGTAAAACGCCATGCAAAAGAAATAGTAAATGGCGTAGTTAGTTATATGCAAAGTGATGATTACTATGATGAACACTGGCAAACATTTGTTAAATACACTGTAGAATTAGATGCAATAAGAAACGAATCTATAAAAGAAGTTGAACCGGAATTTAAAAAATACATATGAGCAAATTAATATATGAATACGATACACTCGATTTATTGACAGGTAGTGTATTTCAAGTGACATGGGACTTGGGACGTCGTTGTAATTACGATTGCAGTTATTGCCCTGTACATAGGCATGATAATTTTAGCCCGCATGCAACGTTAGAAGAATTAAAAAAGAACGCAGATTTTGTGTTCAAGTATATCTCGCTGTATATGAAGTATAGAAATTACAAAGAAGCAAGTATTAGTTTCACTGGTGGAGAACCAACAGTCAATCCTAACTTTATTCCTTTTATAAAATATCTAAACGAAACTTATGAAGCGAATTATAAAGATCAATATTTTTGCTCGTTCGCGCTCACTAGTAATGGAGCTATGAGCGAAAAGATGGCCGATGCAATTGTAGATAATTTTAGTCATATTACTATTAGCTATCATACAGAAGCAGACGAGACAATTAAAAAGAATGTGTTAGAGCGTATACAACAGATTTACGCAAAAGGCTCTATCAACCCATGTTCTGTTAGTATCAACGTTATGTTTCATGCACAATACTTCGACGAGTGTGTTAAGGTTTGTGAATTCCTTGATAGTAAGAATATTACATATGTTCCGCGTGTCATTGGCGAAGATCCTGATAGTCGACCTAGCTTCGCGCACAAATACACCGAAGCTCAAATGCAATGGATGAAAGATCATTGGGATAAGAAAAATAAAAAGGTAAACGAAAATGTCTGATGAAAAGAAATTAGGAATGAAAATCGGACGCCCGTGCTGTGGCGGACGAACCATGTGCTTTAGTAAGCAAGAAGAAAGCATCAAAGGTATTTTTAGTGGGCAACGCGAATTTAAAGGTTGGCATTGCAGCGTTAATTGGTTTTTCTTTCACATAGAGCAACAAACAGGTAATGTATTTCATCATCAAACTTGCCAAGCGCAATTTGGAGAAACACGAGGTCCGATTGGCACATTGCAAGACAGTGATAAGATATTAGAAGAACTAGAACGCAATTTGCAAAACCAAACAATGCCAACGATTATCTGCCCTAAGAAAACTTGCGGTTGTGGCATGTGCGCACCAAAGAGTGCAAACAAAGAAGATTACAAGCGTGTATTCTTCCAGCATTTAAATGATACTTCTGTATTTAAAAACTCGGGATTGTGATGGCAGGCGAAACAAAACACTATTGCCCTATACCTTTCCATCATATTGCTATACGCCCTGATGGTAATATCCAACCATGTTGTTCGTACCGTTGGGAAGAAGTTCCAAAAGACTTTAATTTACAATATAAAGATTTATTTTTATCTCATCCTCATATGATCGAGATTAGAGATAAACTTCGCAAAGACAAACCTGTAGCAGGCTGCTCTCGTTGTTATGAATCCGAGCAGCTAACAGGTAAAAGTATGCGAACAGAGTACATTCAAGAATCGCGACTAGGATTTAGCGAAGTCCCGCCCGCAGAACCCACATTAACTTATATCGACTTGGCATTGAGTAATGCATGTAACAATAGATGCAGAATGTGCAGTTACGAATTAAGTACAAATTGGTACAGCGATAGCAAAAAACTAGGCATAGAAATCCCAAGAGGTTTAATCGAATTAGACAACAACTTCGACGATATTGATTTTTCCAAACTAACATATATCAAGCTCATTGGCGGCGAACCTTTAATGGAGCAAACTAAGTTTATTGAGATTCTAAAAAAATGCAAGCTAGACACATTAAATGTATTGATTACAACTAATTCTACTATGCGCCCCGGTGATGAATTGTTATCATTATTGCAAGCATGTAAGAAAGTTCGTTGGAATCTGAGTATTGATGCATATGGTGAATTTAATAACTTTCTGCGCAAAGGAAGTAAATGGGACGAAGTCGCTGCTAATCTCGATTGGTATTATAACATGTTTCCTGGGTGCATCAACGTTAATGGAGTCGTGAGCATTTACAATTCTAATAATTTCTTCTTGTTAGTAGATTATATAGAAAGCAAGTATAAAAATATTAGAATCGCATTTAACATGATAGACGGGCACGATTGGATGCATCCAAAGCACTTGCCCGAGCTGTACAAACAAAAAATAATAGATATTCTTAAACAACAAAGTCACCCTATTGTCAATCGTGTAATAGATGCGATCAAGCAACAAGGCGATACTAAAGAATTTATTGCGCAAGACACTAAGTTAAATCAACTTAGAACAGAAACGTGGGAAGCATACAATCCTGAATTATATGCAATGATATATGAAGCCGGAAGTAAATAATACTTTTTGTTTTTATCCATTTAGACAAATTGCTTTAAAAGATTTCCGAGGCTCGCAATTAGAAATGGCATGGCCTTGCTGCATGATGGGCAACAAAACTTCTGTCGGCGATGATTCGGACAAATTAAAAATTCCAAATATAAATTCGATGCAACCGGATGAAATTTTTAATCATCCTAGAATGCAACAGCTTAGAACAAATTTACTAAATGGAATTAAAGATTCTGCTTGTGAAATTTGTTGGGGACAAGAATCTAAGGGTATTAAAACTTTCAGATTCTCTTCCGAATTACACAATACTGTGATTGATTTAAAAAATCCAACACTAACTAGTATAGACATAACCAACTCCAGGGAATGTAATTTACGGTGCAGAATGTGTTCTCCTGTTTCTAGCAATCAATTGATGAAGGATTATAAATTCTTCGAAGAACATAGTTTATTAACTAAATTCTATTCAGCAAACACCGGGCGATGGAAAAGTAATAATTCTCTTTTAAAATATTCTCCCACCGATTCTATTCAATGGGATTGGTTGATGAAAAATACCGACAAAATTAAATATATTCAAGTTTCCGGCGGAGAACCTTTTTACGATTCTAAAACAATAAAACTAATAGATAGATATATAGAAACAGGCGCAGCTAAAGACACTACATTGTCTTTCATAACCAATGGTACAATGTTTACTTCCGAACTAATGGAAAAACTAAATCAATTTAAAGCAAATGATCATTCAGTAAGCATAGACGGTTATGGGTTAGCTTATGAATATATACGTTATCCTTCTACATTCTCTGGTTTAGAAAAATCACTAAAAACTTTTTTAGATCTATCTACCACGAATAAAAAATTATTAACAAGCATAGTAGTAAGTTCGCTAAATGTCGCATCGTTAGTTGACTATGTTAAATGGTTAAGAGAATTTGCGCCGGGATCGACTATAATTTTTACAGAAATTTTACCAAGCGAACGCGGGACTAGTTTATTTAGAATGCCAATCTACTTGTTACAACAAGCACTGGATCGACTTGCAATATTTGATAACAACGATAACGAAATAAACAATTTGCGGAATTTTATAGCCGCAGCCATTAAAAATAACCAAGAAGATAAACAAAAGATGTTAAATGAAATAGAACCTTTTGATTTGTCCCGAAATCAATATTTTGGCGACTTTCTAGATCCTGCACTAGTCGAATGGCTAGAACGTAAGGATTAAATAGTTGCATGAATATAAATGATTTGTCTTTGAGACAACTACAATTAGAAGCAGCCAGAGTAATAAGCTCTATGCCTGCAACCAACGACAACATATACAAGTTTAATCGAGCTAGCAGGCACAATAGCCAGGGTTGGTATGTTGCAGCTATTGAATGGTATGTAGCAACATACGGCGGTCTACCTAGCGAAACAGGTCCAGGTAAAGATATAAAAATGGTATACGAACAAGATGAGTGATTTAAAAACAAGCGAATACGACTTCACGAAAATTCCGTATAAGGATTTAGTTAGAGTCGGACAACGGACAATGCTATACCGCGATATGTTTACCGTTAGTTGGCTACTAGGTAGATATTGTAACTATCGTTGCAGCTACTGCTGGCCATATGCTCGCAGTGATACAAAGGACCATCGCCCTACTCCTTTAATGTTAAGCACAGTAGACGAAATTAAACGACAAGCTCGTGAACGCGGTTTTAATAGTTTTCACTTTAGTTTAAGTGGCGGCGAACCAACATTTCATCCTGCTTACATCGACATCCTCAATCATTTAAACAACGATGTAGCTAATACAAATTATACCAGTGTTCACATGACCAGTAACATGAGCCGACCGATGAAATGGTTTAAAGAACAATATGTTCCTGCCGTTAAAAACTTCCATCGTGCTAGTATAACAGCCAGTTGTCACAGGGAACATGTCGATACGCAAAAGAAAGTAGAACAGTTTGCAGACAAGTTAGTGTTATGTCAAGAATACGACACACAAGTGACAGTGAATCAAGTCATGGTGCCCGAACAGTTTTATGAAATATACGACTTAGCTCTTTACTTTCATGAACGCGGTATCAACGTTACACTAAAGCCGCAAAGCGATCCTACTGCAAGTAGAGTAGTAGATGGTTACACTGATGATATGTTAGAAAAGTTGCACAACGGAATGCCGCAACGTGCATTTACTGAACAGAAAGCAGCAGTAGCAGGACTAATAGAACGTCCGAAGCCGACTTTTACTGTTGACAAAGCAGATCCCTTGCGTAAGCAACAAGCAACAACTCCTGCTCACTACCAAGTAGAGTTTATTGACAAGGATGGCAATCCGTGGTTCATGGATCAAGCAGAACGATTTAATGCATTTAACTTTAACAACTTTAACAAGTGGGAATGTAGTAGCGGCTATCGCAGTATTATTATCCGTGAACCAGACGGAACAGTAAAGCGTAGTTATAGCTGTAGCGAAGTTCCATTGGGGCATATCGAAACCGGCTTTAAGTTATATGACAAACCGATGCCATGCGGCGGAACCAGTTGCGTGAGCAGCGCCGACAGTAAGATTCCGAAAAGAGCACCTGGCACTAAGTTGCCTTTATTCCCGGGAGATAAAACATATGAAGATACTAGTAGCAGGTAATAGCGAATACGGCCTAGCTGCCGCAATAAAAACAACATTTGGCGACCACGACATAACTTATCTAAGCAGAGCAAGCGGCTATGATTTAACAAAAGCAGAACACCAGCAAAGGTTTGCGGAAGTTGCAGTTGACTTTGATGTTATCATTTTATCCAGTGCATTATGGAAGTTTAATCAAACTGTATTGCTAGACGTTGTATATAAGAAACTAAAAGCCGAAAACAAAGAGCCATTGATTGTTTGTATAGGTAGCACAACCGATCGAGTAAACAAAGCGACAGACTGGTTATACAATGCCGAAAAGAAAGCGCTTAGAGATTATTGCAACAGTTTGAGCTTATCCGGCGTATGGAACAAAGGACCACGAGTAAGTTATATTAGTTTTGGCACACTAGATAATATGCAACATAAACATCCTAGCAGAAAGACTATGCCAATAGAACAGGCTGCTCAATATATCAAATGGATAATCGAGCAGCCTGTTGGGTTGCATGTAAACGAATTAAGTTTAGATCCTATACAGTGATTACACTGCCATTGGTGCTTTAATAGCATCCATGCTAGTATAATCTACTAATGAAATATCGCCCATAGTAAATCCGTCGATAGTTTTTATATTCGGATTTAACTGTAGTTTCGGTAAGGCGAGTGGAGTTCTAGAAAGTTGTTCCTTAACTTGCTCTACATGGTTCGAGTATATATGTGCATCTCCGATGGTATGCACAAATTCTCCAACACCCAAGCCACATACTTGTGCAATCATATGTGTGAATAAACTATAGCTGGCAATGTTGAACGGGATTCCCAAGAAGAAATCCGCGCTGCGTTGATACATTTGGCAACTTAGCTTACCATTACGAACATAGAATTGTGCAAAACTATGGCATGGAGGTAATGCCATTTGATCTAACTCTCCTGGATTCCATGCAGTGAGAATATGCCTGCGATCTTCGGGATTCTTTTTAATGCCTTCGATTAAGTTTGCTAGCTGATCAACTTCTTTACATTGTAATCCACCTTGTACACTGTATGTAGTTCCAAAGTCGTCTTTAATCGTAGTTTCTTTTGTATTTTTAATGGCTTTCCATTTGCGCCACTGTACGCCATACACTCGACCTAAATCGCCATCGTATTCCGCCTTTGGCTTCCAGTAGTCTGCTTGTGCATTAGCAGTCCATATAGTAGGTTTAAGTACTCCGTGATCAGTTCTAGCTTCTCTATTTCCATAAAGAATTTCTGCTAACCTGCGTTCATCTCCCGAGCCTTCGATGAACCACAGTAGTTCGCTAACCACACCTTTCCACGCTAGTTTTTTTGTTGTTACTGCCGGGAATCCTTTGGTCAAATCATAACGACTTTGCATACCAAACACGCTAATAGTGCCAGTGCCAGTTCTATCTTTTGATTCGACTCCGTTGTCTAATATAAATTGTAAATCGTGTAAGTATTGTTGCATTTTATTTTTCGTCGCCGAATTGGCTTACTAACAATGTTTTGACATATTGCACAACCTTGCCTTTAATCTTTGCGCTGTCGATAAACACTTCGATGTCTTGGATGTTGTCTTTCAAATGCTCTAGTCCCTGACTTTTAAGAACTTCGCTAGCTGTATTTAGACCAGCGAGTTCCTCTTGACTAAATTCCAAGCTATCGCCATTTTTTAACTTTAGTTGGATATGTGTAATGTATTCGATAGGAACTTCTTCCATGACCACATCTTTAAGGATTTCTTCAAACGATCTATCCTTTTTTCTGATTCCCATGACTTAACTTCCTCGATTACTTTTTTTTAGGTCTGCCTCGACCTTTTTTCTCTGTAGTTGCACTAGTAGCAGGCTCTACAATAGCTTTTGTAGTTTGCGGATCTAGTGCTTCTGCTTCTGCATATAAACGCTCTGCTTCTTTACGAAAGAATGCTGCCTGGCTACGCATTTGATTTGCAATTTGGTCGTCACTTAATACGCCTGCCGGTTTAGATTCTTCTACTAACGGTTGGCTAATGTCTCCGCTTGTAGTTTTACTAGCATCGCTTACTTGCGCAAGTTGTGCATTTAAGTCGCTGAGACGAATTTGCAAATCTCTAGTAGGCATCATAGTAATACTAGTAGTAGGATACTTTTTCAACCAGCCGCTTGCGTGCATAGCTTCTAACATAGGACGCCCGTCATGGAATGTGCTACGGGCAGCATACTTAAAGAAGTCCATGTCTTCTTGTGCGCTATCACCTTCGACAGCACTAATAAGTCCGTCATGATAAAGTTGTGGTAAGGTTTCGGTTTCTACAACTAAGCAAGAATTTTGTTCTCCGGGTATCTCTCTAAATACCACAACACACTTCTTGCCAGTTGCGTCTACTTGCCCTACATGTTTAATGAATTGAGGCATAATAGTCTCCTATTATGCATCCGTTGTAGGAGCAGATTGCTCGCCGGCAGCTTGCTCTGCTTCGGCATTTGCTTTTGCAGCTTGCTCGTTAGCGTCTTTCAAGAATGATGCTAACTTTTCTGCCACTTGGCCAACAGCACCTACTTCAAAAATGCTAAAAGTGCCACGCTTAACAGCCAACTCTACAGCGGCTAATAGTACAGATAAATCGCTAATGTTCATAATGGTAAACTCCTTTTTGTTTTATTACCTAAAATATTTATAGTGCATGCTCTTAATTATACATTTGCATTTGCACAAAGTCAAAAAAAAGGACTCCGAAGAGTCCTTAAAATACTTAAAGGAGATTTTATTATGCAGTAACTTTGTCGTCGTAATGTGCAGTAACACCAAACGGAGATTGGATAGTGTCGTTGCCATGCACGACAAACAGCGTGTCGCAGTAGTTTTCGTCGCCCCAGCTACCGCATGGGTAACCGTCTGTAAACATGATAAACTGCTTTGGCACAATGTCGTTAGCCTTCATATACTCGAACGCACAATCAAAGTCTGTACCACCACCACCCATAGGTTCGTAGTCGTAAATGTCTTCACCGTTGTCGTCGGAGAATGTAACAGGGTTATACACTTCGGTGTCAAAGCTATAAACATGGATGCTATAAGTTGCATACATATCCATCATGCCTTTAACTTCGCTCAAAAAGTCTTGTGCCATAGCTTGGCTAATAGAACCCGACATGTCAATGGCAATTGCCACATCCAAATGTTCTTGCGGCAACATGCCTGGCAACACTGCACCGGTATGCCAAGCCTTACGGCTTGGACGCATAAAGGAATAGTTGTTCTTCAAACTAGATTCCAATTGGATACGCAACAGATCTTGCCAACGCATTTTTGGCGCAGTAAATTGTTGGATAAGTCGACGAATGCCTGCAGGAGTATTACCTGCGCCAGCAGCCTGGGCACTTTGCAAAACAGCTTCTTTCATCTCGTCGCGAATCTTCTTCATAGTTTCTTCGTCGATTTTGATGCCCGAGCTTTTGCTCTTGCCGTCGCTACTACCTTTTTCGTTGCCGTCTTTATCTTCGCCTTCTTTGCCAGAGCCGTCCATGTGCATGTCCAAAGTAACTTGGATTTTGACAGCGTTCTTTACCAACTCGTCGTACACTTCTTCGGCAGTCATGTCGCGATATTTTGTATCGTGCAAAATTTGCACAGCGGTGATCTTTTTACCTACGCTATTTTGGATCAACATGTCGTTGATGAGATAGTCACCTGCCATGTTCCAAATTTGAGGATCACGGTCGCCTCGTCGTCCCATGTGGTTATAAACGCAATGACCGACTTCGTGTCCAAACAAGAACACTAGTTCGTCGTCGTCTAGTTTATTGATAAAATCTGTGCAGTAGTAAAAATGGCGACCATCTGTTGCGGCAGTAGAACACCAATCACTAGCTTCTACTAGCTTCATGCGGGTTGCCAAGTTGCCCCAAAACGGATGCTTGAGTAGCATACGAACACGGGCTTTTGTCAGGCGGTCTCGAACGTCAAGTTTCATATGAATTCCTTAGTAATGCTTTATTATATAGCCAAGTTGAATTTGTGTCAATTAAATGTAGATTGCAACATTTTGATAAGTTTCTCGCAACCTTCTTGATTCATGGTAAGTGTAACATCATAACCATCTCCCAAAACGGTAAGGGTTGTTTTGTTATCATTAGTTAAACCTACTCGGTAAGGTTCTTGATTTGCAGTTTCTTGATATTTAGGCATAATAGGCACCTTCCACGGCCCAGGTAGTCCATAAGTTTCGTTAGCTTGTTCGATAAGCTCTTTAGCTGTACGCTTGCGAAAAAAATCAAACATCTTCGTTACTCCATGTAATAGTTACGCGAAACTCTCCTTGCCGAAATCCATGTTCATCTTTAGGAATCTCTGCAAAGTCCTTTTCCAATGCCCAACGAATATCTTCGTCGATATCAACAAGGCTTTCGTCAGAATAGTGTCGATCAAAAATAATCATTCTTCAACTCCAAAATGTTTCTTAATTACAAATCTTTTGCAATAGCAACACCTACTGCTACCCAAATAAGAATGGCTACGAAAAACACCAATGCTCCCATCATTTAATCCCAAAATAATCTTTAATCATAGGTCCAGGGTATTCGCCGCCGTCGTATGCATAGTTACCTACCACAACGCATTTACGAATAATCAATTCCGCAAATAACTCTAAGTCTGGTTGAGCAAACGGAATTTCATTTCCCAGCCTATCGTATTTTCTAGTAGATTCTTCTAGTAAAGTTTGCAAGTTAGCATTCATTTGATTGCATTCCACATGCTTTTAACCATGACTATCGCTAGTCCACTAGCAACAATACCCATTGGAATTACCACTAACACCATTGGGATAATTTCTTTCATTTCACACATGTAAATCCTTTCGCCATATGAGAGCCAAGTAGTGCAAGAATACCTAGCATACCAAATGCAACAAAACAAACAAATAAAAAATCAATCATTCTTCGATCCTCAACTGTAATGCACAAATGTCATTAATTTAAATGGTTCATACATAAACTTTTCAAACTCAGGAAACTTAGCAATGAATTCTTTCCTGTATTTGAGTTCAAGTTCTCCGAGCTTTTGAATATCAATCTCAACGAACGTATCTTCCATATCTCCCCAACGAAGATTTCCGCTGTCGTATAGAACATTACCAAAGATCATGTATTCGCCGCATATGCTTTCAAGTAAGACAAACGGGGTATCATTGTCATCATATACTTCATCATATGCTTGGGCAAAATCATCGTTCCATTCGGTTTTGACACCGTGCATGGTATAGTAGTGAGTATCGATTCCCATTATTCTTCAATCCCAAAGTTACGTTTAATCATGGTTGATGATTTTATAGCACCAAGTCTAAACCATTTTGCACGAATAGCAGTAAAGCTATATTCTGCATTGTTTCCTTGCTCTTGTGCAATATTAGCACACTCTTGGATTAAAAGTTTTGCAAATTCATCTATCGACGTACCGACGAGTGCAGGGATTAGTTCATTACCGTCTTCGTCTTGTGCAAGACCGCCTACTTCTTCTAGCAACTTTCGAATCTTAGAATCTCTCAATGATTGGTTTCGAACTTTAACAAACGCTTTGTAATCTTCTTGGTTACCGATGCTATAACCAAAGTCGCCTGCATGAATCTCTGCTCCTGCTTTAATGTTTTCGTTCATATTAAATACCAAACTTTAATTTAAATGCAAACGCATCCTCGAGATTCTTAAACCAAATAGTATCATACCCTAACGGTGCGTAAAAGTCTAAACCTCTGAGACAAATTTCTCGTTGCCAAAGACTGAACTCTGTTCTCATAGTCGGTAACAAACGAGCTGTATGCCATTTGCCTTTTGCACGTTGATAATACTGCTCTAATTCTTGTCTGGTGATATCTAGCCGGCCGAACACACTTCTAACATACTCGTTATCGCCATATACCACCGACAACACATAAGGACTAAGGGGGACTAAGTTATAGTCCCCCAAAGTAGCGTGCTTAGTTGCTGACGTCGACGACAAGGTGTGCATAACGCTTGAAGAAGTCTGGGAAGTTCTTCAGCTTCTTGTGGTCGAATGGCAAGTTGTAGTTCTTCAACGCTGTATGGGCACCCATGATAACCATTTCTGGTTCAAAGTTATCCATCATAAACTGGATGAAGAACTCGCATTGACTATGCCATGTGTCCAACTTACCAGCCTTCTTAGCGTTTTCGTAACCGTCTTTGAGCTCATAGCACATACCGGTAGTCAAAGAGTACATAGCGGACACTTCTTTAACTTTGAGCTCTTTGACTTTACCTGCCAAGATGTCTGCAGGGTTAGGCAAGTCTGCGGCAATCTTACGATGTGCCATAAACTTGATAGCCAAGCCTTCGCCAATACAACCAGCAACCATATCTGTCTGCTCGTTATCGGTCATCTCGTCATCGATCAAGTCCGATACAAAGCTCCAAGAGCGAGGAGTTGCAAAGCTACGGTCATGGACTGTAGGATCAAAATTGTAAAGGTCGCCCTTTGCATAGTTCAAGTAACCAACCACGTCCTGGTGGATACGGTTTTGCAGTGCCCACACGTTCCAGTCTGCAAAGTCCACGCGAAGTTCAAAGTGAACAAAGCGGTTAGCCAGCGGAGTAGGCATACGATAAGTAACACCTTTGTCTGTCATACGGTTACCTGCCGCCATAATAACAACGTTATCTGGTAGTTCGTAAGTACCCACCTTGCGGTTAAGAATCAGCTGGTAGGCTGCACTTTGCACGGCAGGAGGAGCACCTGCCAGTTCGTCCAAGAACAGAACAACAACTGGATGCTGTGCCGCAAATTCTTTAGTAGGCAACTCGCTCGGAGGAGCCCACGACATAGTGTTCTCTTTAGAGTTGTAATACGGGATACCTTTAATGTCAGTAGGTTCCCACAAGTTCAAACGCACGTCGACAAGTGCGCCGCCCATCTCTTGTGCCAATTGAGCAGCTAGGTCGGACTTACCGACGCCTGGAGGACCCCACATGAACACGGGGCGCTTGGCTTTCATTGCACGACGAACCAGTCGCTTTGCTTCGCTAATTTTAACTGTGCGACCTTCGGTCACTGCATCTTTCTTTGCCATTGCATTTACTCCTTAAAAATGTTTTTGCAATATGTATATTATACGAGAACGGGGATTTTGTGTCTATTTTAGACTGTTAATTCGTAAGCAGTATTCCACTTACCAACATTGATGTCGATGTAATGCGAACGATGGAAATAGTCACTTTGAATGTCGCTGTGATCAAAGAAATCAGGACCTTTCAATGCAGTAACCATCTCTGCCAAAAATTCTTTGGCGTCACCATCGAACTGCTCTTGAAACCAAGAAGTGTTCACATCGATATGGTCACGAGCAGGACGGAAGTCTTGCGGGTTAGCCATATAACGAGTAGATTCGCTCACTACTCGATTGTAGTTGCCGATGAAGTCAATCTTCCCGGATTTGATGTTCAGGACCAATGTGCTGTGATTGCGAACAGCGATAGAACCTTTGACGCCGTATTTCTTGCAAATAGCTTTGATTTGCGGTGCCAATTTTGCTTTCATTTCCTGGGAGACATAAGCCATCTTCAACTCCTGTTTTGTTACGCTATGTATCTATTATAACGTAACTTCTATTTTGTGTCAATTAATGGTTTAACGCTTTGCCGCCGTATGGATTAAACCAGTGGGCGTAAAAGTAATTAGGCCACCAGTGGAGCTGGGAATGGGTTTAGGCAAGGCAGTTTGCATGTAATACTTTTTTGTTAGTTTGTTTGAACGTAAACTCTCGGTCTACGTAATATTTGATTAGTTCGCGTTGAATCATAGTAAGCAAGTCACCTTGATCGTCATTGACGACAAAACGAACAGGACAACGTCCCCACGTGCGGTTCTCGTTGAAATCCGCAAACCACTTGCGATGATCTTTATTTTTTGCGTCAAAGATCACATAAGGACGACCGTGTATCTGTAGCCTACTCATGAAGTATCCTAAAATTAAGGTTAGTGTAAAGTGTGCGGGGGAATTTCACCCCCGTAGTGCAGGGGTTACTCGCCTTGAGCGGCGGCAACGACATCTTCTGCGGAAGTGTCGGTATCTGCTGGTACTGCAAACAGGTTGTTTGCGCGGGCATAAGCAATGCCTGCTTCCTTAGTCATAGCCTCGGGCAGCTCGAACAAGTCGACTGCGGTATGACCGTTCTTGACCAAATTCTTAATTCGGGTTGCAAGGTCGTTTGCAAAACGAACTTTGGTCTTGCCGTTAAGGGTAGAAATACCGATAACCTTAAAAGTTTTACTAGTAGCCATGTTAATTACCTTTTCTCTCTGTGTGTAAAAATGTATGGATTGCACTATTGCTCACCATACCTCTATTATGCAGTCAAAACCAATTTGTGTCAATATCTTTACGTGCGAACTTTTTACGGTCGTAAACACGTTGATTTTTTTCACTTTTTGGCTTGAACTGCCCGTCATGAAACAAGAAGTCAGCACGGCGCTTCTGTTTTGGCAGTTTAGCAGTGATAGTTTCTCGTTTCATAATTCTCTCCAATTTCAATAATTATATTAGATTATTTATTTTGTGTCAAATTTTGATTGGATCTTTTGGATAACCAAACGTGCATCCTTGTAAGGATCTGCGAGTTCTTCTTGGGCTTCGTCGATCATTGCTAGTGCAAGCAACTTCATCAAACCCTGGGCTAACTCAAGTTCATAGTCGTCCAATGTCTCCATCCAATCCAAATATTCATCTTTGGTTTTAAAATTCCAAATAATGTCAAGCATATCAACTTGCTCAGCAGTCAGTCCATCAATTTTAATCATATTATTCCTTTACCAGAAAAAAGGTTCGTGCGTTGTATCTCCACGCAATACCATCATTACATCTTCTTCTTCAGTGTATACCAAATTGTGTTCGACTAAAATTTTTCGACGTTCTGCTTCGCCCATTTTAATCCACAAGTCAACGTTCTTAAAACTTCCGCGGGCAACTTCTGGCATTTCGTTGAACATCCAACTTGCCAATTTTTTAAGTTCTGCGACAGAATTGCCGGGGTGCGAATGTAGCATTGCTCTGAGATAGTCATTGGCCATTACCGCAGTAAAAAAACTACCTGGCTCAAAACCAAACACCAAATAGTTGTAGACAGGATCTAAATAATCTTTACAAATTTCATACTTCGCTAAAGATTCTAGAAAACGATTACGGCTATGCGGAGCTAATTTCATATTACCACCCAACTTGAATGCCATAGTTTTGATACAACGGGCCACTACCATCATCTTCTGCAATTCCGCGAGGAACATACTTGTTGCCGTCGTTGCAAACACGGGCACGATAACCCAACTCTACAAGTTTATCAACGACTGCACGATCCAATGGTGTGAGTTTATTCTCGACGTATTCGTAGGGACCCACACTACCAATGCAGATGAATGCAAACCGTTTGCCACCTTTTGCGGCATCAATGATTTTTTGTTCAACGTGATGTTTGAGATATTCTGTAACCTCTGCACCAGATTCGTCATACAGTTGTTTGGCTTGTTTTGCATCAATCATTCTTCAACTCCGAAATGTTTCTTAACCTGTTTACACGCAACATATAGCACATCTTCTGGATCTGGTCCTTCCAACTCAGTCATGTCAGCATTAGCCGCAATATTCAAACATTCCCGTACAATCAACTCGGCGAACTTTTCTACATCAAAACCAAGGGATCTCATAGCTGCCTTGTTTATCATGTCATAGCCAGCAACCTTTGCCAATGTTTCAATTCGTTCGTTCATACTGATTCCTCAAAACTTTCCAAATCACAACCTTTAACTTCACACCACACTTTAGTGGGATTTTCCACCAAAGCAAACTGATGCCAGTAACCGTTCCCGCTGAGATTGTCACCCAGATAGATCAAACGCTCGGGTTGACCTTTCCAATTATAACGACCACCAATAGTAAATTTCATTCCAATTCTCCTGTTTGATCATTGACCCGACCAAGGTAGACAGCCTTCTTAGCAATGCCAACAAATTCAGCAATGGCGTTGAATTGTTTAACATATTTCTCTGCTTTTTTCTGCTTATCAAAGACCACAGGAACAACCCACTTCATAGTTGATTCACCGTTCGCCACGGGGTGGACTTGGACGATGTGTTTGTAGGTGGTCATTTTACGCTTTCGGTTCTACACTAGAAATCTTAACACCCGGAGTGATGTGATAGTTACGAGCAATGGATTTAGCTTGACGAACAGAGTCCGCAAACACGGTACAGCCCAGACGCTCAGAACCATCTGCATCAGTGATATAAACTTTGTATTCTTTCATTTCAGTTTTCTTCTGTGTAGATTTCGCAAATTTCGTAATGGTTGTCAGCAAAGTCCAAAGCTTCGTTCTCAGTATCAAAGCGACCAAGTTCCTGTCCGATCCAACGCTCCGGACCAGTGCCATCAATATCAGCGCCCCACTCTACTTGATAAACTACGAATTTCATTGTGCGGCTTCCTTACGAGTTTTGAACGGGCCTGCGATTTTAGTGAAACCTTCTTGTGCGTGGTATTGAGCCAATGTCAAACGACCTTCGATTTGACTTGCATTTTCGGCCCAACGATGCACCGTCTCTGTGCCATCCTGTTTCTGAACCCGGTACCAAACAAAACGCAGATAGCTCATTTTAAGACTCCTCGCAGTTAAACATAGTTCCAGTTCAGCAAATCGTCTTGGACTTGCAGGAAGCCGGCAGTGTATCCTGCACCAACCCAAAACTTTACAGAGCGATACGTGCGCCCATCTTGTCCTTGCCATTCATTGCTAACAACTTGGTTTTGGGGCATTTCTAACTCCTGTTTTGCTTTGCTATGTATCAATTATAACATAGGTGCCAATTTGTGCCAATTTAGGAATTGTAGATACCAAAACCGCAAATAATCATAGCCACTAAATTCACAGCACCTTGCGGGTAGTTTTTAGTACGAATTGCCCACGTTAAAAACAATGATCCGCCTGAAAAACCTAATACTAAATTAAGCGGAAACAAGTCTTTTCTAAACGACATGATTGCATACATAGAAAGTATACATATTGTCCCTGCCCATTGGATTATTTCGTTTGTTTTCATATTATTTTCCCAGTGCTGCTATTAGCAACAGCATTTCTAATTCTGTAATACTTTGATTTACATTTTCTAGCAGTTCGTTGTACTGCATAGTGGGTGCTCTCTTCATTCGCCGCGCATCTACTTCCATATTACCCAACTTCTTTACTTGGTTGTTAATGTTAGTAAGCACTCGATTAAGCCTGGGATCGGAAGAAGCGTCCTTACCGATTTTTCGTAATTGAGAACTTACATTTGACCAGTCGAGGCTTGATGTTATATGCATACTGATAGTATAACATCAAGCCTAATTTGTGCCAATTAAACGGGCAATCCGACTAGTGCTGCAACCATAATCATTTCAGGATCGCGGACTCCGATCCAATAAACTCTCGAACCATTTTGTTTTTTTGAATCACTCCAATGCACTGCCCACGCCGGTTGTTTTCGATGGTTGTTATTTTGATATTTCCACATCCAATCTTGAGGACCATATCGATCCTTTAGAAATTGTTCGATAGACATAATATCTTTACTGTTATCACTGTAATTAGGAAAACGCCAAGCATGCGAAAACTTAAGTTCGCGATATAGTTTATGCCTGCCGTTTAATTTTACTACTTTCTTACTCATTTAACTTACTTTTTCGATAGTTGCACGCCAAAAGCATTCATAGCTTCCGCCTTCTTCCCAATGTTTTGCATACGCTTCTGCTTCTTCGCGGGTCGTAAAAAACTTAGTGTCATCGGGATCGACTCGTTGACCCCATCCTGCTTCGTATTCTGTGATAGACACTTTGTATACACTGCCCATTTTAACTTCTGCCATTATTGTCCTCTCAATCTTCCGAAATAGGGTAGTCTTCAATTCGAACGCTACAGTTGCCACGAGCCACCCTGTATGCTTTGTAATTTTCTGCCAACTCTTTGTCTAAGTAAGTGCGAACTAACTTATACTCGCGATGGTCTTGCCAATCGCTTGTGAAACCATGTGGTGTAGTGTCTACTACATATACCAAATATACTTTGGACATTTTTGGTTCCTTTCTGCTGGGTTGGTATAGTTATAATAACATTTTGATATTTTTGTGTCAATAAAAAAGGCTACCTTGGTAGCCTTGTAATGTAATACAAAAGTATTACTTCTTTTCTTCTTTTGCGTCCTTTTTTATTTCTTTCTTTGCAGGCTTTTCTACCTTTGGCATAGCCTTTGGAGTAGCCGGCACACTGGCTGCACTTGCTGGCTTTTTAACTTCTTCTACTTTTTTAGTAGTGTCTGCGGCAAATGTTGCAGCGGCAAACATAGCGGCAACGATAAATGTAATAATCTTTTTCATAGTGTATCCTTTTATGCAATCTCTTGCTGTAATTATTTAACCTTGTTCAAGTTAATTCTTCGATATTCTTCTTGCCATATCGAATCTTCCATTTGTAGCAATCTCGCCATTTCTCTGCTGGTAATGTGTATTAGCAAGGCTCGACGAGGAAAGTTGGTGTTATTTGGCATAGTGCTATGAAGTGTACGAGGATGGTAAACTAATACATCTCCCACGGACATCTCCGGCTGCTCTACTCCTGCTAAAAATTCTTTATTATACTTTCCAGCATAACTATCTTTTACTACCCATCGTGTATTATGACTATTAGGTAGTAATCCGGTTCCTCCGTTTTCTTTCGTAAAGTTGCAAAGAGGAATAATACACTGCACGCCTAATAGCTCATCACGATCCCACCATTTATCAAACCTATACGGACTATCTATGTGAGGTTTAATAAAATTATTTCCCGGCTCGTTAGTTATAATGTCTGCAATATAAGATGCAGGATCGTCAAACATACTGCCTAATAGTTCGATTAATTGTTGTGTTATTGCTTGCACTTCTGGCCAGGCGCTCAATTCCTGGCTCCACCAAATGCCCAAGTCTTGGCACTCGTGTACTCGATCGGCAGGATAATATTTATAGTCCATGCCATGAGCACGATGCGGGACTAATAAATCTTCTTTCAAGTTTAATTTAGAAATGCTTGTAGTTGATATTACAGAATTGAATACTGTATATCCTTGATTTGTAAATAAATCTATTAGTCTTTGTTTGCCCATAAATTGATATCACCTTGATATAAACTAAATTCAAACGCATCCATTTCACTAAACAGAACTAGCTTTTTCTTACTCAAATAATAAGGCCATTCCATTTTACTATCTAACATTAATAATGTTTTGTTCGCTACAACATAATTGTCGGGTAGTTTTATGGCATAACTTTTCCATAAAAAACTAGCCAAATCGAAACCTAAGCCAGTAAAACGAGTGCCTTTTGCGTTTTTGTATATACCAAAAAATGTCAAAGGTTTATCAACACTTGTTTGTATAGCGTTGAAAACTTTTTTACTTATTTGTTCTTTTGTTAAGGTCATGTTCGTTGACCGCTTGTCCTTGGCGCATTTCCACTACAGAAAAGTCTGCGCATTTAAACAACTTGTTTAACTTTTCCATAAGATTAAAGGCGTGCCCTGGATTACTAAAAGAGACTTTTTTGTATTTTGGACCTGGGTAATCTTGTAAGCTATTTAAATGAGTGCGAAGGTTAAAAGGTTTACCTTGATAAAAAACTGCATAGATGGCATCAGCTTCTAGGATTTCTTCGCTTTTGAATGTTCCTGGATCTACATGAGTTAAAAGTATAGTTGGTTTTGGTCTTGCCACGTTTGCTTCTCCTACTTGTATTTATCCAAGAAGCATGCTATGACAATTTAATCGTCTTCGTAGTCGACTACTTTCTGTTGTCCCAAAACTACTCTCAGGTCCATTTTAGTCTTATACGGGCCTACATAAGTATTGGTTTTTACAGTAGATAACCGGGGGCACAAGCTGCAAACCCAACCATTTTTAAACTTTAAACCATACCAGCCTGCTACGTGAGTACTTTTACTTGCGGCTTTTTTAGTAAATGTCGGGAACCCGTCTTGTTCCATAACGTTATAAACTTCCTCTTGATCTGTAGGATATCCCATAACTTCTAAATGGCCGCCATGCATAAAATCTCTACGAATAAACTCAATACCTAAAGTCTTTAACTCTTTATCGTCGTGTGCTACATAGTCTTTGCGGTTTAAATTAATAACATAATTATCATCCTTAAAGTTCATCATACCTACACGCTTGGCATTTTCTTCTAAAATCCAAAACTTATCTTTAATAACACTTTTTGCTAAAATCATTTGTACGATGCTCCTAAGTAATCGCCGTGTTCGGTCATTTGATCGGCGATCTTGACCAAGTTCCACTTGCTACAGAACTTAACGAAATGCAATCCTACTTGCGGTACTCGGGATTTATTTCTCGCAGTATCAATAACTTCGTCTAATGCTAATTTAATATCATCCGGTTGTTCTGTCAAGTCGATTAATTTCTTGTTATGCAAATATCTATCACGCACACGATGTTCGACGCCATTATGGTCTACCCAACGTTGCAACATGAGATTGTTCCAAGAATAGCCCTTATTATCTTTATCGGCAAATGCTTCGCGTAAGCCGACTTTATTCTTTGTACCTTTTTCACGCACACCTGGATATGCACTAAAGATGTTATCGGACGTATCGCCTCGCATGCATTTCTCAAATAGCAACCAATTTGGATCGGGTGCAGGGTGAGGTTCTTTAGTTTTCTTATCTACAGTACGTTTACCTTTTTCATCGAAGATACCGTCGATAGTAATAAGATGTTTAGTGATGCCGTTAAACTGTCTCACGTTAGGTGCAAGTAATTGGTAAAAGTCTCCGTCGCTACTTACAATAACATGTTGGTCAGTTGGATGTGTTTGAATCCAACGTGCAATGAAATCGTCGGCTTCGCAACGTTCGTGTCGCAATACTGTGCAATTTGATTTAGCATCGAGAAAGGATTTAAGCTCATCAAACGCAGCCCAAAACATTTTATCTTCTTCTGCTTCTTGTGGATTTAATGCAGCACGAGCCGCAGCTCGATTTGCCTTATAAGTTGTATCAAAATCCTTACGCCAGCTACGACCTTCGAGTGCGAAGATAACATGCGAACCTTTAAAGTCTTTCCATACTTTATTGATACTGTTAAACATAATGTGATATGACATACCAACTTTTGTTTCAGCATCCTCACCTCGAACTACATGCCTCGCTCTAAAAAACATATTAGACGCGTCGACCAAAATATATGTATTACTCATTGTAATATGACTCTATTAATTTACTATCAATTTGTTCGCGAAATGCAATATTAAATTCTTGCATCAACTGCATAAATTCTGCATACTCGCGAACCCCCAAGAGCATTTCGCTCCATACATCTTCTTGGCTTTTTTTCATAGAAACAAGTATATGCTCGTTGCCTACGAAATTTACCTTAAAGTTCCAGTTAAGTTTAGACATACGTTATTATATGCTCAACTTTGATTCTTGTCAATAGATTTTTTGGTACGTTTTTTTGGTAAAATATCTGCATCTGCAACGAATTTGTTTTCTTCGTCCATTTGAGCGCCGATATTCTTACAAAGAGCAGTGAACCATTGGTCGACTAATTCTTCGTCTGTTTTGCCTTGGTATCCATTTGTTTTTAAGAATTGGATAAATGCAGCATTCCATTCCAATTCCATAAAACCTTGTGTAGGGCTACCTTCGTCAAAGTTTGTGCTAACAACATTAACCCAGGGCTCGTTGCTTTCTTTTGGATTCGCAGGCTGTTTGCCTTTGAATAGGTTTTTAATTAAATCAAACATTTCAAATATTCCATCCAGATACATTAAAATAAATCCAACTTTTCCCATGGTAAGTAATCCTTACCAAAGTGTCCGTAGTTAGTAGTCGAACTGTAAATCGGTTTAAACAAATCAAATCGTTCAATGATACCTTTGGGTGTTAAGTCAACTGTGTCTTGTATGCGGCTAGCAATTTTACGACTTAACTTATCGTCGTAAGTTTCTACATAAAAGCTCATTGGATCTTTCATTCCAATAGCATAGCTAATTTGGCAAGTAGCCCAGGCCAGGCCATACGAAGCTACGATATTCTTAGCAATGTATCGCATCATGTAAGCGGCACTACGATCAACCTTTGTGGGATCTTTACCACTAAAAGCACCGCCGCCATGAGGACTATAACCGCCGTAAGTGTCTACAATAATCTTGCGACCGGTAAGCCCAGTATCACCATCAGGACCACCAATAACAAAACGTCCTGTAGGGTTGATAATGAATTGGGTATTGTGATCGATGTATTCTTTTGGTAAAACACCTTTAATAATTTCTGCTACACCAAGTCTTACATTATTAATTTCAATGTCTTGTGAATGTTGAGTAGAACAAACAATTTTTGCAATACGAGCAGGTTTACCGTTGTCGTCATATTCAAATGTTATTTGACTTTTTGCATCTGGTCCCAACCAAGGCATAGTACCCGACTTTCGCATTCTTGTTAGTTCTTCTACAATACGATGACTATAGTAGATAGCACTAGGCATGTAATTATCGGTTTCGTTGCAAGCATATCCAAACATTAAGCCTTGATCGCCTGCACCAAAGTTATCAGTACCCAGTGCAATATCGGCACTTTGCCCATGTAGCAAGTTAGTGATTTCTACAGTGCGCCAATCGAACCCGGCCTGTTCATATCCAATATCTTTAATAACTTTACGAACTGCGCTTTCTACTTCTTCGTTATGTAAGATACCTTTATATTCTCCTGCTAGCACTACACGATTAGTTGTCACCAATGTTTCGCACGCACAACGTAGTGCAGGATCTTCTTTAGCCATAACTAAATCTAACACTGCATCGCTAATAGCATCGGCTACTTTATCTGGGTGCCCTTCGGACACGCTTTCACTCGTAAATAAGTACATTTTATTCCTTTTTAAAATTTTTCTTTTCTTCTAGTTCTTCGACAGTTTTTTTAATTGTCTCTGCAAAATTTAATGCACTTTGCTTGTTGAGCAGCATATGATGCTCTTGTTTGTGAACCCCTTTAAATAAGATTTCAAATGCAGCTTTTATGCGATTGTATATTCCTTTGACACCGTCTTCCCATAACGGAGTCCAAGTACGAACATAAAAACTAACATCAATCTCTTGGAAATAAGGATCAGTTTCATTCAATTCGATCCACATATAAACTGCATGGTCCTCGCCGGAACAATCGCATTCGACTTTAAAGTTTTTACTATTGCCATAGTCTCCCTGTAGCAATATGCCTTGTGCAGGAGTTTGTGCTTTCATTACCATGATTCAACATCCGTTATATCTATTTTTACTTTTGTTGCTGGATCAAATTCTAAATATGTATTTGGTCCGATACCAGAGAGACTCTCTTCTGATAGTACTACTCTGTCTATTTCGTATTCCTCAAATACTCGCTTGATGTGTTCAAATTGTTCTCTATTGATTATCATGCTTCTCACGGAGTTCTGCCCCACTTGATCTTGAGCCATATGCGTTCATGGATATAATAGTCAACGCTTAGTAGAATATGCAACACTGTAGCAAATCCGGTTGCTTCTCCTAAATCTCCCGTGAACAAATATGTCCACAGAATAGTAAATAGCCACGCAGTTATACGATAGCTAATCATTCTTGTTATAGTTCTTTTATGTGTTTCCATTATTTCCCCCAACCGTTAGACCAAATGTCTACGTGAAGCCGCGGACTATATCGATAGCCACGTGCTAATGCTTCGTCTGCAATATGTTTACTATTTGCAAAATAAGCCGTGTCTGTCCCACCCACTGGCATAACATAAACAGGTCCAGTAAAGCCAGCAGCTCTATAAGAAACTACGGCACGATCGACTTCGTTAAAATCTTCTGTTTTATCTACTACAAACTTTAAGTATGTAAAGCCCACTTGCTGGTACTCTCTTACAACGTCCGGACAAATAGCATCAGTCCATGCTTCGCCGGATGCACTTAGTTTAGGGCTTACACTAAACGTAAGATTGTTATGCAAAATATGATAACGATCTTTTAAAAAATATTTAAATTCACTGTGCAAATGTTGAGTGCCGTTAGTTTCAAATGTTAAGTTGCGTAAATCGCCCATACGATCATTGCTTAACAGTTCTGGATAAAGTTGTTGCCAACCCAATAAAGGTTCTCCGCCAGTAATAACCAAATGAACGTCATTGCCATTTTCTTGCACCCAATGATTATTAGGTGTAAGTTTTAACATAGCTTCGACTGCTTCATCGACATTATAGTTTGGACTTAAGTGTTTAAATGCAGGATGCCAGCTTGCATAGCTGTCGCATCCGCTAGTAGCCAAAGGTAAATCGTTAAATGTTTTGTACAAATGAACTTGTTTACCTATACTATCTGGCTCTGTAGTTTTTTCTCCTGCTGCTAGTCCAAAACCTGGACATTTAAAATTACAGCCGAATGTTCTTAAAAAGACACTAGGCACTCCGACGAATCTTCCTTCGCCTTGTGCCGAATAAAATATCTCACTTACTTTTAATGTTTGCAAATCTAACTCCGCCTTTTACTTGATCGCCATATCTTAACTTTAAGTAGCAAACTAGATCATCTTCTAAATTGCCTTCTATAGCGTATGCGTCTAACTCTTCTGGTTCTTTAAAACTGTCATATAAGCTACGTATTGTACACTCGGGATAGTTGTCTGTCAACCAGTACTCTAGTTGCTTACTTTCCCAGAAGTTCAAATTAACAATCAGTTGGCTCATTATTTGACTTGCGGCAATCGCAAGGCATTCGACCTTGGCGACAATTACCGCCGCATCCTTGTATATTTTTAAACAGTGTTTGGTTTAAAACCCAGCTAACCAATAGCATAGATATTATAAATCCTATTACGGCTAAAAATGTTGGCATTAAGTGATTGCCTTTTTCTTACGTGTTGCTACTTTTGCTTTTACTGCCGGTTTCATTTGGTTTAGCTCTGCTCCAGCAATTGCTTCTCGAACTTCCTTTAACAATTGCTCGTCATCCCAAATAAGTTCGGTCTTACCATCTTCGAATGTTTTAACTGTAAGGTGTGTGCCTTGACTAATCTTAGGCCAGCCGCCGCTAGGTACATTCTTTGATTTAGTTTTCTTTTCTTTTGGTAATACAATCTTAGCACTGCCCATAGTTCCGGGCATGTCCATTTTTACTTTGGACTTTTTTGGTTTTGATTCTGTTGTTTTTGCTTTTTTCGTTGCCATTTTTATTTCCTTAATTCTTTCATTAACCATTCCTGTGTAGCGTCCTTTACATAAGGGAACCGCTTGCTTAGTTCGGGATCTAAACTAATGTCTAACATGACTCGTTTTAATAGCGTAGTTATTTCTACTAACTCATTTATTTCTACAGAGTTATTAGAAGAGCCAGTCATCATTCCGTCTGTACTAATAGTCATTATAGGCAGTTGATTATTATCCCTAATCTCAAAAGCCTTTTCTGCAATTATACTTTTGGGAGAAAGGGTATTCAAACTCGATCCTGGGTGGCAATGTGGACATGTTGTCATTACAAATAACTATTAGTTTCTTCTATTCGCCAAATTGCAATACCTTGATCAATTTCCTTACTCGCATTTTTTTCAATATAAGAAATTCTAACGTCGACTTGCAAGTCTTGAAGTTCTTTCATCATAACGTTAACTCTATTGATAGTTTCTTTAAGGTACGCAACTTTAGTTTCTATTTGAGGATCTTTCATCGCGGTGCAAACTCCTGTTGCATTTTAATATTGTCGAAGAATTCTTTCTTTGTTCCCATATCGTCTTTAAACGCACCTTTAAGTACCGTAGTTTGTGTTAATGACGAATGTGCCATAATTCCCCTATTTTCGCAACATCCGTGTACGGCTTGAATATAAACGCCTAAGTCTTTTGCTCCGGTGGCTTTTTGGATTTCCTTAGCAATGTCATTAGCAAGTTCCTCCTGGAGAGTACCTCGTCTTGCACACCACTGGGCGATACGTGTGTACTTAGAGAGTCCGATGAGTTTCTCGGCAGCAATAATGCCAATATAAGCAACGCCAGTAACGGGTTGGTGATGATGGCTACACATACTGCGAAGCTCGCTACGAACAACCAACATACCTTCATAGCGGTCCGCCGAGTCGTTTGGAAATGCTGTTGCGTCTGGTGCTGGGTCATATCTACCTGCCATGATTTCATTATAGTACATCTTGGCAAGTCGTCTTGCTGTACCTTTGGAGTTTGGATCTGTTTCTCGATCAATTAACAAAGTGTCTAGCACTTGTTCGAACGCGACTGTGGCCTCATTGATTAGTTGATCCTTTTCAACATCGCTAATGTATTCACTAATGTTGTCGCCAGCCCAAAAACGTTTGTTACCTTGTTTAAGGCGATTGCGGATGACCTGACTTAGTGGTTGTCCGTCTTCTTCTCTATATTGTAGTTGTGTCATTTATTTTCCTATGTTAAGGCAGAGGTCATTGCCGTGTATATTAAGTATATACTATTATTTAGGTTAAGTCAACCTTAAAAAAAGATTTTTCTTAACTGCTGCGTCCAAAACGGACAAATCAGTTCCTGATTCTTCTGCACATTTGAGCAAAGCACTGGTGTCTTTTGGAAAGCACATGCCCCCAAAACCATATTGTCCATCTGGTCCAGGCACTTGCATATGAGTAGCACCGATTCTGTTATCCAATGTAACTGCTTTGCGAATAACTTCCCAGTCGCAATCTAATTTGCCGGCAAGTCCTGCAATTTCATTCATAAAAATAACCTTTGCGGCTAGAAAGGAATTGATACTATACTTTGCCAATGCCGCTTCTTGGATAGTACAATGCAATACGCTATTCAATCCTTCTTGCGACATTCTAATAATGCGTTCTGCTTCATTCCTGTATGCCAAAATGCTTCCGCCAATGATAGCGAATCTACCATTACGATAATCTTGTTCGGCATTGGCTGCTGTTAAAAATTCAGGAGCATGTACTAAGTTAGGATACATATCGTTTAAACGTGCGTAAACATTTGGAGGAGCAGTTACTTTGCTAATGATAACGCCCTTAAAGTTAACTTGTTTAAGATTAGACAATACACTTTCTAATATGCTTGTATCTGCAGTACCATCCGCACTTTGCGGGCTCGGTACACATACAAACGCTGCGTCATAGTCGGCAATATCTGTATAAGGAGTGTTATGCCCTTTACTAGGATCTATAATATCAAGCACATTTCTACTTAGCATGTAATCAAGCGATTTATAAATTGCACTGCCCACAAAGCCCAGCCCTATAATTACTATTTTTGTTTTCATGGTTTATGTTTATGTTTTCTATATTTTATGATAACGTCATCTTGTTTGACTTCTTTGCCTAATAGTCCCCAATACAAACTATTTTGTGGTATAGAGTAAGCAGGGATAACATCTATGTCGACTGAATTATAATTGTCCGATCTAGACACTTTACTTTTTGCCCATTGCTTTTGAAAAACAGTGTCTATTCTTTTAGAAACAGAATAATAAAATTCAAAGTAATTATTGGTCTCTGCAAAATCTATACAATGCCTTAATATATCTTCGTAATATGAATCATTAAATGTAAAGTAATTTGACTTATTAGTAGAATAAAAATTTAAAATAGCCCAATATCTTCCTCTACTTCCGTCATTGTCGACTAATATTATCGACATAAAGGATTGAATCTTATTATCTTTGACAATACCAAATGCGTGTCTACCGGTAGTATTTACGGTTAGATAATTAATAAATGATTTTTTTATTTTTTCTCTTGCTATGTCGGTTACACTTGTTCCTGATACTTTTTCGTTAGATAGTATTATATCCATACATTCTTGCAAATGTTCTTCTGTTAATTTAATAACTCCCGGTCTCTTGTCTTCGATTTTAACCAATTCGCCTTGCGGCTTGATAATATTAAATTTGTTGTATTCACTATCGTATACTCGTTTTCTTAAGCTACTAGAACTAAACGAATGATCCCTGCCGTTAAAAACAATTTCGATACCTCTCAGACGACACTCGCTTTTGCCAGTAAACTCTTTATCTGCGTATTCGACTCCTAATATGCGAACATCTACTGGTAGTATTAATAGCAAGTCTACTAACTCTTGTTCGGTACTATACACTACAACTTCGTCTACATAACTGCAAGAAGCCAGTTGTATTTGTCTTTCTACGATAGATTGTATAGGTTTGTTTTTTGTGTCCGGTCTGTCGATAGTCGGGTCGGTTTGCAAGCCACATATCAAATAATCGCAATGATTTTTTGCTTCGGCTAGCATAGCCACATGCCCTGCATGAAACAAGTCAAAAGTCGAAAATGTTATTCCAATTTTCTTGCCTTGTTCTTTTAAAGATCTTACTTTGTTAAAAATCATGTTTGGATTACTTCATTGGAACTACTAGATTCGGTTTCGACTAATGCTCTAATCAACTCCATATGTTTATAAGCCTCATCTAGTGCTGGGTATTTACTACGAAGTTCCTTTTCTTTTGTTTGCTGCTTTTTCTGTTCTTCTATCCAGTTCCACATCGCCCATAGATCTGGTCCTGCTGTACTTACGTTAAACTCGACGGTATTATCTATACGTTGCCATGCATTACCTGTGCTAACTTCGAAGCATCTACTCGAGCCGTTCCATTGCACTGCACCAGTTACACTTGGTTGGTGGTAACTACGGTCTACTTGATACATGTTTGGACTACTGCCCGTAAATTGCACTTTTATCATGATTTCATTTCCTCTAATAATTTATCAAACGGCCTGATATAATAATTACGATACGGTAATCCATTGTATTTAGATTTTAAAAATACTTCAAATTCATAAGCCAGCGCATCTATGTATTCAAATCCTGTCTTTTTCGTTCGAGTAATCATATCTGGGTATGCTTCTCGATATCCTTGTAGCTTCGTGGAATTTGTTCCTAATTTACCGTAAAGTCGGTCATTAACTAAATTTTTACACCAGTTTGTATTTACAAATGATGCTACTAGCCCCGGAGTCCATTTAAACCATTCTCCTACGGCAGGTTTATTAATTGCCCTGATAAACTTGCTCCAATTTACATCGTGTTCCCAGCATAAGACTCTCCAATCACCGGGCTCGGTGTATTCTTTATTGATTCGTACAATTGACAAATCGCTCGAGCCGAGTAATGGGACACCGTCTGTATCTTTTATAAACTTGCAATACGGTAGTGCTCTGGGCCTATCTATTTGAGATAATTCGGACATGTACTCGGCATCATTCAAATAAAAATTTTCTAAATTAAAATCAATTATTCGATAGTCTACGTTAAGTAGTGAACAAATTGTCACTGCATAGCTTACATCATATATATTGTAATCCTTTTCATATCTGTAAATAAAAACTTTAGGTTTAATACCTATGCTTAAAAAGGATCGCAGCATTACTTCGCTGTCTGCACCGCCACTAAACAATATGCTTATATTGTTTCCGAAATGATCTACCGTACTAGAAGCGGCCGCTTCTAATTCTTCTTTCAACGTTTTATTACTTTCGATGTAATTGCAGCTAAACGAGGTGATAAACTTATCATGTCCAGTTTGTCTACCAAACCATTGTCCGTCGCCATACTTCCACTTATACCAATTATTTTCACTAGTCCACATGTTTGTTCGTTCTAAAAATTATATCCCAAATAGGGAAAAATAAACCAAAATTACAATTTGTATTTTTGTGATGCAGTAAGTGCCATCTTCCGGACGTAAATGGATACCAATTTATGTTTTTATTATGTTCTAATTGTTCCTGCAAGACGCTAGCCCACAAATAATAAAATATAAAAACCCACCATTGTCCTGTTATAGCACTAAACAAAATAGTAGGCATAACTTCGGTTAGCCATAAGTCTATTGTACTATACCAATTGTCGTTAAACAGGAATAAGTTATTCCAATGCCAACCAGAGTTGCCGTTTTTGACAATAAACACATGATGGTCCCAATGGAACTTTTGCATAAAAGTTAATTGATGACCTATTCTGTGTGTCCAATATAGTATAAAAGTCCAGGATAAAAAATAAATTATAAAAGTCATAGTATATTATTTAATATACCGGAGCCACTAAAAAATTCCGACCTTAACTTAATTACTTGATCTTTTATAACAGGAATCCTAGATTTATAATTTTCCATGTGCGTTTGCACAGCGCGGCAAATGTCCGGACGATATGTAGTAAAAGAATTATAGTCTTCTGTCCACTTGCTAGGATATTTAAATACAGGACTGTACATTTCGCTATAACTTAATCTATCCGGCACCATAGGGATAGCATCAACTAATGCACCTTCATACATGCTAATGCCTAACGTTTCTTGTAAGTTAGCACTAAACACTAATTTAGATTGACCTAACAATGTATGATATTCGTGCTTAGTAAGCTGTTGCTCTTGGCAAACAACAAACTCATATTGAGGCAAATGCGTTGCAAGGTCTTTAAAAATCTGCAATTGTTTTTCAGGAGCAATACGATGCGGGAATAAGATAAGATCCCGCTTGGGTAAATTCTTATAAGGAGTAAGTGTGTCTTCCATATACTCCATAGGCCAACCCGAACGAACAATTTTTTTATCTTGTTTAAATTGATACATTGTTCCCATGTTTGTTTTTAATAAGTTATCAACAAACATGTCTATATGAAAATCTGTAGCAAAATAATTGTAGTCGATTGCATGGAAGAATGATTGCTCAGCATGTCTAACCCAAGGTGCATCACCGATTAGTCTACCGAGGAAGTCTTGCGGATCATAGCTACCGGCGTGCCATAGTGCGTGAATCTTAACAGGAATGTTAAGAAGCTCGCTCATGTACTTTAGGTTAATAATGCCCGGATGCCAAGCGTCAGTAAAAAGAAAATGATCACCATGCTTAACGGATCCATTGCAAAATAACTCGCCCATTCTCTCAACTTGATTAGCTTTATATATGTTAGTTCCACCAAAATTGAGAAACGCGCCTGGAGTTGTTGCGCTAGGTATATCTTGGCGTCCAGATATGATTTGAACATTGTGTCCTTCTTTCTCTAGTAAAGCGGGCACGTGAGTTTTCCACTGCCCCGTGTATCGTGTATCTACTGCTTCTAAATCAACTAAGAAAATATTACTCATCGGTCGGTGTATCCTGTGTATATTGATCCCAGTAAGTGTATTTGTCTTTGCTCATCAAGTCGTGTAAGTGATGAGTCCATACTCCGGGATTAGTGGCACCCCAAGTTTTATCATCTAACTTAAGAGTAGCGTTATAATTAAGTTGATTGATATATGGCAACTTAACACTAATCATGGGGACAAATCGTTCGTGTTCGCAATAGCCAGATTCTAGAACTCCCTCGATATGTTCGACTCCAAAGTCCAATGTGACCCAGTATTTTTCTTTAAGACAACCGAATATTACATTATCCCATGCATTATATTCTTCTTGAGAAATATTTGCAGGATTAAAACTTTGGCTAGTTCCGAAATAAATTTGTTTAATGTCGGCATCGTTTTTAGCACGTTGCAGAATATCTTCTAAAGGAGGAGTACCGACTACAAACAAAGTCTTCATACCATAGCAAATAGTATGCTCGACTTCGTATCCGGTAAAATAAATTATGTCTTTGCGTTCTTCTGTGTTTAATCCCATTTGATGTATCCTCTGCTATAGCCACCGGGTCTGTTTGCACCATCTGCAAATGCCTGTTGCCATTCTGTTTCTCTATTATAGCATTTTGTCCAAAAAGAATCAACTTGTAGTTCGCCGGATTTGATCCATGCTACCGCAGTTTCCATGCATTCATGAAATAATTTTTTTCTGGGACTCGGTCGTACTGTAGATACTGCTTTCCAAAGTAAGTTATCGCTTTCTTTTTTGGTGATAGATCTACCAACTGCGTCGATGACCAAACCATTTTCATTGATAATGTTATTTGATTCTAAAAAGTTTGTTTCTTTAAGAACAACCACCACATCATAATTGGTTCCGGGATGTTGCAATAATGTTACTTCTGCTTGTTCCCAGATATCTTTATTGCTACTACCGACAACGTCGATGCTGAAATCAGTTCCGTGTATAGCAAGAGTTTTGTATGCAACATATGCTAAAAATCCGGAACCAATAATCAACAAGCGAGGATTGTCGCTAGCATAGCTTCTGCCTTGTAATTCTTCCAAGTCACCCAATATAACATTGATACCGCAAGCGACTGGTTCTACTATATACTTTGGATTTGCTTCGGGTACAACTACAAACTCGCCGTCCCTAACCGGGTAGCAATCTGCATACGCGGGCTCTCCTCTAGTTGCAACGTAGTCGCCTATTTTAACATTTGTAAAAACATTAGCGCCGATGTTGATAACTTGCCCCAAGCCCTCGTGCCCTTGCATATGCAAAGGTAACGGACCGAAAGATCCTTGCATCATAGCAATATCACTAGTACATACGCCTGTCATGATATTTTTAACGATGATACCATCGTCAATGCTATCGGGACAATCATATTCGGTTTCAGTAAAGTTACCAGTGCCAGTTGTTTGTAATATTCGTGTCATAGATTTTCTATCTGTTCGTGAATCCAAATATCCTGTGCAAACTGCTCTTGCCAGAACTCATTATTATTTAGGTTAGCGATTGCATTTTCTACCATTGCTTTATAAGCGCTTTCCGGACACAAACCTAGTTCATGTCTCACGGCAGAATTTTTCATACTAAATGAAATACTACTGTCATCATGATCTAAATTAGTTTTCCAATTAGACGTTAGTATCCACGTAGTATTTCCATGTTTGAATTCGAAGTGACAGAAGTCATCGACATCGTAAGTGCCATCAGGATTGACACTGCCGTAATCAGTATTATGAATATCCTTGAGTTCATAGTTCTGTGTTGCGTATCCTTTTAGTTTAACGCCATTTTTGTAGTCAGTCAATGCACAATAATAACTTAGCATATGCGGCATTAAATCTCTACTAACACCGCCAAATGCTAAACTCTTTGTAGTGAACCAACTTCCGGGTTGAGGAATGCGATTAGCATTATTCCATCTAATATATATTCTTTCGCTTTGATCTGCAAGTTGCTTAAACTGATTGATCTCTTGCCTAAATTGATTATTCTTAACCATCATAAAACGAGTATCAGGATAATCAATACAAAGTTGGCGCCAAGCGTCACTTGATGCTACTCCGGGTTTTTCGATAAAAACAATTTTACTAAGGGCGGCAACTTTTCTCGCTAACTTTATATGAGTAAAGTTTGGTGTACAAATATTTACAGTGTCGAATTTACCGTGTACGCGGATAGCATCTTCTACAGCTAAAAAATCAGCTTGTTTAGATGCATCCATATCAACGGTAATGACTTCATAACCAAGTTGCGTTAGCACGGGCAGATATACCGCCCGGCCAAAACCCAATCCAATTATAAGAGCTTTCTTCATTGGATATTTTTTAGAATGTTGTCGGCTACTTCTTCATCCCAGCTTTCGACAATATCAGAATCGTTGTTGTTGCCAAAATCTTTCTTTTCGACTACTTCGGGTTGGAAGAAGAGATCGGAAAACGCTGCGTTGGATGATTTCAAACTCTTTTTACCGTTTAAGTCCGCTAACAAATGTTGAGCTTTATCTAATTCGGTATACGGAGTTTCGCTATTAAACACGCGGTCGACTAACTCCACTGCATAAATCAAGTTGCGAGGAACCCAGTTGCTAATTTCTCCGCCTTTGGTTTTGTGCCAAAAGCTAGGATCCGGTTTATTCAACCCGCAAGCAGTGTCGCTTAGTGCATTAGCACGTTGCACAGATTCGATATGTTGATAAATGTTATGACCCATCATCATAAAGTAACTAAAGCTATCCCAAGATGTTTTGCTTTCTTTGCCTAACTTGTTCAAGTCGCCCGGCTTGTACCAGCATACATCACCCATGTTCATACGTTCGCCGATTGGACTAGTCCATGGCCACGGAATTTGGCTACCACTCATCTTACGATTGTCGATTGCTTTATCCATAATATAACTAAAACGTTTATTAGTATGAACGTGCTGTGTATAGACTTGCCCGTATGCTGTTGCTAAGAATGGACTTGCACAGTCAAACGTCACTTTCATATTTGGATTGATTGTTTTTTTGATATTACGTTGGATAGCAGTTAAAATAACTGCAAGCTCGAGTTTACTTGTACCCAAGAAGTGAATAACATCACGACCAGGTTCGAGTAACTTTTCGTCTCGCAACTTAATCAACCGGCGCAACATCAAGTCAATGTCCTTCATGTTGTTGCCTCCCATCGCCCAGCCTTCGAACGGATAATGCTTAACCGCTTCGTACCAAATCTCGGCATCGGCGTTGTTTCCGCCTTGCAAAACGTTTAAGAACTTAGTCTTACCTTGCCGATGTTTTAAGAAGAAGTCATTGTTAAACAATGTCCCTCTTAAGCAATCATTAAAGTCTTTAAGCCCTGTTCGCGCTTGGTTGATTGGCGCAGCACTCCATGTTGGTAAATCGAGTACCATGCTGTAATCAGCAGTATGCTCGAGCCAATTGAGAATAGCCATACGAGTTTTATCTGCTTTACCGATGTAACCCGCATCGCCTTGTTTTTCCCAAAAATGCTCCCAGTCAAAATTGATAACACCTTTACCAATTTGGAATCCACCAGAGTCACCTAAGATAAAGTTGTTAGCTTTATCTCTGCCCTGGATCATAGATTCTTCTACATCACTTTTAGCGATGTCAAGTTGAGCATGTCCTGCAGAATATAGTGCGTCTGGGTAATAGAAATATGCTTCTTCTTTATTTAAAAAGTTAAAGCCTTCTATACCGTTTTCGCATTCTGCAGGAATTCTGCTGGTTGGTACGAATTCGCTTTGCTGTTGCTTACTAACAAACGTTTGATAAAAACTACTAATACTTGGAAGAAATACTGCGTAGTCTTTATTACGTTCTTTAAGATCGACTTTTGTTTTTTTACTTGCCATACATCACTCCTTTGTCGGAGATAGTATTTAGGTTTATTAAATTAAAATTAAGCACTAACGTATCCGCTACCTGTATATTTCATAGCAGGAGCCAATTCCGGCCACGGGCTTTTGTATAGCCCAACGTGAATTTTTAATTTCTTTGGAGTACGATCTCGAGTAATTTGAATACTAACATCGTATGTGTAGCTTTGTTCTTTTAAAACAACTTCTCCGATTTCATAATCGTGAATCCAGTTGTCGCCACGCATATCACTTAGATATGCTTGGAACATGTCTGCTGCAAGATGTCCCAATCCATCTTGCAAGATTCCATCATACATTTCTGCAATCTTTAACAAGTCATACTTGATATCATTGATATTGATCATAGCACGACTAACGGCATTATGATATTGGTTCATTGTACGAACTTTAGCTTTTGTTGTATTGAATGTGGCATCCATTTTCATTATCCTCACTTACATCGATCCAAACATCTCGGTTTGGGTATTTTTTATTGATCTCTGCATAGAGATCATCTGCAATCATTTCGCAACTTTTATAATCTAACTCAAGTATAGCACCTTCGTATAAATGTTGCAACCAGCGTTTGAATTGAATAAACTCAATATCCCTATCATCGTGAAAGACTTCGATAGCAACTTTAAAGTGAAAAATATGACGATGCGGATAGCCTAAAAAGCTAACGTCATACTCGTCACCTGTTGCTAATTTAGGATCTGTTAGTGCCGCCGGATATTTGTGTATGCCTTCCTTTTGAAAGCGAACCCAAATCATTTTACGCATGCTTAACTCCACTTTTCGATACTTGGGTACTTTGGTGCAGCCGGTTTAGAAGAAACTTTAGGAGTTTCGATAACTGCTGCCAATTCTTCTGTTTCGAATTCTTCTTGAGAGGGTTGAGCTTTTTCTGCTTCAGTGTCCTCTGACTTGATAATCAATTTATGAAAGTTCCACAACTTCCAGTCAATTGCTTCCATGAAGCTTTCAATTCGTTGCAAGCTCTTTAGCATTGCTTCTGCTTGTTCTTTATCCATTTTTATTATCCTTTAAATTGATTTTCATCAAATTCATACCCGTTATCCTCGGCGATATTTTTCATCACGCCCATAATGACCCACAGCTTCCAATCCATGCGATGCATGTATTCGGATTGCTTTCTAAGTTCATTAAGGATTTCTTCTTGATAGTTGATTTGTGGCGTTGGTTCTGTATCTGCAACCACTTCTGGTTTTGCTTTAGCAGAACGCTTTACAGGCGTTAGTTTCTTTTCGGTTGCCATTATCGTGTGTGTCCTGGAAGGATATAGTTATACACACCAACGCCGCTGTCGATGGTAATCATACAAGCTACTTGGCTAAAATGCACACGGCATTCGCCACCCATACCAAGTTTCATAATTGCTAAGAACTTGTCGATAGGCCATGCATAGCCTTCTTTCATTGTGCCGGATACGTTGGCTGCAAACGTCATACGACCAAAGTGGCTACCGCCAGTATCGCTACCGAAGATAAAAACTAAATTGCCGTTTTCTGTTTTAACAATAAACGTTGGCTCAATGCCACTGTAAATGCCGGCTTTTTGTGCCATCTCACTTACTTTGCTTTTCGTAGGTTCAAACTCTACGTCCCACTTAACACCTTTGAACTTGCTTTGCTGCAACTGCTCGTCGATGATTTCTTTACTCATCAAGCGATACTTGTCGCTGTTGCCATCATTATCCTTAAACTGAATGTAGTCGGGAATAATAGCACCGTTCTTAGTTGTGGTTAAAACTTCTACTTTGCTGCCTTCTTTATTATAAAGACCGCTTAGTCCGTTTAGGAAGCCAAGGTTACCTAAACCTACTTCACCGATAAGCTCACCGTTTGGTGTCTTAAGTTTTGCGTCTAATACCACTGTCCGTTTTTCGTCACAGGTCCAAACTTCTGTGTCTGTGTCTGTTCCTGTAATTTTAGCCAAGTCGAAAAAGCCGAGGCTGGCAGTGTGTCTAACGATGTCAAAGATTGCATCTTTCATTGAATATCTCCTTTACTGAGATTATAAGGTAAAAAGTTAGTTAAATCAACACGTATCTTGCCAAAATAATCATAACGATAAATGTTTGGTGATGTGCAAATTGTTCGGCGCCAAGCCATTGCCAATAATTCTTATCCTTGTATGATTGTGCTCCAAATTTCATATGGACCCAATCAATGTGATAATGTAAAATGGCTTCTAAAACAACTAACCCTAAAGTGAGGTCTAAATCAAAATCTAATATTAGACCAACCACCAGCGTGCCAAACGCATGGTGTATTATGTGTATGAAACTATTTATAGATCCATACCTAATTTTGCTTGCAGAAATCGCGGCAGTTTGTAAAACATACTCGCATATAAAATGCTTTAAGTTTAACAAGACGGCGAAGGTAATAAGAGTAAAAGCTAAAGGAGATGTTGCCACATAATTATTTACTCGCAGAACCTACCAAGTTAAGTTATATTTTATCCAAATAGCATATCGAAACTTGTTTTTTGATCACTTGCACTAATGTCCCATCCGAGCCCGCCGATCAAGTTATCTACTTTGTTGTCGATAATAGTTGCTTCCATTGCACGATGGTCGAATGGTAAATCTTTAAACCATTCAGGCAGTCTAAGTTCGTCAATTGGATACGCAATGCTGGTAATACCCATTGGATTAGATTTTAATTTACAAACAATAACTTTCATACCGTCTGTAATATCCATGCTTCTCTGATCGCTATTTGCTCGTTTGAATCTATTCCAATTGATCGCTGCCATTGCGTGACCAACACCGCACTTACCAGTCTTTTGGAAAACTTCCGTGTGCTTGGTTAAGTTATTGACTCGCTTTGGAGTACCTTTTTCCCAGCCTGGACGTTCCTTAAAAATAGTCCTAAACTCATTGATAGCATCGATAACGTCTTGTTTGTCTTGTCCTCTGAGTACCATTAGCAAAATCTTTTCTAAAAACTTTTGCATAAACTCAGGAGTATCTGCACGTTTAAGATCAAGGCCCATAGCTTTAACTTCGCCATCGGATCCATCTTTATCTTTACGCTTGCCTTCTTTATCATAGATAAGAACTGCATAACGTTTTTTAGTAATAAACAAACCTTTACTTGCAACAACTTCTCGACCGGCTGCAATAACCTTACCAAAACTATCAGGGCAGTTAAATGCCATATTCATAAACGGTGCAAAACTTGCATTGACATCTTCTGCCACTGTGTCATACAGTTCTACTACTTTATCTTTAGACCAATCAACTTCACCGTTATTGATTTGTTTCTCAAATACCGGGAACGCACTAAAATAACAAGAGTCGGTATCACCATAGATAATAGTTTTACCTACGTGATTGTAATCGCCTGTGAATAGTTCGTTAGTCTTACTTGCCATATGCTTTGCTACACAACGACCGGTTAGCGTAGTACTTTGCCCCATGCGTTGATCGAAAAATCTGCTACCTGCATTTAGCAACGCACCGTATAACGAGTTCAGGTTAATCTTTTTAACTAACTGTCGCTTGTCCCAGAACTCGAACTCTTTTTCATTGTCACTGCATGCTTTTGCTTTTTTCTGTAGCTCTTTTCGTTCGGCATACCAACGTGCAAGTAATCCGGGAATAACGCCTTGTTTTTCATACGTAAAGATTGTGCCGTTAGCAGTTAGCATCCAAGGATTGCCACTTAGATAAATCAACTCGTATGCTTCGGCTGCACTCATTTCACTGCTTCGCCCATCTTCCCAATCAATGACTAAATCATAACCTTTATTTTTATTCATGATTTCGTCATACTCGTACACGCAAAACTTTCCGTCCCACCAGTCGGCAAACGCTTCGCCTTTGGCTAACCAGGCTTTAAGTTCTGTTTTAGTTTGCACCAAACGAACTTGTCCGATGATTGTTTCTGGACTCATGTTCAATGCACGAATCAAAGAAGGATACAAACTGTTCAAGTCCATAGATCCAATCCAATCATGAACTCCTTGTTTTGGATATGCAACATACGCACCAGCAGCTTGTGTTTCTTGTCCGTCACCTCTGGTTCGGTCGGGTACCATTAAACCTCTGCTATGGGCTTCGTTGATAATAGCTTGGTCGGTCATAGCAACCGCGCCCAGTGTAGTTCTAAGTGTAACAGTGTTAGCATGTGCCAATACATTTACCAAGTCAATGTATTGCAGTTTAGCATCCAATTTAACTAACAGTGCAGTATCTTGTCTGTTATATTGGATAAACTTTTCAAAGTCATTATTGTAAAGTTGATCCAATGTGCCTTCATAATGCACTTTTGTTTCGCCGATTTCAATTTCACCCACATAGTCTAAACGGTAAGTGTGAAGTTCGTGATAAGTGTATTTGCGATACAAGTCTAAGTAGTCGAGATGCACTCGTCCGACAAAGTCAAATGTTTCTGAGATTTTGCCATATTTTTCGTATTCTCTACGAACAGGTTTTGTATTCCAAAGACAAAAGCGTCTTGTATGATCTGCGCCCATTAGTCTGGATATACGATTAACGGTATATGGAACGTCATAGCCTTCAGAGTTCCAGCCGCTTATAGTATCTGCATCTTCTAACAAAGATAAAAATGTGTCTAACATTTCTTCTTCGCTTGCACAAAGTAACGTGTCTTCAAACCTTGCAGCAATAGCTTCTGCTTGTTCCTGAGACATGGCTTTTGGTTTAATGACCAAAGTAAATAGTCTGTTTATCCAGCTACAATGGATAGAGATGGCAGTAATAGGATTAAACGGATCGCTTGGATCAGCAAACCCTTTAACTTTATCATACGCGACTTCAATGTCGAAGAAGGCCTTGTTTAATTCGGGAGCTTCTGCGTTTAAGTAGTTTGTTTCTAAACAACGATTAAGCGGCTTGATATCACTTTCGTATAACTTTTTATGTCCGAAGATTCGTTTTTCTTTATCCAGCGCTTTACGAGTGGCAACTGCTACTTTGGCTAATCTTTGTCCGTCAATACCGGTGTATTGACCTTTACTGTCTGGATAGTAAAACAAATAATGTGCAGGGAATTGACGCTCTTTCCTAACACCATCTACTCGCTCGACGACTTTAACTAAGTCTTTTTCTTTTATATAAACTGCGTCAATATAGCTCATGTAATTATATATTTTGTAAAGCCTACAATGTCAATTGTAGTTAGCATGGCATACATGCTTGTTTGCCCAAAGCTACCTCGGCTCCATGCACACACAGCCGCAATACTACATCCACTTAGCCAAAGAGGATATAAGATGTAAAGAGCAGGGTCCGTAACTGTTGCAGCCAATATAATGCTACAAGCAATGCTAGCAAACCAGTTGTAACATTCGCCTGCCATTCTCCATGGATGCTCTTGCCAGTCCCGCCGCATCCATTCGATTATATAACTTATCAACGATGACCTGCAACTTCGAGTACTTCTTCAACTTCTGTGAATGCTGTTTGCTCTTTTTCAAATTCATTTTTGTAAGCGATTTTAAGAGCTTTTTTAAGGACACCTGGCTTCATGTCCAATTCTTCTGCAATACCTTTGATGGTATCTGCCAAGCCTTCATTGAGTGCTGCGACTTCACTCATGACTTGCATGCCTTCGGCAAATAGTTTTTTGATTTTGGCTTTTTCATCGCCACTAAACATACGAGGTTCCATAATAACTCCTAAGTAAAATGTTATTATAACAAATTACACGGAAAAGTCAAACTATTTGGTAAAGAGGGCGACTTCTTTTTCTCTGAGGATTTTTAAGTCTTCTGATGGACGACCTGAATCTAAAATCCATTTGCGAAACTCCACTACTGCATTGGTAGTATCGTTTTTATTGATAGCTTTTAGTAAAGTGCTATTTCTAAATATAGCTATACCACGATCGTTTATAAAAGACTCTATGGCAGCGATTTGGTTTTTGTTTAGTTCTACTCGAACCAAATCTTTAATTGCTTGTTTAACTGATTGCATTATCTATTTTTTAGTGTAGCAGATAACATCCATGCATGTTTGGCAAATGCATCTTGACGTTCGGCCATCAAATTACTTAGTCCGTGATTACCGCTTTGTTCGGCAATATCATAGCATACTTTAATGCTTGTCTGGATAACCTCAATATCACCTAACAATTTTTGCAACATGTCTTGTGCATTTGGGATTTCAACTTGGTCTTCGATTTGACTAAGCTCTGCATAACGACTAAAACTACCCGGCGCATATGCTCCGATAGTTCGAATACGCTCGGCAATAGTATCTATAGCACTATAAACTTCGCTGTAGATTTCTTCAAAGAAGCTGTGATATTGTTTAAAATCTCGACCTTCTACATTCCAGTGAAAGTTTTGTGCTTTTAAGCTGTATGCATAATGATTTGCTAATACAATTTTAAGTGCTTGTGCTAATTCATCCATCGAGTTATTCCTTGCTTTGTTTATTTACCGTATTTGCATTTATAACAAAATATGGTAAGAAACATAATTTGACGTAAAATTGAGAGTAAAGGTCTAACCAATACTCTACAATTTTTGTCATATACTTCCGCCTACTGCACGACCTTTAAAAGGATGCTGCTTTTCTTCTTTGCCTATAACAGGGCTTGTTTTCTTTGGCATTTCGCTACTAGGAACTTGTTTGGCTTTCTTTTGGTTAGCATCAACAGATTCCATTGCTTGACGTAATGCACTATGTCCTCGAGATTCTTTAACAGGTTCTGCATCACGCGCTGCCTTTAGTTCTGATTGTGTAGCACCTGCACGTCGAGCGGCCGCTGCATCTTCGGAACTTTTGCTTTTTGCAAATTTCGCAAGTAGCTCTGCTCGTGTGCCTCCTTGACTTTTTGGATTATAGTCTGTTACGCTAGTAGTTTCGCTAACGCGGCCAGTTCGCTTATCGCTTAGTGCTCTGCTTAATCCTGCTGCACGTTTCTTTGCACGAGCTTCTTGTTCCTTACTATAATCTTCCAAACCTGGATGGCCTTTGCTTGCACGAGCGGCAAAGTTTGACATTCCGTAATCGTCGCTTGCTCGTGCAACATAACGGTTACGTAGTTTGTCGCTAACTTCTGTTACACCTTGACCTTTAAGGCCGCGAGTGGCAGAGTTTAAACTGCTTAGTGTTACGCTACGAGTAGTATCGGGGTTCATAACTAAGTCAACACTAAATGGCTTACCGTTTTTGTAAAAATGTAATTCGTTAGTTGTTGTTTTAAAGTTATCTGCACCATACTGACGCAATAATTTTACAGCATCTCTCATTGGTAATGATGTTGCAACGCCTTCTACTACTTGTTTTAGCGGACCTTTAATGCCATCTCTATGATAGAACTTGACATTGCCTTGTTCATCTTTTTTAGCAGTAACTTCTTTGCCACCTTTTCTGCCCACATACTTGCTAGTACCAGGCTTCATTGTGTTTGTTTCGCTCTTGAATGCTTCTGCGTGTGATTGTGTATTTGGGTCAGTGCCTTCGTCTAGCGTGCCATATTCAACTGCTTCGCCGCCAGCAGATAATGCTAATTCCTGTACCGCATCCCAAAACTTACGGGGAATAGTCATAGCTTCATCTTGCCAATCGATAAAATTACCGAACTTTTGCATAACGTGATTGTATGCACGTTCGTTGCTCAATTCAAAGGAAATAACATCGCCGTCGGCTTCGTTCATAGCTCGCCAGTCATCATACTCGATATAAAAGTCAGTTTCAGGATCGTAGTACTTGCCTTCTACTTTATCATAATAAACAACCTTGCCACTCTTAGTAGAGAATGGACCTTCTAAGCCATCGCGTTCTGTGTAACGTTCGCGATCAATACCTCGAGTTACTGTATAGCCTTCGGCCACACCTTGCTTCGGAATCAATTTGTCAATAGTAGTGCGAATTTTTAATCCTGCTTCTGGTTCACTAAAAATAACACCAACATCATTGCGGGCTTTGATGAAAGCAATCTTACCCACACCTTGATAACCGCGAACATTCACTGTGTCACCTACTTTATATTTTGGTGTTTCTGGGAACCCTCTACCAACACCAAATTCATCCAATTGCGCTTCTGCCACACCTCGGTCTCTACGGCGTAACTCGCTCTTAGCCATCTTGCCTTGCATCTTAGCAACTTTGCTATGGAATGGCCCAGTCTTTTTGTCCGCTGTAGACTTAACAAACTCGTCACTTGCACCTTGCATTTGACTTTTGATATCTCGTGGTGTGCGTGTGTCGCCTGTGCCAAAGCGTGATTTTTCTAATGGCTTGTTTCCAGCTTCCGCCACACCTTGCTCTTTTTGTGCTTTTTCTGCTGCTTGTATTTTACGCCATAAGTTATTCATTGGACCTTCCATAGAACGTGCTTTACGTTCGTAGTCGCTTAAATTCTGCTCACGATCTGCATACTGCCAATTGCTACCGCCTAATGACTTATACTCGTCTTTCATTGACTCGTATTCGGCCTTTAACGCAGGTAGTGCTGCAATATCTGCTGCCAATTGCTTTTCTTGTTGCGATTTACGTGCTGCGTCGTCACGAGCTTTTAAACGATTTAAGCCACGCTCACGCTTGTCAAATGTAGCCGCGTTCTTTTCGCGCTCTTCTGGACTACGAGCAAACATTATATCCATTTGGCTTTGCGCCTTTTGTTTTAATGCTTTATTGCGATAGTCGCCTAGACTAACTTCGTCTAGGCTTTTTTTGTCGTTGCTAAATTCGTTTAATCTCATTTTGCTGCCTTTTTATGTGCATCATCATAAACGGAACCTGTCGCTCCATCCCACTCGCCAACGCCCTTGCCATCTTTAAGTGCTTGGCAAATATCACGGTCGCCGTCGAAGCTATTTGCGCCTGCACGTTTGCAAGCCGCGCGCCAGCCGCTGTAAGTGTTATATTCTGTTTCGTCCATGTGATTTTTTGCTTCTACAACATGACGTAGATTTTCGATGAACTCACGAACTTTCTTTGGACGGCCTCGGCTGCTCTTGTATGCACTCAATTGTGCCGCTGTAATAGTCTTACCGGCTTTCTTGTCAATGCTACCAGAACCCGCGTCCCATGAACCAATAATAGAATATTTGTCGCCTTTAGGAACAACTGCAATAGCTTTTTCTGCACTACCGACAATCTTACGCTCTGGGTGTTGACGCTTAGACTTATGATACCATAGTCTATAATCGGAAATCTTTTCTGCGCCATCGGTAGTAGAAACTGCTGCACTCGGACGTCCTCTGCTTCTTACAGGAGCTGCTGCTTTTGCAACTACTTTAGCTTCTGCATCACGCTTTTTGGCTGCTGGCTTTTTGTTACCCCACGAGTCAAAATCGTCCTCGTCTCCGTCGTCACCTTGGAATTCGCTGCCATACTTGCCTTTATGTACAACCCCTGTATTTGTTTTAGTTACTGTAGTACCCATACTGGTTTTATGACGCTTGTCATTAAAACCATACCAATCATCATCTTCATCATCGTAACGTTCCATTACGCGAGATTTTTTACCTTCGGTAATCATTTTTCTATAAGCGATTTTAGCTTCTGTAATGTAATCATGCACATCACGGTCAAAGCGTTGTGTTACCCATTCGAAAGGATCACCGTCACGAGCTTTTGCTACTCCATAAGGCATTTCGCCATGCATAGAATAATAATCGTGCAAGCTGTGATATAAGTCTGTATCTAACTCATCGCCTGCCACAAAATCTTTAACTTCTTTAGGAAAGCGTTGTACAATATGCTTTAAAGTGTTATCATTTTGCGGAACATGTGTAATATCTTCTTGCACACCAGGTTGGCCGATACGAGTTGCTGCTGCTTGGCTCATTTCACCGCTGCGATCTCTGTATAACATATCGCGCATTGGTTTCATTAAGCTGTCAAACGTAGCAGGGTTAGCTAACATTTGCATAAACTGCTCTTGTTGTCCGTTTTGTAAAGACTTTTTATATAAGCCGTAGATAAAACGTGCTTCTGGATACTCTAATGTAACAGGCTCGCTACCTAACATAATAGTAGCAGAACTACCGCTTGTTGCAGCGTTGGCAATATTCTTTAAATTGCTTGCGCCAGTCATTACTGGACTTTCGTATAATTCAAATAATTTCATGGCTTAACCTTTATAATCGCTAAAATCAAAAACTCTCTTAAGTCTGTCGTATGCTCGAGTGTCGGTGGATTCGTCGAATGGAATTCGAGCAGGAGTTTTTCCGCTCCAAATTCTATGGCTCCTATTTTGAGGGTTTGGACTCACTCTTGGTCCGTGTGTTTTTTGTTCTTTGTCATTAAAATAACCAAGTTCTTCGTCGTCTTCGTCTTCACCGGAACCATAAGCTCTGCCATGTTTAACTCCACTGTTTCCCGAAGATTGTGCAGCATGCTTGCTGTTGACAGCATTAATCATGTCGTCCCAGCCTTCCGCCACACCTTGCTTCATTTTTACAGCTTCCGCTTGTAATTGTTCTAACATAGCAGTGTATTCTGCATGCTGCGATTCACTTAAAGATGTGCGATCAACTTGGCTTAAACGATTAGCCAGTTCATACATCTTTTGTGCTCTAAGTTTATCCATTGTTCTTAGTTCCTTTTTCTTCCGCTATGTTAGCATAAGGCTTGCGGCTAATTATCTCTTGACCGGATTCTTTGCGCATACCTCGTGTTTTACGACGACGATGTTGACGCATAAAAGGTAACGAAACTGCGGCAAAGCCGCCTGCTCCTATGCCCATCGAGTCTTCGATAAGTTCTTTAATCTTCATGCTTGTATTTAGTCAATTTGTTTCGATTATTTCTTTAAACGCTTAAACTTAGTTCCTAGTAGCTCAGTCATCAGCGGACCTTTTTCTACATAGTTTCTTCGTTCTTCGCTGGTAATTTTAACACGGAATTTTAAAAACAATTTACCACTTAGTTCATCATAAATCTCAACTTGCGGCAAACCCACTTTATAGTTATAACGTGCAGAAAGTTTAACGCTTGCTAATTTATTTTCCATATCGTCGAACTTCATCATTTTGTATCCGCCGCTAACAAAGTCAATAAGAATAACGTTTGGATTGTTTAGTGTTGCAAAATAGTTGATACCTTTTGCCAAATCCTTGATAAACATATATTCGTCTTCGTCGTTATTATATGATAATAACGTAGCCATGACATCTGCTGCAAATTCATAAACAAATTGTATAGCAGGGACTAGACCTTTTTTCTTAAAGATAGAATCAAATTGCTGCTCAGTTTCTTTAATATCAATACCAAACTTACTCCAAAGTTCCGTTTGCTTTTTAAAGAAATCGTATAGTCTATCGGAGCCGATTCCAACTTGCCCAAATTGGGCAGCGTCTGCTTTCAAACTAATATCCAATCGTTTTCTATCTACTTTACCCGTTGTTTTGTCGGTGACTACAATTTCAATGTCTACTTTACTAATTTTTTGCTTTTCTGGGTTGCCGCCATCGCAAATAATATTGATAATATCGGGGCGGCCATTTAAGTAATAATACTTACTAAATTCAGTATTGTCATCGCTGTTGGCAAAACGTGCTGCACTAGCTGCTTCATCTTTTAATAACTCGCGCTTTGCAGGGTTTATAAAATCTTGGTAAGGTTCTGGGGGTAACACTAATGTAAAAACAATCTTATCATTTACCATAGACTTGCCATCTCTTACACTTACTGCGTAAGTATCTGCACTGGTTTGTGTAAGAGAATCTACAACTGCCCAAATATCATCTTCACTAACTTCTGCAATTTGTTTATTCACCCTTGCTTTTAATTTGGCAAATAATGCCGCTGCTAAGATACCTTCGGCTACATCGCCTCGGTTAGAAATTTTATCGCTACCATCGCCGCCTGTGCCTTTAGAATCTTTAAATTCTGGAGTTTTTTGCAAACTACCTAAAGGAATCGTTGTGCCATTAGTTAGTTTTAGTTTAATAGAACCTGCAAAGCGTCCTGCATCCATTAGTGCTTCTAATCTATCTGCTTCTGCCGGGTCGATTTCTACTTGTTGCCCATTTGTAGTTTCAAACGGAGATCCAGAACGAATTTTGTTTAAGAAAACGTCCTTGCGTCCAGGACGTTCGAGGATACCTTTAGCAGCTAATCCCACTTCTAATAATGCTTGTTTAAGTTCTAATAGTTTCATAATGATATTTATTTATTTTTAGTCTCTGTCCAGAATATCTCTGTTTTCTCGTAGCCATGCTCTTGCTGCATTACTGTCATCGAATATTTTACGTGTGACGCCATCGCCGTCTAATACGTGATATCTAACTTCTATGCTGTTATCTGCTCGCTTGCGTCTTGTTTGTTTAATAAAGGCACGACCGTCATCTATATCTTCGTGTAATTCTTGTAATCTCATGAGCGTTTTCCTTTAATCAAATTCATAATACCCGCAAACTTAGCGTGTCTGTCTTCTAAACCTTTTAATCCTGCGTTGATCGGTTTCGTCACTTGGGTAGTGTCATTAAAATTACTAACTTGAGGCTGCACTCGTTGTTGCCAATACCATACTGCTACTTTAGCTGCAACATCAGGACGTTCTACTAGTTCAGGTTTTTGTTCTAACGGCAAACCTAACGCTTGCCCTGCACGTTTATAATTGTCGCGGCCTGTTAGTTGTATAAATCCACGTCCGGCATATTTTGCTCCATCGCCTGCTGCTTTATTTCCCAGTATCTTAGCTTTACGAGGATTGTGTTTTGGATCGTATTTTCTAAAATCCAAACTGCCGCCAAATTCTTTCATACGAGTAAAGTTGGCAGACTCGTGTGCGCATTGTGCTAAAAATTGTGCTAACTCTGCTCCTTTAATACCTGCCGCTTGTGCAGTTTGTATAAGGATTTTAGCTTGGGGATGCAGTATAAGTTTAGTTGTTTTTGTTTGATCTAGTGCTGCACCAGCCTGCGGCGCTGCTGCGGGCGCTGGTTGTGTAAGTTTTGCAGTTGCTGGCTGTGCTGTTAGTGCAGCCGCGCCTATAGTCGCTCCTGCTACCCAATCTTTCCATCCCTCATCCACTGGCTCCCATTGCATGCTTTTGCCGCCTTTTTGTATCGGCGTAAATCCTTGACCTTTGTAGAATTTTGTTAGTTTGGCTTGACTAACTTGTCCTTTGTCCCACGGGAATAACGTCAGTGCGATACCATCTTCTCGTGCCATTGCCTGTAGCTGTTGCATAGCACGACTACCAATTCCTGCACGTAATGGGTATGCTTGGAACCATTTAACTTCTACTGCTCCGCGTTTAGAAAAACTCGGAGTTAGTTCAAACATAGCAAATTGCTCTTCACCAAAAGGCATAACGTGATTGTTTTGCCATGTTTGCGGGTATTTTGCATAGATTTTTTCAATCCATGATTGAGCAGCCGCGCGACCATTATCGCCTAGCTTTATTCTATTAGGTTCGTTTTCGGATATAATATCACGTATTTGCATATTATGCCATAACAGGAACTACGCTAACTTCGCCGGATATGACTACACCGGGGTTATTCCTGATCCATGTTGCCGCTACTCTATTAGCATCCGATTGACTATTACCTACTCCACTAAACTTATAAAGTTCTTGCCCCAAGCCATCTACAATCTTCCACTCGCCTGTAAATTGAGTAGGTGCCGTTGCTGCGGGCGCAGTGCTAGTAGCTTGTGCAGCACGTACATCAAATATAAATCTATGCCCGTAGGTATTCATAGCATGAGCATTAGCTTCTTGTCTTGTTCCTCTAAAGCGTTCTACGACTTCACCTGTTGCATGATTTGCGATTTCCCAGTCTTGAGCAGATGCTGTGTTTGCACTAGGTTGTGCAGTAGTATCAACCGGCCTAGTAGAAGGCGCAACGCCTGCTGGTCTGTTATAATCTGCAGGGATTTCGCGAACTTCAACATCTGTTCGCATGTTAGGATTTCCTGCACGAGTTGTTGTTAAAAATTCTTCACCTGCTTCGCGGCTTGGGAATCTACGCAGCTGGTCATAGTTATTACGATCTCTTGCAAAACGTTCAGAGCTACTAATCCAAATGCCCCAATTTCCTTCTTGAGAAGGTATAGTCGCAGGCGTTTCTCTATAAGGATACATAGGTTTTGCAGTTGCATTACTCATTGCGTCCGCTCTTCCTGCTACACCCCATTCTACCGCTGCTTTCTGCAACGCTTCGTCTTTGTTTGCAGCTACAATTTCAATGCTCGCGCCATTACTAGCACCAGCGCCTTCTTTATCTACGCGCCACCAGTATTTTGTGCCTGGGGGTATTTTGCCTTTTGACATATCTCGTTGTAGCTGTGCGGAACGAACTTGACGGATTAGTGCATCTTTTGGTAAATCGCCTGCAGAGTAGTTGGCAAACAATTCTAAAATACCAGGTTCGTTTGTGCTAGGTGCTAATAGCTTGTATAGCTTTTTGGCATACTCTTGTTTGTATTTTGTTTCATCGATTGCGGCATCCAATGCTACTACAAATCTAAGTAGCGTAGGCTCGATCATTTCAAAATTAGTGTTTAGCCAGTCGCCGCCGGGGCTGCGAAACTCGATATAACCGTCTTTTGTATTGATGCTGGTAAATTTATTAGTTATACCGCTGTGTATTACTTTAGCAGCCGCAGTGCCTAGATGTTCTTTCATTTTACCCAATAGTGCAGAAGCTTCGTCGGGACGAGTTTTAATGTTTTGTTTAACAATACTTAAAGCGCTTTTGCAATAAGTATTACCTAGTCGTCCGAATTCATTTAATACTCGCTCGTCGCCTAACAATATAGCTAACTTTACATAATCTAATTTTTCTAAACTATAATTAGGAACACTAACGTTGATGTGCAATCCTGTAGAATTGTTTGTATAACAATTATTGTTGTCTGCCCATTCCTTGACTGCGATTAAATCTGCCAATAAGTCTTTAATAGGCATAGGCGGGCTAACGAATTCTAAACCTTGATCGCCCGCATTGTCTCCCTCTAAACTACCGTCGGGCTCTACTACATAACCATCTGGAGTTCTTCTTGCACCATGATAGCTAGTGCTGTAATTTATTTTCTTACCTAAATAGTCGCCAAATTCTTTTGCAATTCTGGCTACATTTTCTTCACCGTTACCATAGCTGTCATTTTCTGTCCAGTACGGCCATTCGATATCGAAGTTATTAGAAATATCCGCCATAGAATAGTATCCAGCATCTTGCAACCAATCATCGCGTAAGTTATTGTCGTTGATATACTCATACCAGCCATTATTTTCCCAGTCTTCATATGCTTCGTCATAATCAGAACCCATGTCTGCTAGTATTTCATCGACCTTTTCATTCATTAGTTCTTGTGCTCGTGCATCCACTCTGCTACTCAATTCTTCTGCGTTAGTGCCGAATTCCGGAGTATCGTCCAATATTTCCTGTCTTGCCTGGTCTATAAGTTTATCTTCGTAATCACGTTCTACTAATTCTAAAACAAGTTGATAACTAGAATCGGCCCACGCTTCTAGTTTCTTCTCGCTTAGCCAGTCACTGTCTTGGAATTCTTCTTCTAACGCTTCCATCAAACGGCGCACGGCTCTGCTTGAGTTATGTTCGCCATCGTCAAAGAAGCGTTCAATTTCGTCGAAGCTATCTGCGCTAGTATCTTGATCGTAATCGGGTTCCGATTCAAAATCGTCGTCATCTATACTTCCGACATCAGGTACAATCATTTCAAATTCCATACCTGCACGAGCATCGATCCCTTGAGCTAACTGTTTTAAGCTAGACGGGCTCATGTTGATTTCGTTTATAAGTTGTTCTAATATTTCTGTATATTTCATTTTTTGTTCTTAAAAGTATTAATACGACGCTCTTGCTTCTTGACCCATTCTTTACTAGGTTTCCCTTCGCCTTTAAAATAAACCAACGGTCTGCCTTCTTTTTTACTTACTATTGCCCATCGCTTGTGTATCTTACGTAAGTATTCGAACAAGTCCGTTGCTTTATATGCTTCGCTAACCGGTTGGTCGATATCTTTTAATTTTAACCCCATGCGTTTAAGCAATGGTAAAAGTTTATGTTCTTCTTCTTCGCTACCAAATGCTAAAATAGTTTCAGGAGCACCTTGACCAAATATTGCAGGATCAGCGTCATCTAAGTCACTAATAACTTGTCCTAACTTATACCAGTCGTAAGTGTCGCTTACTTTAACTAACGTTGTTCCTTGCGGAAACGGGATTAGATTTTTACTTTTGGTTACATTTTCTATACCCGAATGCTCGTCTTCTTTAATACGATTAGTAAACGGAGTAATTTTATTTTTTTCTGCCCATCGAACATAAGAAGCAATGCTGTCGAATTCTTTTGTTTTTACATTTGCTTTATTATCACCGTCTTGCTTGCTAAAGTAATCACGCATTTGCGATAATTTAGTTTTATCTTTGGCGTTTTTGTCTCCCGCAAAATAATCTCGCATTGTAGCTAAACTTGCTTCTGTTATATTTACTGTAGGTAAGTTTAGTTCAAAACGCAATCTAATCATAGTTCTAAACTCATTGTATTCTGTAGCCGTTGAAAAAGTAAACGTATGAGTAAGTGTAATATTACTAAAACGTTTTGGCGGATAATTTACTTCTCCTTCGGGTCCTGTAAATAAGAAACCAGTATTATCTTGACTTATAAATTTTAAATATTGCGGTTTTTTGTCGAACAGTTGTAATTGATCATTTACCAACATTAGCGGAACTGCTATATAGCTTTTACCTTTAATCGGCGCTGGATTAGATTCTATAATTGATTTAAAGTAATCAACTGTTTGCTCTGTATTAGACTCTGTTAAATTTCCTTTAATAAAAAATTGTTCGAAAAAAGAAATCTTGTCATCAACAGACATACTATTAGGCAAATCAGACCAGTATGGTCTTGATTCGTCTACACTTTGCTTGGGTTCGTATACTGTAGGATAACCTGTCTTGCGATTATACACGCCAACTGTTTCACCTTGGCTGTTTCTAGCAATTACGCTGTCAACAGCACCGCCACCTTCTTTACGATTGGAAAACTTTACATCGGCACCGTGATCCCGGCGAACTTGGTTAGCCCACCCTCTTACACTAACACCAGTGGAGCCTTCCGCTACACTTTGCTTTTTATAACCTGCACGATATTGGTTGTGATCATAGTTTGCTTCACTACTGGCTTTGGGATCAAAAGGATATGGATTGTCGTATGGCTTTCCTTGTGCCGCAATACCTTGTTGATATGCTGTAGGTGGTTTGTGCTGTGGTGAGTTTTTCTGCGGATTGCGAATGTGGTGAGGAGCCTGTGCTATTACAATAGGAGCGCCTTCCGCTACACCTTGTTCTTTAACTTTCTGTCCACGCTTGACAGGTAATGGATAAGCTGTACATGCTTCTTTAACTGTATCAAAGTATGTTTTACCTTCTACACGGATCTTTGGATCGGTCCCGCTTGCTTGATAAAATGCAACTTTATCATCAGCACGGGCAGCATCACGTAGTGCTGTGGCACTACTTACTCGAGGGCTGGGCACATGAACGATTTGTGCAAATTTGTAATATCCGTGTCGGCCTTCGACTCCGTTGTATTGATTTAATAACTTGCCGGACCATGCCCAGTCTGTTTCGTCTGTGATATAAGCAATAGTAGCATCTTCTTTGTTGCCCAAATCTTTATAAATTCTCGCTGCTAGCGTAACTACGCTTTGTTCTGGTGCAATATGTCCAGCAATAGCAGGATAAATCGCTTGCATCCACGCAGACTTTTGTTCAAAAGAAAGCGGATCGTTCGGGCCTATGGTGCTAGGATTGGTTCCGATATACCATTTAACGCCAGCGTTTTGTACTGTTTGCCAAACTGCAATGTGACCTTGGTGTGCAGGATTAAATCGCCCGAAAGCAAACGCTGCGGTTACACCTGCTGCTTCTTTTAATATATGTCTTATCTTCATTGTGGTGTCCAACGCTTTCTCGGCACAAACTTCACGTTGCCGAATTGTTTATTTTGATCCGCATAACGTACACGACCTTCACCGTGTGTATCCCAAATTTCTGCTCGAGGTCCCGACTCGATTTGGTCAATTACGTTATCTTTTAGCAACTGAATTGCTCTTACTATTTTAAATATTTCTTCTAAAATATTATTAGTATTTAACTGTTTTATTTTCTCTTGTTTGCCTGCGCTTACCTTTGTCGCTGCCCATGTAAAAAAATGTTCTGTACTTAAACTGTCCAATTGTTTGGCTTTTGCAGATTGATTAACATAAGTGTAAATGATTTGTTTTAAATCGCTTATACCTGCGCCGCCTGCTAAAAATGCATCTATTTTAGTACCATACTTTTTAATATGACTCTCGACTTGGTCGATCATAGTAGTATCTACACTAACCGGTGCAACGTTATAAATCGGACCTAATACAATTAGTTTAGGGTTTGTATTAAATTGACTAAAATCTTTAATAGGAATTTGTTCGCTATCAGACTGCCCGTGTGCCGTAAAATATGCGTGACCCACTACCATAACTTCTGCTTGTGCAATACGCTTACCTAATTCACTGTCTGCACGAACATGATAGCATGTTTGACTTTTTGGATTAGGGCAGAAAGTATAAACCCCATCGACTAGTTCCGGCGGTTCTAAAAATAACGCATCGGCATATACATAATACGTGCCATTGCCGTCTAATTCCTTTGGAGTAGCCGCGGCGAATAACGGAGCCAAACTAGCAAACTTGTTGGCAAATTGTTGCCTACTTGCAATTTCTTCCGGAGTTGCAGCTTTACCAGTAGACATAATGTAATCTGCAACGTCTTTACCTGTTTGTGGTAAATTGGCACGACCCCATTGTGCATGCCCATGAGGGGGGATAACTTGACCGTTTTCGCGTCCCCAGTAGATTTGTGGATTTCCATCCCATTTCATTCTAACACTAGAACTACCTTGCTCTGTGTTCATATCTTTTAAATGTTCTAATGCCTCTATTGTTCCTTGACTGCCGTAGAAGAATACTAAATCCTCTAAGTGATTAAATGCTCGTCCTAGTTTTGGATCTACGGCTTCTTTTAATTCTAATAATCTCATTTTAGTTTTGGTCTTCCGAATACTGTTTCTTTTACTTCTTTACCGCTAGGTAATTGTCTTGTATAAGTGTCGTTATCTAACATAGTTAAATTAGGATCATTAAACAATGTTTGTAATAATTCTACATCTTCTACTGCTGATACGTTTAATTTTTTAAGTAAGTGTCGCATAGCATCACTCGACTCTATCCATACACCTTGTTTAGACAACATTGTTTGCAATTTAGCAATGGCTTTATCTTTACTTGTTCTTGTGCCATCATGTCCTATGCCTTGTATTTTATAACCTTGCCAACTTTCATTCGCTCTAGCTGTTCTATAAAATACGCAAGCATCTACATCCGGATCGTGATCCCAATCTATAACATTCCAGTCACTAGGAATAACATCACGGATACTGTTTACAAAACTTCCGTCTGGAGTATTCGAATATGCTGTTTGTACTAAGCCGATTAAATCGCCGCCTACTTCTTCTTTATCCGCTGCGGTCATGAGTAGCTCCCATGAATTCTTAGTTAAAGCAAATTCAAATAATCTCATTGACCTGTCCAGACTGCAAACAAGCCGCCTTCGAAAGAAGTTTGTCCCCCGTACACGCTGGCTGTTTTTTGTTTAACATACGCTTCTAATTCTTTACCGGTTGCTTTTGGCTGCACATCAAACGCAAAGTAATGGCTTTCGCCGTCTTTACCAATATACTGACCGCCTAACTTACCCATAATGGTGTCGATATCTTGTTCTTTTCTTTTAATGTCCTGCGGATAATTGATATTGGGGTCGGTGTTTAGATCATAGTCATGTACTGCAATATAGCCTTTGATTTCAACACCTGGGATTTGACTTAAACTTACCCAGTTTCGTCGACCTCCTGGTGTTTGAGCAGAACCAGCAATCAGTGGTCGCTTCATAATAGTAAGCACTATGCCATACAATGCTTTGGCGATTCCTATGCCACGGTAGTCTTCGTCGACTGTAATTGTGCCAACTTGTAATGCACCCTTTAATGGAAATCTCCATGGTTGTTCTAACGTTAGTTTGCCAATGAGTTGTGGTATCTTTTTTCCACTGGTTTGGCGTTTTTCCCAGTTCTTCAATCGTTGTTGAAATTCTCCCTGAAATTCATATCTACCTCTCACTGGTTTAAGATCTGGTATATTACTATTCGGGTCCCATAACTTAATAGTAGGACCGTCTCTACCTAGTTCGATCGTGTATAACAATCCACTGCCGCCTGGTAACTCTTTAAATTTCTTTGCGCCATTACCACCATAAAGGTAACTCTTACCGCCTCGGTAGTCGCTTGGTACTAGTCGCTCAATTTCATTTATCTTCATAACTTGTTTAGCATATTACGAAACCACTCATTAGTTCCTACTCGTATGCTTTCTTGTTTAACTTCTTTCCAATTAGGATCTGCCTTGCCACGTGCTAATAATTCTGCTGCACGGTCTTGCGGCAACGCAGCTAATATACTTTCTACACTGCCTAATACCGCAGCATCATCTTGCCCTGTTAATATCCCTGCAATTTTATCTAAATCATCAGTAACAAATTCTGCTTTTTTGCCGTTTGCATCTCGTGCAAATAAACCTTGCCATGCACTCCACATATAACCAGCATCTTTGGCTAAAAAAGCCATAAGCAATTGTTTGTTTACCCCTTTATAAGGACTTCCTTTGGGAATAGAATGAGTATGAAATTTAGCAATACGGTCTGCATTAGCAGTTACCATAATATCAACTTGATGAAAACTATCACCGACAGGAACATTCACGTGAACATTGATACCTGTTTGTGCTGTTTCTAACCCTTTAGTTTTAATATAATCGTTAAGTGCTTTTCTAGCAGACTTTGCATCTGCTGCTTTAAAATAGTTAATGACCGCGGCTTCATCTGCTAATACATCCATGTCTCCACTTTGTTTACCTGGTTGAGGCGAAGCTGCACTACCTACAGGAATAACAGTAATTCCGGTTCCAGATAGTGCTGCATTAACAGTTTTTAAAATAGCAGGGACATCTTTATGATCAAACGGCACAGCGTTAGCAAAGACATTTCCCCCTTCTAATAAAATCATACAAACTCCAATATAGTTCTATTATTTATTAGAAATAAACGATTATACTCAAGTCATAACTTGGCATTTACTAACAAGGTTTTAGGTGCTTTCTGCACCTTGTTTCTTCATGCTACGCATTTCGAAACAACTTTTCTTTACTTTTACGGTTCGAAAATGGTGTTAGTTATAGTGCTTAATATTTCGTAGATTCGGTCATAATTTGCCGTTAACCGGCAAAAAATAAAAACATTTCGTGAGTTCTGTTTTCATACGATATTGATGAGATTTTTAACATGCAGTTAAAACAGAGGCGGTTGACCTGTACCCCTTACTCAAGATTTGGCTGTCAGCGGTAGCATTTGTAATCCCATATCGCGAAACGACAAATGCTTGCGGTTGTTTCTTTTTCACATTTCCGCAATCTTTTAGAACCTCTCGTTGGTTCCTAACGTACACAACCTAAGACTCTGACGGCACAGCACAACCTGTACAGCCTCAATAGGGATTAGCCAACGCTAATCAAACGCAAGTGTATCTTAGCATTATACACATTCTTACGGAAGAAGTCTACGGGTTATTTTTGGTTATTATACCATTTAACAAATTCTGCTTGCCCAGAAGCCAATGCACCTTCCCATGTAGTGCCTGCTTCACTGTCAGCATTATCGCTGATCCACTTCATGCTCGTCCAAGGGATATTATGCAAGTTGCAAACTTTTGCAATAGCCCATAGTTCCATATCAACAATGTCACAATGATCTCGAGTCCATTGATCTGGATTCATTACAAAGTTATTACCAGATCCGCAGCGTATGCCAGTTTTGCCGCTTTGGTAATACAGTATGTTTTCGCCTAACATAAAGCCGCGTTCACGTAGCGGACTGCAATCTGCATCGCGTTGGCAAACGGCAGCAACACTTAGTAATCCTTTGTGTGATTTTAGTGCACCTGCAGATCCATAGTTGATTATACAATCTGGATTATGTTCGATGATAGCATCATAAGTCATCATGGCTGCATTACTAAGTCCTACCCCTGTATAAACAACAGGACAATCAACTAAACTAGCATCTAGCTCTTCTGGTAATGCTACTAGTATTAAAGTTTTCATAGTGTAATTTTTTGATCTCTGCCGTAGTATTTGTTGCTTTTAAGTATAGTAGGGACAGCAAATCGCTTTTCGTCTTTTTTAATTAAAGGGATATTTAATAAAGTTCTTTGGTCGAAAAAAACATAATTGGTTGCTATGTCTTTACCTTTAAAGAAAGTTAAACCTCGGTTAAGTACTCTCGAAAATGCATCTATAAGTTCTACGGGCGTAATTTTACTAAAACGTTCTTGTCTTGGTGATCTCTTCATTCTAATATGATCTTTAAAATGAGCAGTTATTGTAATAGTAATGCCGAGATTTTTAAGTGCAATACGCGAAACGTCTTCGGCTGCTTGATACAGTAAGTTTAAATCTTCTTCTGTATATCTCGTGTCTATGCCATAAGTGGCTTCTGTTATAATTTCATTTATTCTCATGGCGTGTAGTATTAATGCTCACTTTGAGCAGGATCTGGCGTAACCCTGAACCAGGCAGCAGCCGCCTGCTTGACGCCTTCTGCGATTAACGCAGATAACCGTTAGCGACAACGGAACCTAAGGTAGGTTGTATTGTACTCTTCGCTTACCTTCTTTAGAAGCAGTGGATACTAAATCTCTTTCTTCTATTGGTATATCTTTATTTATTAAATTATATGCTTCTCTCGTTATCTTCTTAGTCTTACCGGTTACATCTATAACAGACACCATACCGATAGAAGCTAGCCCGCCTTTTAATGCATTTTGTTTTGCAATTAGTCTATGAGCAGATTTCCGATCTTCAGTCCAGTATTTCGAATTCCATTCGCTATGTTTTTTCTTTCTTACAGAATCCCATACTGGTGTGGGTGGATGCCCGTGTAATGTTTTATTTGTTAAAATACCGTTTTTGTCTAAACCTAGCCTACCATAGTGAAGTATCCAGTAATCTTCTCGTTCGTAAGCATCTGCTTCTTTTTCAATATTGCTTTCTATTTCTCTTATAACAGGAAATAATCCGGCTGCAAGTATTTCTTGTATAACATTAAATTTGTCTACATTCTCTTGTCTGGACTCTTTTTCGTTTCTGAGATGATTAAACTTTCGGTTACCTTTACCTTTGCCGACATAAAACGGAGAACCTGTTCGAGGATCTATATATTCATAAATGTAATACATCTACTATTTATCAAGGCGGGCTCGAAATAACAAATAAAGGTGGGTTTCTTTTAATTATTTATCAACTATTTGTTTTGCTACGACGACACTATGATATTCTGCATTTTGTTCTGTGATTCTAAAATCAAATTTAGTCGGCGGCACGAACATTTTATTAGTATCCTCAAATCTACTTTCTTTAATAGTGTCTATCCATATAGTCCATTCTGCGTCAAAGTTGTTTCGCATTTCTACTAACGGAGCAACAAAATCAACTAAACAGTAGTCGGTGTTAGACTCCGCAGCTAAATCCTTCATGCGAAGACTTTGTCTAATTCGACCTTCTATACTAAAGTCCCAATCATTAAAATGTCTGCGAACTTCGTCGGCATTTATCCATCCGCATGTTTTGCCCAGTAATTTAATTTGTGTTCTAAGTTGTTCGGCAAAGTAGGTCTTTCCTGCACCAGGTAATCCCATTATTAATATTCTTTTAGGTTGTTTCATAATATGTCCTTAACCAAACACGGAAAAATATACAGCAACAATGCCGATATATGCTAGCATAACAAAAGTGCCAAAATAATACCATACTGCTAAAAAAGTAATGATCCATGCAGTATGGTATAAATCAAACCACCACGGTAAATCTCGATCATTCGCACCAGCTGGTCTTTGCTTCGCCATAATACTCCCTGGCAAAACCATTGGCAATCAACATGCTACGCAAACTTTTGCCATCTAGTATAACATCGCCTAGCATGCGCCCGCCATACTTGTCCCAGTCCATGATCATAACTTGGGCAACACGACTTTCTGTTATAACCTTTTTAGTAAATGCACTAGCAGCTTGGCCTCGGGCGTCTTCGCTTGGGCACTTAGCGCGGAAACCTTTTTCAGGAGTATCCACGCCGAACACACGAATACTCATTTTCTTTGGCAAAGGATCCGGTGTCCATGGAGTTGCGATTTCGACTGTGTCACCGTCGACTACTCTGTTGATTTTCCAGTCGTAAATCACTCCGGGTTTTTGTTTAGGTGCAGTTTGTGCTAATGCTACTGTGCATAAAGACAGTAATAATATTGATATAATTCTTTTCATTTTATTTCCATATGACCATTTTAAATCGTTCTTTTGGTATACCAAAATAATTACACTTCCAATCGCTTTGTGCGAAAAAATCTAAATGGTGCCATTTCTCTTTGTATTTAATCAAAGCAGTCGCAGCTTCATCCCAATTTATATTTTTTAATATAGGCTCGATGGTTTGTTTAACTTGTTGTATTTCGTCGTAATTAAAACTGTCCCATTCCCAGTGTAGTATTTCAAATGCATTTCCTTGTCGGTCGACATAGTCCATGCTAAAGTCTAAGCCCCACTTGGGACGCATGGCAATAATTTTATTCAACAGCGGAAGTTTTTTACTCCAGTGTTTTAATTGTTCTAACGCTTCTCCGCTGTATGCTTTTCGTTCAAACAACGAACTATGATTTAATACTGCACCTTCTATTTTTAAATTTTGCGAAAACCATTCATTTTTAATTGCAAAGCGATGTTCTCTTAGCCTGCTGGGTTTATTATAATTACTATATGCAAAATGTTGCTCAATGCGAGTTAAATCGAATCCATTTTGGTCGAATAATTCTACATCTTCGTGCGTGGGTTCGTATAGAAGTTTGGCTACTGGTATTTCCCAGTAGCCGTTAGAATTAAATGAGTTGTCTGATAAATTTACCACTTGCGGCAAGACCAATAGCGTGCCTTCGTCTTAGGTCCTGGATTAGCGCAGTTATGTCTTGCTCTAAAACTCTTACGGCGTTTTGGATTTGACTTTTTAATACGCATATTAGGGTCGCCGAAGTTTACTTTTTTGACATTGCCTGTACTAGGATCTTTTACGTAGACTTTAAATTTCTTAGTATCTCCTTGCATGGGCTTGCCTAGTGCAACTTTACGTCCCTGATATTCTGCTTCGGTGATTTCATCTTCTTTGACGCAGTTATTGACTCTAACTCCGCCTTTCATTTTAGTACCTGCCTTTTTATAACCATCCCAGCATTTTGGATCTAGGCGAGTCTTTTCTTCCGCTACACCTTGCTCTTCACTTACTTTTCTAGTCTGCTTAGGACCTTTACGAGTCTTCCACTTTTTATCAGTGGAGCAATAGTATCGGCCATAACTCTCTGCTAATATGCTAGCACCTCGATAGTTATCAGTTTCTGCAATAATTTCATCGCCCTCTATGGCTGTGATTACTGCTTCAACAATAGTATCGCCTAGCTCTATTTCTAGGATATCGCCAACACTTGGTTGTTCTAATTCAAATAAACGCATAAAAATCCTTTAATTATTTTTTACCTGGATAACGTTGCTTACCTGGTCGCCCTTCATTGCCATCGTCGCGTATAGGTTTGGCTTCGTCATCATAGTTGCCGCGAATGTTGGGATTACGCCATCCGTATTTTACTTTGTCTGCATCGCTCATGGTCTTCATCATAGTGTCATGGGCATGTTTCATCATTTTATCGGCAGTAGTCATTTTAGCAGTATATTCTTTACCGCCTTGTTCGCTGTCGCGCCCCGGTGGAGTTTGACTCTTATCCATTTCGCTTACACTTTGTTCTTTAACTAAACGTAATGCAGTACTTGGTAAGTTATTTGCTTGACTGCCATCGTCTAAATCGACATAGTATGTCTTTGGAGCACCTTTAAATGCACCATGTTTGATTTCGCGAATCCAACCAGTCTTACCAGAATCTGGACCTTTTACAACTCGCACACGTTTTGACAATGATTTAGATTCTGCCACACCTTGGTCAAAATTTTCTAATGTATCGTCAATGAAAGTGTTTAACTCATCTGTAGTCATTGAGTCTGAGAATACCTTCATTACACCGCCGCTAAGACCATATTCAATGTGTTGCCCAGCTGCCTTTGCTGCCTTCGCTAGTGTCTTGCCTGTTGCGATGTAATCTTCCCTAGATTCGACATCCAGTTCAACACGACCACGATAGCCGCCACCTGCTGGCATAGAACTTGTACGAGCTTTATGTTGACGTTCAAATTCTGCATTATAATTTGCGGCACTTAGTGCGTATGGAATAGATGCCTCCGCCACACCTTGTAGATTCCAAGTATGATGACAATGATTGCATTCTTTTTCGCCATCGCTATAAGTTTTAACATCGGCACTGCCGCAAGATGGGCAACTTTCTTCGCTACTTTCATTTAAGTTGCGAGTACCTAATACGGTTGCATTCTTTTTCTCTGCCCATGCATAGGCCGCTTCTGCACTTGCAAAAGTTTTACGCCACATAACTCGCTGATCGCGATTGTTATAAGCATACCCGTATGCTTCGACTGGCTGTGATAATTCAAATAAACGCATAATAAAAAACCCCGACTAATAATTATATTTAGCCAGGGTTAAAGTTAAAACTAATTTTTATTATTTTTGTAAATTAGTATAAGCCTTCATAATGCCTTCGCCGAACTTAGCGTAGTCAAATTTCATAGCAGTTTGAGCAGTTTTAGTAGCTTCGGAAGCTAAAGTAGTAAAAGTATCTACGCCAACTTTAGCAGCTTTCTTTGTGTATTCGCTTTGAGCGTCAACGAAAGAGTTTAGTGCCTCGGCTACTTTCTCGTTTGTGACAAAAGTCTTAACGAATTGTTTCTTAGCACCTTGGATAGTGTCAACGGTATTGTCAATTGTAAACATAGTTTTCTCCTTATAAAGCAAGTTTACTACAACCTCTATTGAGCGTTGTATGTTTCTATTATAACATTATTTATGCTGCTCTGCAACATTTTTAGCAAGAAAAATTAGTGAGTTGATACTAATTCTTATGCAAGTCTATCAAAATTTGTTTCATAACTTCGTTTGGTAAAGTCTCGGTACCTTTAATAATGCGGCAAACGGCATTAAACCAAATTCTACTTTGATCCACAGGATTTCTATCGTGGAATAAATCTACCAAATCCTCGATGCTATCGTATGCTTTAAACTTTTCGGTATAGCTAAAAAACATTTTAAGTTTGATACTATCCCCGACAGGCACGGCATTATTTGCTTTTAATAATGCAACGATAGCAGTTGCACGATCAATTAAATGCCCATTCCAAATAAAAACATCATCTTTAACATGCACCGGTCTGCCACTTAGTTTGCTTACTAACTTGGCTTGATTGATTTCAGTATCCGAGAGTTGTACCATCAAATTCATAATTTATTGTATTATTTTCGATGGTCTGAATAAACTCATCTGGATTCATAGTATAACCATAACCCACATATTTGGCATAACGTGCCAAAAATGCCTTATCGTCAAACTTGTTTATTTTTAAAACTTTATTCTTTGCATCCTCGAGCCCCGGACCATATGCTGTCATGTCGTCGTTGACTGCAACTTGGCAACATGTAAAGTCAAAGTCATTAAATACTGCGGCTAAATTTGGATACCATTTTCGTCTAATAAGTTGAATGGAATTATCTCCAGCACGATAAGTCACGGCATTATCCGAATTAAACTTTTCCCAAATTTCATAACCAAACGCATCTATTAGTCTAGTTTGAATTTGGATAAATTGTTCCTTATCTCTGAACCACACGTCGATGTCGTTAAAGTTGCTTTCGCCTATGGCAATTTGCCTGCCCATGCCGCCGGCAATCCAAGGACCCGAACGTTCTGTGCTATTTTGATAAATCAACTTAATGATATTAGCTAGTGTAACTGGTAGTCTTGGTTTATTTGACGGTTCTGCTGTAAAATCCGAAAATAGTTCTGTTAAATTTTTAAAATTAATAGCCATTCTTTTTACTGTGTCTGTATAGTGAGACGAAGTATGCAAACTGCTTGGGATAATGATCTGGATCGGGTAATGCTTCTCCGAACATTTTCTTTATTTCGTCGTATAAGTCTAACGCTTCTTTATCTGTCATTTTAACATTTCAGCAAACTTAAAGCTAGCGATATTTTTACCTTTGCTTTCGCACATGATATCCGCCCAACTTGCATGAGTAGCAGCCCATTCATTTACCGCAGTGTTCCAATAAAAATCGGAATGAGCTCGCAGTTTTTGTTTCTTATAACCGCTGCCTAGCAAGGCACTCATGTCAGGAAATTGATCAGTAGCGTGCCCCACAAGATAATCTTCTCGACTAGTAGAAAAATGAACAACAGGCCGGATACCACGCCAAGAATCAACCACCCTTGCAATGCGAGTGTCCATGTTGGATATGTATTCTCCGCCACTTTTAATCCAGTGATGATGAACATCAAGGACGATAGGCACCAAATCAGAAATAGTAAGACAATCATCTAAACCCCATGCGTTTTCTTCGTTTTCAATAGTAATAGTATTTCGAGCCTCTGGGCTAAGTTTTTGGTAAGCTGCTCTAATACCTTCGGGTCCACGTTTGCCTGAAATATGAACGTTGATTTTAAAATCCTGAAAAGATTTACCATAGCCCATATAACGAGCCATATCAACATGATACTCAAATTCTTCGATAGAATTTTCTACAATACCTGGATTCTCACTAGCCAAGACAGTAAACTGTCCGGGATGCATACTAAGCCTAACGTCGTTGGATCTGGCTAATTCGCCTACTGCGCCAAAATGTTTTTCTAAATACTCTTTAACGTCTGCACGTTGCCAAAATTGAGAATAATCGTCGTGTGTATAAGCAGGCAAAATATCGCTACTAATACGAATCATTCTAAGCATTGGATCTTGTTCACCGACTTTACCGATTAGCTTGCGAGTAGCTTCGATATTTTGGACCATTAAATCCCATAGCTTTTGTTCTGCTACTTCTCGAGATTGACGTTTGAGCCATGAAATGGTTGTAGTGCCAGTATTATACTGTTTACAATTATCAGTTGGTTTGATCCCGTCGACTTGCCCGGCATGGTCAATCCATTTACATGCAAACCCGATTCGTTTTGTCATACAGTTACATTACCTGTTAGGTTATACATAAAGATTTCTTCTTTTGGAATAAGGTAAACGTTCCAACCTTCGCGTCTATAATTCTTATAAGCTGGTATAGAACCGCCCATTGCTCTATGTGTAATATCTTTTTTTCTAATAGCCGGCACCATAGTTAGTGTTGTTGCGTTTAATTTTAACACTTTAAAAGGAAAAGGTCTATTATTTTGTACAGCTAACACATAGTCGCCTTGGTTAATATGACGCCCCATCATATCTTTGTGGTGCCCATTTGGTTCCACACTAACTACATTTTTGGGAGTAGTTTTCTTTTTTGGTTTCGGTTTTAGGTGTGCTGGTGTGAAAGTAGTTGCCCAATGCGGAGCAAATCCCGACAAGCCATTAAATGGAACTGCTTTTGGTTTTGTGGCCATTATATAATCCTAATATTGTAGAAGATATTAGGATTATACTATACTTTTTATTTTGTGTCAAATACGACTTTTATATATTACTCGAAATTTATTTAATCGATTTTGTTTAATTGTTCCATTAGCGCACGATTTAAAACTAACTGCTCGCTAACTGTGTCCATACTACTTTCACATTCGAAATCATCTGCTTCGAATAAATCTTCTAAATCAAAAAGTATATCGTCGCCTTGTTCGGCGGTGATATCGGAAGCGAGTCTGACATCATAACAATGTGCTTGCGTTTCATCGTCCAAATGATAAACCATAACAACATCGCTGCTGTCTGCTTCTACATCTGCGTTATCGCTTACTGCAAATAGAAACTGTTTAGCTTCTTCGCTAGATAGTTTTCTAGTAATGCAAATTCTGAAATAATGTTCAAACTCATCTGTTATCATAATAGTAATTATTGTTTGCTTTCTAGTTTTTCTTTAGTGCGGCCATATGCAGCGATACCAAGTACGGCACCCATTGCAATGTGATATAATCCGGCACCTTGTAGTGTAATAGGATTCCACTGGCTGCTAACTTGACCACCTTGGATAGCTTGCAATAAACTCCATAAGATTGGGAATAGTACAAAGTCGCAAGTACATGTGCCCATGTAGACCCATCCCATAACAGGACGCCATTTTTTATTAATCCAGTCTGAGCTTTCTTTATCGTGTTGCACTAATACGTCTGCACCTTGCGCAGCATTTGACCCGGCTGCATTACGATCTGGATTGGGTGTGGAATTAAATTGCTGTCCGATTGTAGTATTGCCAGAATAGCTTACCGGCGCAGTATAGTTTGTAGCGGGTTGTGTCCCTGTACTCTTGCTAGCAGTAATCTGCGGCAAGTTTCCTGGATCGACGAAATCTTCTTCATCTAACTTAGGCATAGTATCTCCTTAAATGTATGTTAAAATAATAGTCAATTGACCGGTGTCAATTGACGTAGTTGTTATCTCTGCAACAACTTCTGTGTAAGTGTTTATTTGATAATCAGGTGCAGTAGAATAAGCACCTAACTGTGTAAGTCTAACGTCTTGATTGGATAATAAGGCGTTTATATTTTGGCTAAAACCAACAGTTAGTGTTGTATTGCTATGGCATTGTTCAGTTACAATCGCTCGCACTTCTTTAACAGTACGACCTTGGCTTATAGTGCCGATAGACAATGGATGTATACCTATTTCTGCAAATGTACTTAAGTCGATGTTTATTACCAGTGTTCTAGCATCAACTGCCTCGCTTCGCTCGTTACCAAACGGTTTCCATTGACTACCGTCCCAAATGTAAATAGCCCATTCATTATTTCCTGCGTTGATAACATGTGCTTGGTCGCCTATTAACGGATACAATGCATCTCGTGCAACTAAATCTGCAACAACAGTAGTCTTGCTCGAACGCAAACCCTGTTCGATGTTTAAGCCCAGTGCATAACGACCTGTTTGCCCGCTTATAACTCCGGAACGATCTAGAAAAGTTCCTTGAACATCTCGAATAGTAATAGGACCGCCGTCTGCTCTAGTTAGTCGTAATGAGAATGTAACAGTATTTTCTGCGACAAATAATGGCAAACCACTTACGCTACCCGGCCCTGCAAAGTTATTTCCATTAGCATCTGGACTGATATTTTCTATAGTAATGCTGCCACCTGCTGTATGCAAAACAGACAGCATTGTTCCGTCGACTGCTGAAGCGATAATGTCTGGAATTCCTGCATTGTTGATCTCTACTACCATGTCGTTTACGTCTGCAACAGTTGGATCACCATATGCCGCACTACCGCTAACAGTAGTTGCAAAACTAATAACAGTGCCATTAATGCTTGCACTAAACGGACTATAACCTGCAACAATACCATATGCAGTTTGTATACCTTCTGCTCCAGATAATGCTTGTGTGGCAGCGCCGACTTTACTTGCAGTTATTTTGTGAAAGTAAGTATCTGCATTTATAACTGTAATAATTTCGTCTAAACTAACTGTAGCACCGTTGCTACCTGTTAGTGTCATAGACTTGCGATTAAATTCTATAACTTCGCCTTCTTGTGCTTCTGGATTTATTCCTGTGCCGGTTGTTATACTTGGTATAGCATAATCTATCTTCATGTAAATAGGTCGACGACTTGCATCGTTAGTTGTTAAGTCGCCAGAACCATCTATGCTTGGATAAATGTAATCTCCTACTATTCCGGGTAAGTTAGGAACAAAGTCGATGATACCGTTTGCGGGACGCAAAATAAACTGATGCGGACCGGGTCCTGGATAAACAACCGTGCCGATAAATTTGTCAACATTGTTGTTATCGCTTAGGACAAATTCTTCATTTTCGATACAAATAGCATCGCCTTGTTCGAAGTTGTTATTTGGCTTTTCTAATACATAGTTGATTAGGGGGTTTAAGTATTGGAATCTACTAAAAACGTTATCGGCAAAATCTGCTGCTGCTTCACCTGGTACCGGGTCTAGCATAGGATATCCAACTTCGTTGATTTGGAAGAAAATAACAGCACCCGGTGTATTAAATAAACCAAAACCGGTTGGATCACGGAATGTATTATAACGTAACCTATCTTCTACAATGGCAACAATTTCGCTGTCAGATTTACTTAAGATGCTCATGATTTGGCAAACTTTGCCATCTTGTGCTCCGCCTACAAAATCACCGACTTCTATGTCTTGTGCGTTGAATCTAAATGGAGTACGAGTCAAATGACTTCCGTGCAATCGTTCGTTTACTGTAAACGTAACTTGCCAGCGATAGTACTGCGGGTTAGGACCTCCAGACCAATATGGATCATCTTCGCCGTTGGCATATGGCCAAAGGCTCAAACTAATAAAAGAAGTGGCAGTTCCCGATAAAACTTTACTAGGTTTGTTAAGTCCAATAAAGTTTGTTTTCCATGCTTGAATACTCATTCTTATCCTTTATACTGCACTCAAAATAAACTGAATAATACAGTGTGTAGTTTGTCCTACCGCTGCACTTGCACCGGTCGCTGCTTTAGTTAAACCTAATGTCATAGTGCTCGAGTTCGAATCAAATGCATCAAACGCAGTCGGGCTTCCGCTTGTGCCACCTGCTAATAATGTACGTGTTGGAAAGTCGCTTGCTAATGCACGAGTTACATACACGTTGTTAGTGCGTTGGTAACCATATACTTGTATGCCCAACGGTGTACTTGTGCTGCCTGTAAATGTAAATGTTACAGTAGCAGTTGTGCTAGTAGCAGTTGCAATAACCGCACTGATATTTCCGTCTAATATGCTTACTGAGCTTAAGTTACCGCTGGCATCATACTCTACTCTTGCAGTTGCTTTGTAAATAGAACTAGAGCCGCCACCTCCAGAACTTGCAACAGTTCCCGGAGCCCATGTGTTCCCGTTCCATACTAGAGCTTGCCCCGTAGTAGGAGTAACGTTTGCAACGTCTGCTAGCGCCATTAGGTTACTTTGTGCTAATCTATTGTCGAATCTATTGTTAGTAAAATATAAGTTATTGGCACCTTCTGGTACTTGATCGGTGTTAGCATTTAAGCTAATGGCGCCAGTACTTGCATTATAACTAATACCTGCACCTGCACTTAAAGAAGACCTTGCTCTGGCGTTGGTGAAATATTGATTAGTTCCTTCGGCTATGTCGCTCGAAGTAACTCCGTTTAATGCAGTAGTAACGCTTACGTTTCCGCTAGAATCAAATGTTGCTAATCCAGTTACTTTACCTGTTAATGCAATATTATGCGGGGCAACACCGTCGGCACCGGCCGGTCCTGTTAAACCTTGCGGTCCTTGGATACCTTGTGCACCGGCAGCGCCAGTCGCCCCTGTTAAACCTTGTGGACCTTGTGCGCCTGTATCTCCTATGTCTCCTTTTGGACCAGCTACGCCCTGGGGACCTTGCGGGCCTACTGTGCTGCCGGCGTTGATAGTTGATCCGTTGCTTAACGATAATACTAATTGACCCGAACCATTTACGGCTGCGCCAGTAATACTAATACCTTGTGTGCCAGTCGCGCCTTGCGGACCTTGGGCGCCAGTTGCTCCTTGAACCCCTGCTGCGCCTTTAACTAAACCAGCATTAACAATAGCACCGTCTGTTTTTGTTAAAATTAAATTGCCCGAGCTGTCTACTACTGCATTTGCAAACCCAATACCAGTTGCACCCGTTGCACCTTGTGGGCCAGTTGCGCCAGCACCACCCTGAACATATCCAGCATCTATGGTGCTGCCATTACTTAAAGTAATAATCAAACGACCATTAACATTCACTGCGGCATTGCTAATAGCAGTTGCGCCGCCAGTTGCATCGTTATCGGCAGCATACCAATAACTACCATTAAAAGTTAAAACTTGTCCAGTTAATGCTTCTGTTACTGCAACATCGGTTAGCCCGTCTAGTGTTAATATAGGATCCGGAATATTACTTATAGCAGTATCGACATATCCTTTGGTAGCCGCATGTAGCGGAGCAGTGGGATTTCCTGGCAGTGTAATAGGACCTGTTACAATACCACCCGTTGTGTTCATCTTACCCTGTAATGCAGCTAATAATGTAGATGCAAAATTAGGGTCGTTGTTAATCGCATCGCCTAATTCCTTAAGCGTATCTAGAATCTGAGGCGCACCACTTAAAAGTTGCTGCACTTCGGATTCGATATATTGTTTAACTTTTTCTTCATTAATCGGCTGTTCTTCGCCGCCTAATCCATCTACATAAATTGCCATATATTATATACTCAACATTACTTTGGTAATATCACCTATTGATGATGTATCAGTTAAATAACTGCGAATTTTTCTAAACCTAACTAAAACAAAATTACCTCTAAACATAAACGCTTCGTTTCCTGTTTTAGGAGTAGAGTATTGTTTATACGGCGTGCTTGGTAATATCCAAACAGGAAACCAATCTGCTTCGGTTGGGTTAATATCCAACGTAGCTTCGATTTGGACCCTGCCTAGAAATTGGTTAAATTGAACCGCAATCGTATGAAAACCTTCTCTGTAACCATAATAACCGTCTCCTCGTGCAGGATTGCTTAGTTGATCGATTTCACCGTTACCTACCATTAAGGTAATGGTGCTCATATTAGTTGCCATCGCTTAATACCTCTACAACAACATTGTCGCCTACTAATTCTTGGGCAACTTGCTCTAATGCGGCTTGAACGTCAGGACCTGCAATACTAGAAACTTCTGCGTTGCTATCTTTGACGATTTTGCTAAATTTGATTATTACTATGTCTTCTACTATCTTTGCCATTATTCGGCCTCCGTTTAGTAATATTTAGCCAAAACGAAAGGCGCAGGTTGAATTGCGCCTTTGGTAAATGATTACTTTTATTCGTGCATTAAGCTGTCTAAAAGTACGATTTCTTCTATTTTTTGAATTTGATTATTATACCTTAGTTGAAACATCATTAAGTCATCTACATCATTTAGATAAACTGCTATAGTGTAACCTATAAACCGGATATTTTTTTGAGTCTTAAACATCTTGTCGAGACAAGAATTTACGTCCCAATCCATTCCGGAATTTTCTAAATATTCTTGTAAGTCTTTATAACGAGCCAATCTCAATTCATAATCATGCTTGAATGTAATTTTAAATTTAAATCGTTTAATGAATAAATTAGGACGTACAATAACTTTTCTATGATTGTCGATTAAATCAGCATGTTTATCGTTTGATGGATGTTCTAATTCTATAACCCTAGTGCTGCAAGCTACTAAAACATTTTCGATAGTATCTAAATCATTAGTAAAGACACTTATTTTATTACACTCATGTCTTAACCTATAATCGACTCCTTCGGGGATAGCACGTTTAATTTTGTAAAGAAGCGCGTTGATTAAGTCGCGACGATTTTCCCAAGAATCATAACGATGTGCCCAGTAGCTTGCAGTTGGAATATTTCGCTTGACTAATTTAGTCTTGTCGATTTCCAAAGTAATCTTTGTGCGATATTTTTGATAATACACCTTCTGGGTATATTTTACTTTACACCCGGGAGGTATGATTTCGTTATTTAAGTTCATAGTCTGTACCGTTATGAGTAACGACTAGACTTGTATTTGTAATGTTCTCAAAAACAATTTTCTTACTAAGCGGCTTTTTAATCTTTTCTGCGATTAGTCGCTTCATTGGTCTAGCACCCATCTTTTCGTCGAAGCCATCTTCGACCAATTTATTTAGTGCAGAGTCTTCTACATTAATAGTAATGTTTTTCTCTACTAACAAATCGTTAAGTTCTTTAACAAACTTGAGAGCGATTGGTTTGACTTGTTCTTTAGACAATCGATTGAATTCGACAATAGCATCCAATCGATTGCGGAACTCAGGCGTAAAGTGTCTATTCACAGCATCTTTACTTGCGCTGCTATTCGGGCTATTATCGAAACCAATTCGACTACGTTCTCCGTCTCTTGCTCCTAAGTTACTGGTTAGGATGATAATTGCATTACGGGCACTAACGGTTTTGCCATTACTGCTGGTTAGCATACCATTGTCCATTACCCCTAACAAAATGTTAAGAACATCTGGGTGGGCTTTTTCGACTTCGTCTAGTAACAAAATAGCACTAGGGTTTTCTTCTAAGTCATTAATTAACTTACCGCCGCCTGCTCCACCTTCACCGTAACCAACATAACCTGGAGGAGCACCGATCAAACTGGCTACTTTATGACTTTCCATATACTCGCTCATGTCATATCGCAACAATGACATGCCGAGACAATTGGCCAATTGCTGAGCCAGTTCTGTTTTACCTACACCAGTCGGTCCCACAAACAAATAGTTACCCATTGTTTTATTAAGTTCTTTCAAACCAGCTTTGGCAATATAAACGCTGTCGAGCAGTTTATCTACAGCTTGATCTTGTCCGAATACTTTCTTCTTAATAGAAGTTTCATAATCAAAATCAGTAGCTTCGTGCTTGGTATTCATTTGTTCCATTGGCACTTTAGCTTGCTTGCTGATTTCTAACTTGATATCATCCAGAGTTAGGAATTTATCGCGCCCACTTACTTTCAACAATGCCATAGCGCTGTCTAGAATGTCGATTGCTTTGTCGGGTAAAAACTTATCATGCATATGCTTGACACTCAATTCTACTACAGCGTCAATAGCTTCTGATTGTACTTCAATTTCATGATACTTTTCATACTCGGGCATAATTGCATGCAACATTGTTTTGCACGATTCTGCGTCCATTTCTTGTACGTCTAGTTTAGTAAAGCGACGAGCCAATGCACGTTCTGGTTCGATTGTTTCGCGATATTCTTCCCATGTGGTAGAACCGATGATTTGGATACGTCCACGAGTAAGAGCAGGCTTGATTAAGTTAGCCATGTCGGTGTTGCTGGACCCAGCGGCACCTGCACCTACAATAGTGTGAATTTCGTCAATGAACAAAATAGCATTAGGACGATCTTCTAATACGTCGATAACTTGCTTTACACGTTCCTCAAAGTCACCTCGATATTTTGTACCAGCCATCAACGCGCCCATATCCAGACTATAAATGATGCTGTTTTCCAATGTGCTTGGTACTTGCTTTTCTACGATACGTCGAGCGAGACCTTCGACAATATGTGTTTTACCTACACCTGGATCGCCTACTAAGATTGCATTACGCTTTTTGCGACGAGCAAGAATTTGACTCAATACGCCGACTTCTTCATTGCGACCAATAAGAGGATCGATTCGTTCTGCGGTAGCTTCTTCGTTTAAGTTAACACAATATTCGTCGAGTAGTTTTTCTGTGCCTTTTTTGCCTTTTGCAGACGACTTGGCTGTGGTAGTTTTAGTGATAGCATCTAAGAACGAATCTTTTGTAATGCCATGATGTGCCAGATAAAAACATGCATGACTATTCTTTTCACTTAGAATACTTAACAACATGTCTTGTGGTGCGATGCCAGCACGACCGTGGAACAATGCTTGCGTAAATGCGCGATTAAATGCACGCTCCAGGCTTTGAGTTTTGCGTGGCTTAGTCAATCCGCTTACTACGAGATAATCTTGGCTGCTTAGAAAATTTAAGATATCTTCTAACACTGGCTGACTATTAATGCCCATATTGGTAAAATAGTCTTGGATTTCTTTGTTTTCGAGTAAAACTAAAGTGAGGTGTTCTAGTGTAACGTACTCGTGTTCTTTGTGTAGTGCAAAACGAAATGCTCGTTCCAAAATGTCATTAATTGCGCTATTGTCTTCCATTGCCATTCGATACTTCCTTTTCAAATTTACTGGCCTAGTAAAAACTAGTTGTAGTGCAATAATACATGTTTATTGCAGTTCTGTCAATAAAAACCTAACCAATTTCTTGGAGGATTTACTTTAATCGGGTCTCTTTTACATTTTTCAATTTGGCTAGATAGTAAAACTTTAGTAGAAGGATCGCCATTTTTAATTCCTTCTGCAATAACCAAAAGGCACGCGGCTTCGGCAGCATTTTGGCTAGCTGCCAGACGATTGGTAAGTTCTAAATATTGGGAATAGTTTGCATCGTAGGTTGCGCACCCAGATAGCAATAAGCCGGCAAATATTATTTTGAGTTTGCTCGGTCGAAGATTTCTTTTTGTTTCGTGTACCATTCATTCCATCCATCTACTTTATTAGAGCATTGGTGATATAATGCATAGTTTTGAATAACTACTTTTAGAAATTCTGTTATTTCGCTTTGATTTGGCTGCACTTGCATAAGTGATTGACATTTTTCCGTTAATGCAGGAGCAACTTGCGGAAATTGTTGTTTTACTGGAACTGGTGTAGAACATGCAACTAGGAATAATGTCGAGACTAGTAATAGTTTTTTCATTGAGGTGCACCTGCTGCTTTGTTATGTTCGTCGATGATTACTTTTGGTACAGGGCAATATTCAATATACTTAACAACTTCTTCACGTTGCTTGATTACTTTATCGACATATTCGATTTGTGTTTTTGTTCGTTCTTTAACGATTCTGTCTTTGTATACAATTTTTTCTTGTATGACAATAGTTTCTTTCTTGCCTTGCTCTTGTGCTACTGCTAATTTTTGTTCTAATTGAGTGACACGATTTTGCCATTTTTCTTCGTTGGCGACTACACCAAAAAAGTAAGTGCCGATAATAATACCAATTACGCCACATACTCTTAGCGGCAATTTGTATTGTTTAACAAACGGAATTGCACTTAAAAAATAAGAAGCGATTACTGCTACAATACCCGACCATAATACCATAGTCCAAAACCAATTTGGTATTAGGTCTATCATCCATATTAATTGACTCATGATTTATACCTAAATGTTATACGACCTTTAGTTAGATCGTATGTGCTTAGTTCAACTTCTACTAAGTCGTTGTTTAATATGTTTATGTTATGTTTTCTGATTTTACCTGAGATAGTTGCGAGAATAACCTTTTTGATATCTGCTAACTCTACTCTAAATGTTGCGTTTGGTAAACATTCGACCACTCGCCCTTTAATTTTAATTAAGTCTTCTTTACTCATCAATATTTCATTAAAAATTTTAAACGAGTTTTAATTGATTCCTGTACCGGATCGACTAAACTTGGTTCGACTTCATTAGTAGTTTCTTCTTCATTAGAATCTACTTCTTGTGCATGCTGTTCTGCATAAAGTGCAGGATCTGTAATAACTGATTGATTAAAAGACTCTTGGTCAAATGGAATGTAACTATCCGTGCTCATGGTTTTAAATTTCCATTCTTCGATACCCGTTAGTTTGGTGCAGTCGTTTAATATACCGTTTATAACTTCAAACGCTTTTTCATCGCGTTTCATTTCTACATAAATTAAATATCTACCTTTGGTATCGGTTGCCGGGCTAACTTCTACATCGGCATATTTGTGTATGCTATTTTCTATGAATCGTGCCAAATCGTGCGCAGGGGTTCTATCGCCCGCTGCAATACTTAAAACAATATAGTCTTTATCTTCGCCTAATTTTGTTTTGTGCATGTCGATTAGGACAGTGTCGTCGACTAACCACTTAAGGTCATTTTCGCTTAAATGTTCATTAAGCTTCTGGGTTGAGTTCATCTGCTGCATTACCTTTTGCTGCTTGTTCATCGGTTAAGTTTTCGTCATAAGCGTCTGTTACTGCATCCATGTCGATAGACGCAGAA